GCGATATTCCAAATAAGGGTACGAAACAATATGGATCAAGTAAGAACTTTGATTATGACAGATTTTGGAATTGGGCTGAGAAGATGAGTGAGAAGAATGTTGTCTTAGTTAGTGAACATGAAGCTCCTTCTGGATGGGAATGTATTTGGCAACAGGAAGTGAAGAGAACGATTGACAATACAAAGCGAGTTAAAGCAGTAGAAAAGTTATTTGAAATAAGAGAATAAATACTCGGAGGTGTTTATTGTATGGCTGAATTAATTGGAAGAGAAATAAAAATTGGTGACAAAGAAGGTGAAATAACCAATGTGTTAGGTATTGGCTATGAAATAACTTTCTTTGATATTAATCTCGGTAAGACATTTATTGATTCAAGAGATATTTATGATTATTTGATTTAGCAAGAAATTTTGGTTTCTTGGCTTGTCACGAAGACTATACAATATTCAGGACAAAGGTGATTGATTATGAGAATTGAAGTAAGAGAGTATATTGAACCAGAACCCATAAATGAAGACATCATAAATGCTATAAATACAGTTAAAGAGTATTGTAGAACACATGAAGAATATGAAGATTGTAGAAGATGTGTTCTTGGAGACGGTATTCATAATTGCGGATGTAGCAGTCCTTATTTATGGAACATTAGAAAGAAGTAACAGAGAATATAACAATATAAATACAATTAAGGAAAGGATAAGCGTTCACATGTGAGTAAAGCTGCGCAGCTACTATTGGTGAACAAATTTGAGTAGTACAAATAGAAGTAATGCAAGAAATGAACATATTGCAGATTATTATGTCACTCCTATTAGTGATATTGAATTATTCTTAAAATCATTTCAAAAAGTTGTTCCTTTAAACTGGAACAATTCTATTATCGTTGATCCAACTTCAGGAGGTAATCCCAAAACAGATAAAGATGCATATCACCCTATGAGTTATCCAACAGCTATTAAGAATATTTATGGGGATTGTGAAATACATACATATGATTTACGAGAAGATAGCTTTGCTGAAAATAAGTGTGATTATTTAAATGAAAAGTTATCTTACAAACCTAATATCATTATTACAAATCCACCGTTTGCTATTGCAACGGATATTATAGAAAAAGCGTTGCAGGATGTAGACGATGATGGATATGTGATTATGTTGCTTCGACTTAATTTTTTTGGTAGTCAATCAAGAGAATGGTTCTTTGAAAAATATATGCCTGAATGGGCTTTTGTACATCATATCAGAATTGGTTTTACAGATAAGAAAGATAAAGATGGATATACGATTTTTGATAAAGATGGAGTACCTAAACGTGGTAGTACAGACTCTATTGAATATATGCACGCTGTTTGGCACAAGAGTAATTTAAAACCTGAGTATACAAAACTTGTATTGATTTAGGAGGGTGTATATGAAATACAAAGTTAATATAGAAGAATTATTAAGTAGAATTGTAGAGGTAGAAGCTGATAATGAAGAAGATGCAGAGAATAAAGTAAGAGCAATGTACAACAATGAAGAAATTGTGCTTAATGCTGATGATTTATCGAGCGTTGAGCTATTTGTACAGTAAATTAAAAATCTCAACCTCTGAAAGCCTTGATTTTAGGGCATTTCAGAGGTTGAAAAATCACATGGAAACCACGTTTCCTTCGAGGAGGTGATTGATTGGATACATCGTGTGAAACTTGTAAATGTAATACCTGTAAGATGAATGAAAATGGCGGTATTTATGGTTGGTGTTTTGATTGTGAAGATTGCAAAGAGCAAAGTCTGTACTGTGAAGATTGTTCAATGTATGAATATGACAAATACAGACTGAGTAATTAGGAGAATAACAGTATGAATGAGAGACAGAAAAAGAAATTCGTTAAGAAGAATATGACGGAACTAAGGAAGATACATCCAAGTGAAGGTGATATTGTAGTTCTTCAGTGGAATCCAGATAGCGAATATATAGATTTTGACACCATTGTTGAGTTTTATAAAGCTTGGGAGAATGCAGGAATTTTTGATAAATGCGGAGTTGCTATTGTCCCATGTGATTTTAAGATTTTCAATAAGGAAGAAGCTCAGATATTTATTGATAAGTTACAGAGTATTGTAGATCAGATGGAGGAATAAATGAATATACAAACAATTGAAGGTTTAGGTTATAAAATCCTCATAACTGAGTATATCACTAAAGATGTTCAAAGAAGAACTCACAAGAAAAAGCGTATTAACAAGAAATGGTTAAAAAGATACGGCATGAAAATTGTACCAGATAACACGAAAATACTTCTAGTGAATAATACACTTATGATGACAAGAAAATGTTATGAAAAACTAAGAAAATTCACAGATAAAGATGCTGATAATATGGAAAAATTTTTGAAAGAAGCTACTAAGAAGCAATCTCAATAAAGAAGCATTTCTTTAGGAAGGAGAACAATAAATGGAGACATTTTCAATAGTAGATAAGATAAATGTAGATAAGTTGAATACGAAAATTGCAGAATTTGTATATAAAGAAGGGCATGAACCATATATATTTGCAAATAAAGAGACACTTGATGCATTAGTTAAACCAATTGAGCAGGCTGAAATGTTTGCAAATTCTTGGGGAATTGGACTTATAAGTTCATATAAGGGCTGCCTCACTGGTATGTATCGTGGAAATAAAATGTTCAGAGATGATACATTAAAATTCGGTGAAATCGAGCTGAGATAAGAGAATATATACATAGAAAATAGAAAGAGAGGTACTGGAATGGCAGAAAGAGCATTAGCACATGTAGAAAAGATTGAGTGGATCAGACCAATTGAAGGAGCTGATAATATTGAACTCATTGGAGTTTTAGGGTGGGTTTGTATCGCCAAGAGGAGTGAGTTTAATGTAGGGGATATGGCTGTTTATATTGAAATTGACAGCAAGTGCCCTGAAACAGATGAGAGATTTGCATTTTTAGCAAATAAGAAATTCAAAGTTAAGACTATGAAACTTGGCAAGTTCAAGGTAATTAGCCAGGGATTAGCCTTACCATTATCACTTTTCCCAGAGTTACAGGATAAAAATATTGGTGATGATGTTACAGAAGTTTTGAAGATTACATATGCTTCTGAAGAGGATGCTGCAAGAAAGACCAATAAGGTTGATCCAAATGCTAAATATAATTCAATGGCAAAGCGTAGACCAAAGTTATTCGCTAACCCAATTATAAGAAGGATCATGAGATACAGCATTGGTCGTAAGATTATGTTTTTATTGTTTGGTCGCAAGAAAGATAATCCAAAGAAGTTCCCAGATTGGATTGTCAAAACAGATGAGACGAGAATTGAGAATGCACCATTTTATCTTCAGAGTACCGAAAAGTGGATTAAGACTGAGAAATGCGATGGTACAAGCTGCACATTTGCAGTTGATAGATTAAAGAAGGGCAAGAACAAATTTGATTTTATTGTATGCAGTAGAAATGTAAGACAAGCTGATAGAGAGCAGGCTTGTTATCACGAGTCAAATATTTATTGGGAATTGGCTGATAAATATGATATTGAAAAGATTCTTACACAGTTTGCAACAGAGAATGGTTATAACAGAGTTGTGTTACAAGGTGAAGGAGTTGGCTCGGTTCAGGGCAATCCATATAAATTTACGGAGAATAAGTTATTTATATTCAATCTGATTATTGATGGTGCAAGACTTGGAACTGTAGAAATGTCTGATTTCTGTAAGAGTCATGGATTAACAAGTGTTCCAATTATTGATACGGCTTATGAGTTACCTAAGACTATGGAAGAGATGAAACTTGAAGCTGATGGATATAGTGAATTAAATCCAAAGGTTAAGAGAGAGGGTTTTGTATATCGCAGTATTGATGGGCAGCAGAGTTTTAAAAATGTAAGTCGTGAGTATTTATTAAAGCATAACGGATAGGAGTTATTTATGAATAAACCTACACTATGGATCATGTGTGGCTTGAGTGGTAGTGGCAAGTCAACCATTGCCACTCAGATTGCCAATGAGAATCCAAACACAATAATTGTATCATCAGATGCAATTCGTGAAGAATTGACAGGTAATTGCGAAGACCAAGAACATAATGAAGAAGTGTTTAAAATTTTTCACAATAAAATCCGCAAGAATTTGGAGAATAAAAAGAATGTAATTGCTGATGCAACTAATCTGACTATGAAATCTCGTAGAGCAATTATAATGAAAGTAAATGGATTGGACATCAGAAAAGTATGCGTAATTATCCCTAAACCATTTGAACAGTGCAAAGAAGATAATTTACATAGAGAACATCCTGTACCTGATTTCGTGTTGGATAAGCAGATTAGAAAATTTCAGATTCCATTCATGGAAGAGGGCTATGCAGAGATTAAAATTGCATCTGGGTTTCAGCATAGACCATTTAATTTATTAAGAAAAATGGAAGGTTTTGATCAGAAAAATCCACATCACAATATGGATTTATATCATCATTGTAAGAATACCCAATGTCTTATGTATAACAAGGGCTATGAGTTTCCTTGGACATTTGGAGCATTAGTACATGATTGCGGGAAATTATTTACACAGTCATTCGATGAAAAAGGTATTGCTCATTATTACGACCACAATGCTTATGGTTCATATATAATTTTAACGACTAAACCATACGATAGTGCTACTTTAAATATTTGTTTTCTTATTAATTATCATATGATGCCTTTTGATTGGGACACTGATAAAGCAAAGCAGCGTTGGAAAGAAAGATTTGGAGAATATAAGTATAAGATGCTTTTAGATTTCAATGAATGTGATAAAGCGAGGTAAGTGTATGTGTAATCGTTGTGATTATGACTCATCTGACAATCAGATATATGTAGATCCATTAACAAATGAACATTACTTAGACATTGAAACTTCTGAATGGGATGAATATGATGATGAATTTGTTCATCAGAAAGAATATATTGCGTATTGTCCTTGGTGTGGAAGAAAATTAGGAGAATAAAGATATGAAGATAGAATTAATTAGATTAAAATTTGACGACACTCATTCGTACAAGTATAAGCCATTTAAGTATTGTTGTGATGAAATTCAGAATGATAAAGCTATTGTATTTACAGGTGAGGATTTGGTTCATAGTAACGATTGTTGGGATGCTGAAAGATATATTCCTCAGCTCTGCACTTCTTATACAGAAGTCATTATGTCCTATGAGGATGAATGGGAACAAACAGACAATTATCCAATTCAGTTCTGTCCTCATTGTGGCGAAAAGATTGAGATTTCAGTTGTAGAGGAGATTGATGTATCGGATAAATACAATGAATTATCTAAGCAGCGTGATGAATTGTGGAAGAAGTGTCAGAAAACAGATAGTAAGAAGAAAGAATCTGAACTTAGAGAACAGGTTAGAAAGCTTGATAAGCAGATTGATAGTTTCTATTGGTTGGATGAGTGGAAAGGAGAATATTAGAATGATACAGAAACAGAAACGAGTTCAGTTATTCGAGAATGAAGATGTCGTTTTAGAGCAGCGTGGCAACAGATATTATTTATCTCTGTACGATGATAAAGGAAATTTCCAGAGAGAAGTAACTATTGATGTAAAGGATGACTATAAAGTTGGGCTTGGGAATTGTAAGTAAAGGAGATTGTTTATGAAAACATTTATGATTATTTTATTTGTGTTTATATCTGTGGTGTGGCTATTGTGGCTAATTGGATTTCCAATTTATAAAGATTGTATTAAGAAAGAGCCATTATGTGGTTCGTGTTATGCGTTAGTTCTTTGTTGCATAGCACTTATTATGAATTTAATTAATCTATATTTAAAGCTTATTAAGTAATAGTAAATTCAGGTTTCTTTTAGACGCAAAGAGAGAATATATAAACAAGGATTTTTGTAATTAGGAAAGATAAAAGAGGTGAACGATTAATGTCTTTAACATATAAAAATGACACGTACAACTATAATGGCGAATATGAAATGGGTTCATTAAATAAGTTTGCACAAGCAGAAAGAAGATTGTCAGCAAAGAAACAAGCATTGGATGATATGAAGAATGAATATAACCTTATTGAACAACAAGCATTTCGCATTTATAAAGAGAATATTCAGTATATGCTACTTGATCAGCCATCTACTATTAAAACGTGTAGAGAATGGTTAAATATGTTATCAAAGAATCAGGATGCAGATGGTAATAAGCTTGATAAGAGAAAGAAGTATAAAGAAAAGGAAATGTATGATTGGTATATTGATTATATTAAAAAGCTTCTTGATATTGAGTATATGAACAATATTAAATTCATTGATTTTAATTTTGGTCAAGCTACTAATATTCAGTTTGAATATAAATAGCATAATTGGTGTTTAGAAATTCCTCATATTAAAGCTATCAAATTAGATGCATATAAGAATTATGGTGGCAGTGTATTTAAACTTGCTTTAGTACACAATGATACAGAATATCGTTGGTCGCAGTTTGGATCTACATATGAAGAAGATGAATTAAAAGATATTATGACACAAGGTATTGAGGAATATTGTAATTAGTTATTTCATAAGAAAGCAACATATCCTTGGATTATAGAGAAGAGGTGATTAAGTGTTAGTACCTGCAATTTTATATAAAGAACAGATTGAGAAAGAATTTCAGAAATATTACTATACAACAGATATGATGTACGAGACTGGCTGTATGTGTAATTGGAGTCCTGAAATTGCAAAATGTCCAAATGAAAGTCAATTCCAATATGCAATAGTTGATAAGAACGAAAAACTCATTGGCTATTTAGGATATTCCGTTGATTGGTATGCATCTAAAGCGTATAACTTTGGATTATTCTCATTTGACAGAGGAAATATCTTGGTTGGTAGGGACGTATTCGATAAATTAGAAGAACTGATTAAAACATTACATAGAGTTGAATGGAGAGCTGTTGGTGGCAATCCTGCTTGTAGAGGTTATGATAACTTTATTAAAAGACATAATGGGACAAAACATATTTTAAAAGATTCAATTAAGGATAAGAATGGTAAATATCACGATGATTTTATTTATGAGATTTTGAGTTAAGAATAATAGATTGGAGGTGTAAATATGTATCGAGAATTAAAAGGTAATGAAAAATTTTCAGATAAATACACAACATGGATTATAGCATATTGTTTAGATACAGATTCATTTTTTGCAACGAATCAAAGACATTTCTTTTGGGAATATAATGATGAATTCCAATGCGAAAATGATGCTGTGAATTATTTCAGAAACCATTTGGACGAATTTAGAAATGCTAGGAAAGAAATATTGAGTCATTGTGGTGGATGGAGCATTGATAAGGATTTGTTTTTAGAAAATACGAAAGAAAGGTTTTCAAATGCAAATAGGAGAATAATATCATGAAGTTGATTAACAAATATGCAAATTCAAGATATTCAAAAATGAATGAATATTATTGTGGAATCACAACAGAATTGGACAAGCTTGCTGGACTTGATCCTAATGGACACTGGAAGCATTATGTGCTTTGTGATTATGAGGATGGTTGTTTGCCTATCAGAATTCCAGGTGGAACACTTGGAAGTATTGAATATGACGAGAATAGTGTTATTACTAAAATTCATGTTTGTACTGATTATGTTGTAAAAACTTATCCTGATGATATAAATGAACAGCTTCAGAAATTCGCTGGTCAGAAGATAGAAATGGGAGAATAACTATATGAGAACAGAGAATATAAAAGTAACATTTAAAATTCCAATTCCAGTTGATAAACCTGATTTGAACGGTTTCATATATTCCAAAGAAGCAATTAGAAATGCTTATAAAAATATAAAGAATATTCCGATTGAGATACCAAACAATGATGGCGAGTTTCTTCCTATTGGAGTAGCACAGGAAGTTGAGTTAATTGAAGACGAAGATAGTATGTACGTCACAGGCGTTGGTCTTATCTGGCATGGTGGCACAGAAGAAAGCGTTGAAATTAAGGATGGTAAGGTGACTAGCTTTAAAGTAAATGGCATTGGAATTGCAAAAGAGTAGGAGATAAAAAATATGGATAATTTAACACGTAGAGAAGAAGTAAATCTTCATGAAGCAATTCAGAAATCTTTTCCTAAAATTCTTATCAAGGATCTGACAGAACATGAAAGAATCTGTCCTGTATGTAATGGTCTTGGAATGAGAATTAAAGATAATATTTATGGAATCAAAGGTGATAATTCTGAAGTTGGCAGAAAATATCATTTTCCATACAAGCATCAATCACTTTCATTCTGCCAGAGTTGTTATAACGGAGTGCAGCGATTGTGTCCTTATTGCGGAGAGCCTTATAAGAATCAGGGATATATGCATTGTGATTGTGAAGGACAGAAGAAAGCTGACGAAGAAGAGAGAATAAAGAAGTGGAATGAGAAAGTAGCAAATGCAGTAGCTGTTGATGAAAAAGATGTAGATACAATGCTGTACTGTGAAGAGTTTGACGAGTATTACGATACTGTTGATGATTTCTTTGACGATTATTTTGGGCGTTATACAGATGAAAAATTTAATAATGATGGCAGACCTGAGAGATTATGGGTGTGCAGCGTGGAGAAGATTCATATTGATGCTGATAATGTAGTTGACAATGCTTGCGAAGAGTTACATGAAGATGCTTATAAACAGTGTGATATTGGTGGTCTGCAAAATTTGTTAGATACCTGGTGTAAAGATCAGACAGGAGCTACTACATATTATCCATGTTATAAGCAGTATGTAGAAATTAATTGGAGTGAATATTCTGAGGAATAACAGAGAATAAATATTTGTGAGGTAGTATTTAAAATGGGTTATTGTTTTAATTTATATACACCAGATATGAAAGAACAGGATAGTGGAAAATTTGTAGCTTGTGAGAGATTATTGTTTTCTAATGATGCACCATTTACTGTTAATACAATTGGATATTACGAACAGTATATCGGTGGTAAATGTTTGGATATTTATAACAGTGTTTGTATTTTAAATGAGCAACAATGTGAAATTGCAGATGAATATATAGGAACGACATTCTTTACAGATTTTATTAAAAAACATGACTGTAATGGAATGTTCATACAGATAACATGAAAGATTCGTTTCTTTTGAAAATTTTTACAGATAGGAGTGATATAAACGAGAGTTTATAAAGATAAGCAGTATCTCATTTTCGATTATGAAGATGGTCGTACTGTAAAATATGATTTCGCAACAAAGACTGCTATTGGAATTAAAGGTAAACCAGTAAAAAATCTATGTAGTCAACTAAGTGGTTTTACTTTAAATGAGTTATTTGATTGTTGTGATGATGAAAAATATGCAAAGTTTTTGCGATTTGTAAAGAGAGAAGAGTCTGATTATTATCCAATATATAATATAGGAACAATTCTAAATCGTGTACCACGATATTCAAACTATGAACAGTTGTTTTCAGCAGGAATAGATGAGATTTTAGATAGTAGGAACAAATTCAAATATACAATTAATCAAATTCCCAAAGCGTTAATTAAATTATGTAAAAACAGAGAAATAAAATTATCTAATAGCATTCTTGAATGTTATAAGAAGAATCCTGATGCTCATTTAATCGCATATAAGTTGGAATATATGAGCTTGACAGATGATGATATTTACAAAATTTGGTCAACAGATAATTATGACTACGATTATGATACATATGAACGGCATTATTGGTCTTATTTTAATAAATTGATTGAAGAGTATGGATATACTGCAAAACCACTTTTATTATATATTGACCAGTTAAAAACATTTGAAGCATTAGAAGATGTTAGATTTGTGATTAAAGAACTATATGACTATGCAAATATGATGAAATCTATTAGTCCTAAATTTGACAAGTATCCAAGACATTTTTTAACTACCCATAAGATTGCTTGTAGAAATTACAATCGAATGAAGAAAGAGTTCTCAGAAGAGTTGTTTAAAGAGAGAATGAATAAACAGTATGAATGCTCTTTTGGTGATTACATATTCATTTATCCAGATTCTACACAGGATATAAAGGATGAGGCTGCCTCACAAAACAACTGCGTTGCTTCATACATAGATAAGGTTATTGACGGTAAGTGCCACATTCTTTTCTTGAGAAAGAAGAATAAACCAGATGAGAGTTTAGTAACGATTGAAGTAAGAAATAATCATATTGTACAAGCTAGACGAAGATTTAATGATGACGTAACGGCAGAAGATCAAAAAGCTATTGATGCATTTAATAAAAAGTTTGCGAACAAGGAGGATAAAGTAGCATGATTAAAGGCGATAAAATTAAATTAGTTAAGAAAATGGGAGTGTTTGATAACATTGGTGAGATTTGTGAAGTGACTGATATTCAGGAAGGTGGAGTAATCTGCTTTAAGTTCGGTGGTTGCCATCTTGGCTGTATGTCATATGACGAGTATGAAAAGTATTTTGAAAAGGTTGAAGAACCTGTAAAGAGAACTTGGAGTGATTGGAGTTTGGCACACGAACTTACTTTTATTGATATTAGGGGTGATGAGAAGACCATTAAATATCAGTATAGAGATAATGGTAAGAGAGTCCAGGTTAGAAGTGGTGCTTTGAAAGCAGGTTCGTCTTGCTATGACAAAGATGAATTTAGTCTTAGTAGTGGCTTGGGACTAGCAGAGATGAGATTAATTGTAAAATACATTGATAACCAGGTTAAGTCGATTGCAAAGGCGATGTAAAAGGAGCTTAAATGGATAGCAAGAATATAATTTTCGATAAAGGTTCAAGAGCTAATTTGATTGAAAGCATTGTACAGGAAGCAATTCAAAATGCCTTGGAAGAAATTGATAAGAATTTAATTGCACACTTGGAATGTAGATATGCGTGGTTAGGCGATTCTGATGAAGCATATAATCCGTATACAAAAGAGAGAATAGATTTATGGAAAAATAGAAAAAGATATACTCTTCCAACAAATAACTGTACATATAAAATAGTGTATGATTTTATGGAGAATATTATCAAAGAAGAATTATACAACAGATCTTATGATGATGCCAATATGCCGATTGTGTATTTATCTGGATGCTATTTATCAGGAACAGATATTATCGTAAAAATGAGCGTCACATTATTACAGAAAGGCGAGGATGAGAAGGCTGATGAATAACAATATATAGAAAGTATTCTGAAAGAGTAATCAATCAGATAGTTACTATATATTAATAGCTTATATACATAAGATTTACGCAAAGAAAGGAGAAAGCAATAGATTGAACAGTAGCATTTTTGTTCCTAAAACGATAAATGTTGGATATCAAAACCGTTCAGGAACTTACACAGGAAAACTTGCCTATGTTATTTACTATGACGAAAAAGGTAAACTACGAAAAGAAGCATCATGGAACAGTTGGCGTGACGATAAAATTCCAAATGATGAATTTGAGAATGTTCCAACAGAAGGATTTGTACTAAATAAGAAAGCTGGTGATTACTCTACAGGATGGGATCACAGACATGCTTATTGTAGAGTATATGATCCAAGAGGATTTGAGTTTGAAATTACCATTGAAAATTTATTATACATTCTCGAAAATGCGAATTGTATTAAGGGTAAGGGACTCGAAGGAGAATTTATATATGGATGGGATGGTAAGGATTTAGTTCTTATGCCAGTTGAGTCACCCGACTATAAGCAGATTAGTGAGTTTAATAAAATTATCCATAACAATGAAACCATTAAAGCAAAAGATTTAATTATCGGTGCTACATATCTTACAAAAGATAATGAGAACTGGATTTATATGGGTAAATTCGATGTTTATGACCAGTATGGAAATTGGGAAAATAAAGGTAAACATTTCTGGTTTTGGAGAGGTAGTTATTTTGAACATTATAGGTCAATGCCAAAAAATAAATTTATCAAATGTATTGATGATAAGTGTAATGAAAGATATGCAAACATTTTTGATAAATTAGAAGGAGAACCAGAATATTCTCCATATGATAGCAGCAAAGATGAATACAAATATTTTACACTTGATGAATTTAAAGAAGAGCATGGCGGCTATTGGAGAAGAAATCGTTTTATAAGCGAATATTATAGTGGAAATAAATGCGTATTTGACATTTGTAAACAGGATAATGATTTATATATTGTTCGTAAAATACAAATAGTACGTAATTATTATTACCCATCCGAAGAACGTGTTGAAGTAACTGATATTTTCCCGACTACATCTAAAATGGTTAAATCAAACCGTTATCCATATAAAGACATAATAGAAGAAAAGCATATGATTCCAGTTACGCTAGAAAAGATTTTTGAAGTGATGAAACCAATGTATATTCAAAAATATTTAGCAAATGACAGAGAATATAAAAAGGAGTACGAAATTAAATGAGTAAAAACGATGACAGAATTTTAGAATTAAAGAAACAGATTGAAACTAAGAAGAAATCAATTTCTGAGAAGAAAATCAGATTTATTCCTGAAACAAATTGCGTTCTTAATATGGATGGAATGACAATTAATCTCAACGTGTGTTCAGATGATGCATTATTATTACTTTTGATTAGATTGAATTCATATTTAATGTCTGCAAAGGATCTTAATATGGCTGATTTTGAAATTTCAGGATACAGTGTGACAGCATGGATTAAAGATATTAAGAGTAAGTTAGAGGTATCTGGTTTGAAGAAAGAAGAGTCTGATTTGAAGAAAATGGAGAGCAAGTTGGACAAGTTGCTTTCTGATGATAAGAAAACAGAGCTGGAAATTGATGAGATTGCTGCTTTATTGAAGTAAAAGAGAGAATAATACAATAGTTAGTATATTTCATAAAATCAAATACTATATATAGTGGTTAGATGTATCAAAACTACTATATATAGTGACAAAATGGACAAGAAAATCGGTTTCATGTGGAGGTGACACAAATGGAGATAACTAATCCAAAACAGATTGAAGAAAATCTTAAAACTGTACTTACATTAGAATATATGGGAATTCATATCGAAGACACAAAAGAGCAAGGTTTTAAACAATTATATTATTTTTCAGTGCCAGAAAGATCTACACTAAAAACAGAATCCGCAAAAGAACAGGCTGAAACAGCGGATGATTTAATTAAAGTTGCAAAAGCTGCTTTAACAGATATGATTCTTGATTCGTGCAAATCTGAATTTGAAGATGACGAGGAAGATGATAAATTTTATCAAGATGTAGAGAATAATATTTCAGACTATGCTTTGTTCTTTGCAAAAGTCAGAAAAGGAGAAATGTGGAATAAGGAAATGGGTAAAGCTGCCGTTAATAAAGCAGTTGAACCGTTAAAAAATCTATCGTATAAACAGGTTTAGAAGGAGAATAAATAAATGAGTTGTAAGTATCCAAAAGAAAGTAGAATGCATTATGCGTGTATTCTATGCGATGACAAAAATATATGTAAAGTATCTTATTTACCTTTAACCGACTCTAACATTTCTATGCCAGAAGTTCAGCCACCAAAGAATGTTATTCCATCTGCGTTGGAAGCAAATAAGATGACAAATCGTGTGATTGATAATTGTGCTGAACAACAGTTAGCAGAAATTTCTAAATTAATTAAAGCTGCTATTACAGATGGTCAATTTTCAATTAGTGAAGATGGTTCTTTAAAACCTGAACCACGAAAGAAATTAGAGGAACTTGGTTATAAAGTTGAGACTGGCATTCAATGCAATGAACCATATTACAGTATCAGTTGGAGAGGAGTAAGTAATGGTAGAAAAGTATTATAACGAAGATGGTGAACTTGGCGTTTTATATAGTCCAGGATTTGGTGCAGGGTGGTCTACTTGGCACGACAAATACGAAGATGATTATGATGAGCATAGAATAGCATATGATAAGAGAATTATTGAATATTGGTTAAACAACAAACCATCATCTAAGGATATGAGCAAATTTCTTGAATCAATCGGATATAAAAATGTATATATGGGTGGTTATGAAGATTTATCAATAGCATGGATTCCAAGAGGAACGATGTTTTATATTGATGAATATGATGGTTTTGAATCTATTAAAACACCGAGTAGTTGTGGAATGATTATGGCATAGAGACACAGTAAATTTCGATTTCTTGGGAACGAAATAAGAGAATATAAAGGAGGAACACATGAGAAAGAAAATTGTAACAGCAATTTTAGTTGCTGCGTTAGCAGTAGGAAGTTTGTCAGGATGTGCATTATTAGATAACGAAGTAAATGAACTAAATGGTTCAATCACAGGTAATACATATAATGCTTCGTTTTATTCTAATGAAGGTGAAAAGTTCATGGACATGAGTGGTCAGAAAATTGATCTTGCATCCAACATTGTCAAAGAACAGTCGTATAGTTCTGATGGTGGATGGGGATATACACAGACATTATCTAGTGTAGTGACAGTTACCATTGATGGTAAAGAGGTAGAGAGTTGTGGAAGTACAATGATTTTTTCCGAGAAAGGATTAAATCCAGAAGTAGATTTTAAGAGTCCAGAAGTTATCAATAGTACAACAGATGGCAGTTTGGGAGACAATGTAATAATTGCAAGTGTTGTAAATAAATATAAGAATTACTTTGGTAAATCAAGAGTAGTTGTAATTCAGTCTCAGTTAGGCGATCCGATTTGTGCTTATTCAGGTGATGAAGTGTATTGGCAGGTATGTCAAGATTTACCTAAGACTACAAAACTTATGATTGACGGTAAAGCATTATATATTCACAGAGCAAACTTTCAGATTATTGATAAAAGCTTATTAAATTAAAACGAAGGGAGAATATACATATGAGTAATTTGAAGGAAAAATTAACAAAAGGTGGCGTAACAGCAGTTATTGTCATTACAATTTTAGCTATATGTTATGGACTTAGTTGGATTGTTACATGTGGAATCATTAAGCTTATTACAATGTGCTTTGGTTTGACATTTAAATGGTCTATTGCAACTGGTATTTGGCTGATTATCTGCATTTTAAGGTCAGTTTTCAATGTAACAGTGAAGAAATAGAGTCGAAGGAAACTGACATTTCTTTGGCTTTACAAACCTAGTGTTTATAAGGGTTTCAGAGGTCAAAAATTTCAAAAATGCTCAAATCGAGCAAAATCCCTAATTTTCAATGATTTTTAGAGAATAACAAAAATGAGGTGCTGAAAACCCTTATAAATCAAGGGTTTTACAGTATCAATATCAAGAAACAGAGAATATAAGAATAGCAAGAAATCACTGTTTCATTGGGATTTTGAGGAGGTGAGAATATGGAAGTAAGAGTTAGATTATCGAATGCACATAATACAATTAAAGAATATGAAAACTTAGGATACAGATTTATCGGATCAAGACAAGATATTGAATATGTAAACCTTTTCTTTGAAGAAATCCATATACCAAAAGAGAATAATGTAACAAATATAAAATTTAACATCGGAGATTTCGTAAAAAATAGAGATGGAAGAATTGGTTATATTTCAGATATATGTCATTGTGATGAATGTAAAAAGCGTGGGTTCTTTGAGCCAACAATTCAATATTTAGATGGTACAAGCGATTACATATCTAATTATTCTGTAAAATACGTTTCCAAAGACTATAAACAGATTGGTACTCAGAAATTCGATAATGACTATTATGAGAAAGAAATTGAAACATTGAAACATCAATTAGAAATGGAGAAAAGTAAAAGTGCTTATTGGAAGATGACAGCCAATGGTGAAGAACCTGTTTTAATGGGTACAAGAGAAGGAATGGTTCACATTCTTCGATAGTAACAGAGAATAAATAAGCGAGGTGAGAAGATGAAAAAGAAATTTATGATATTTCTAATAGCAACAATTTTAACGTTTTCATTAGTTGGATGTAGTGTTCCAGAAGATACAGAAACAAATAATAGTGACGTGGAAATCGAGCTTAACAGTTGTTATAATGCTTATGAATTTATTGATCCAGATACAGGTGTTCATTATTTGTATCTATATAAAGGTGGTATAACACCAAGGTTAAATTCTGATGGCAATGTTATGTGTGATAAATAAATCTGATCTGACTTAATCAAGTCAAAATTTCCAAAAATCAAAAACTGAATAGAGAATATTTGCATGGGTGGAAGAACAGCATACCCTTGGGTTTTTACGCTCAAAAATCACTGTTGGAGTTTACATAAATTTATTTTCTGTGTTCCAGTCGCAAGACTGTTCAAATATAGTTATCAAAAAATTTTATTACATATTATAAGGAGGACATTTTTTAAATGGCAGAGACAAAGAAAAAAGGAAGATTATTTGATTTACCTGAAACAAAGGGTGCATTCCAGTTAAAGGGAGTTGTATCTGGTATGGAGAAGGATACGGCATTTAAGGAAATTAAGACCAAGAGTGGTAAGCCTATGAGAATGCTTAATTTTGGTACAAGTTATCTTGATGGTGAGACATTATATGTTAATCTTCAGGGAATGGAACAGGAGAATGTTTATTTCTCTAAGAGAGCTGAGAAGAATGGTGAAAAGGCTGATACTGTAAAAGTACCTTGGGCTGATAGATTCTCTTATAACCGTGAAGGCTACCGTATGATTGGTAAAAACATTGGTGTAAAGAAGAAAATTGATTCAGAGGGTAAGACAGTTAATGACAAGAAGGTTCTTACAGATTTTGATGCTTGTAAGGAAGTTAAAGAGAATCTGAAGGACGGTGCAAGCGTATTTATCCGTGGAAATCTTGATTATAGCAGTTTTACAGATGATAAGGGTAATAAGAGAACATCTACGAAGCTTGTTCCAAATCAGATTTCACTTTGCTCAGAGGTAAACTTTGCTGATGATAAGTTCGAAAAGCAGAATGATTTCAACCAGGTAATTATTTTCATGAGCATCGAGCAGGAAAAGGATGATAACGATAAGCCAACAGGAAGATTCATTGTCCTTGCAAAGATTGTTACATACAGCAATATTGAAGATGTTCAGTTTATCATTGAGGATAAGGCTCTCGCTAATAAGTTTAAGAAGTCACTTAATCCTTACAATGCAATTAAGGTAAGTGGACATATGGTTTCTTCTACTCAGACAGAGACAGTTGCAACAGATGATGATGACAATTGGGGTGAAGAGGACAGTATGGAGAAAGTATCTGCACCTACAAAGAGAGAATTTGTTATCACAGGAGCAAAGGGTTCTTCAATTGATAAGGAACTTTATACAGAGGAGAATGTAACAGAGGCTATTGCAAAGATTAAGAATGCAAATAAAGCAGAGGAGAGTTTTGGTTCTGATTCTAATGACGATTGGGGAAGTGCTGATGGTCTTGACGGATCAGACGAGGATGAAGCTTGGGATTAATCCTTTAACAACTAGAGAATAACTAAGCGGAACGTCAGAAATGGCGTTCCAATAAATCAATATTATAGAATTACGGAGGAATTATTTAATGGCAAAAGCAAGAAAAGCGTCAGTCACACAGAGTAAATTAGGTATGATTTTATATGGAGAGCAGTTTACAGGTAAGTCAACAATGGCTATGCAGCTTGCATACTTTAAGCGTCCTGATGGAAAGCCTTTCAGAGTTTTATACCTTGATCCTGAGACTGGTTCAATTGATGATTATTTAGGTGACTTAGAAGCAAATGGTGTAAACCTTGAAAATATTTATATTGTATATACTCAGTCACTTGGAGAAGTAAGACAGTATATTGCAAAAGTTAAGAATGGAGAAGATTTCTATGAGCTTGATGATGACGGAGATGAGACAGAAAATGTAGTTCTTGACGCAGATGGAGAACCATTTAGAGCAGATGCAATTGTTGTTGATGGTACTACAATTCTTAACTTAACAACAAAGCAGGGGTTAGTAGAATTCTCTAAAAAGCGAAATAAGGTCAAGGCTGATAAGGATGGACTTGTTGGTGATGCCAGACTTGTTAAGATTGAGGGAGCAGGAATGGAGTTAAAAGATTATCAGACAATTAACTTCAAGGGACAGGATTTGATTCTTGATCTTATGGCATCTGGCGTTCACTATATTGTAACTGCTAGAGAGACTGATGAAAAAGAAACAATTAAGCAGTCTGATGGTTCAACTATGAGTGTTGTAACTGGTAGAAAGATTCCTGATGGATTCAAAGGTATGACATACAATGTTAAGACTGAAATTCGTATGTACAGAAATGAAGAAGGAACAGTATGTGCTCATGTTAAAAAGGATAGAACGCACACACACGAAGATAATTCGATTATTGAAGATCCTACATTACTTGATTGGCAGTCAGTTATTGATAAGACAGCAGATAAGAAGGCTTTTGTAGTAAAGAATGACTTAACAAAGGCAGTTGATGTTGAGCAGGATATTTACAGCAAGGAGATTCTTGGTAAGGTCGGAGAGCCTGATAATTCGGAAACAACAAGTACATCTGATAATGGCAATAGTGCAGACATTGAAGCAATTAAGAAAGAGATTATTGCTAAGAGAAATGCACTTCCACCTACAGAGAAGAAAGCAATGAAGGAAAAGCTTGAAGCAGCAGGACTACCTACAGCATATAAGAATGTAACTGATGTTGAGATTCTTAATAAAGTATTAGCAATGTTTGATTAAATTTGGATTATGTAAAGGTAGGATTATGGCAAGATACACAACTAACAATAAAAATGGTGTTAAAAGAAAATGTGGTTGTTGCGGAGAAAACCTTTATATAAACAAGAATAATATTGACGATGCAATCTACTATGATAAAAAAACATATCATAGTAGTTGCTTTATCAATATATGTCAGAAGCGTATTGCTAACAAAAGGGCAGACGTATCAGCAAAATGGACTTGGATATATGACCACATTGATTCTATAAAAAAAGATACATATTCGCATCTCGCAGTAGCAATAGAGCAAGATGAGATATTCGGATTTATTAAAGAAGCGTATGATTTGACAATTATCCCTACTACCGTATGGCAAAAGTTGGGTAACATTTATAATGGAACTTTTAAGGGAATGTCAGTAGGTATTCCACCTTCAGACTTACTTGATATGTGGCAAAGAAAAATAGATATGCTTAATGGTATTGCGAAAAAGAATGAAGTAAAAGGTATTCATATGCAGCCAGAGCAACGACTTTCGTATGATTTATCCATTTTGGTTAATAAATATGACAGTTATTTAAGGTGGAAAGAAAAACAAAAAATACTTGAAGCTGAGAAAGAAACAGAAAAATCACAGAATATTGTCAGTCAATCAATTGGTTATACTAATGTGTCCAAAGATAGTAAGGCTGATACAGATGATATTTCAGACTTGGTGGATGATATTTTTGGATAGGAGATAATATTGGATAATGAACATGAATTAAAAGACTGTAATGTGCAAGCAGAAATCTTGTTTGTTGGTTCTATAGCAAAGGATTTGGACTTAATTGTAAATTACAGCACATTTATGAGAAGCAAGTATGATTTCTCTGATCCTGCGACAAAGTTCTTTTATGATAATCTTGAAACTTATTTTCTTACATTTTCACAAACATTAGATGAAACAAAAATGAATGTGTTTATGAGTCAGAATGAAGAACGACTTAAATTATATAAGCAGTATAAAGGTTGGAAAACGCTTCAAAGGTTTATGACATTGGCAGATGAAAATGATGTGAAAAATTATTTTGATACTGTTAAGAAATATTCATTGGTAAGAGAGTATGGAAGAAATGGGTTTCCAGTTGAGAAGATATTATCTCATAGGAACTTTGATAAAATGTCACCAAATGACATTTACAGAATTATTCGTACAAAGGCAGATAAGATAAATACAGTAATTAATGCTGGTGAAGAAGCAGTTGAGCTTACTGATAAAAATTCATCTCAAATCGACAAATATCTTGAAAAGCCAAATTTCGGCTTACCTTTCCCTTGGTATATGTATAACGAATTTTTTCTTGGTCTTAGAGAAACAAAGGTTCTCTTTGAAGGATTCCTTTCTAATGAGGGTAAAACAAGAAAACTTGTACTTTTAGCAGCTTATGTAGCACTTGTACAGAATGAGAATTTTTTTCTTATGAGTAATGAGATGGACGAAGAAGATCTTCGTAGTTGTCTTATTACGACTGTTATTAATAACAAAGAGTTTCAAGAGTTACATGGTGTATATATTGCAAAGCCTGAAAAAGAGATTGTGTTAGGTGTTTATCATGATAAAAATGGTGACATTATCAGAAGAAAAATTGATGATAATGGTGTTTATCTTGAAAGCAATGAAGATTACATAAAGAGAATAAAAGATACGTCAGAGGAATATTGGAATGTAAAAAAAGTTACAGATTGGATTGATAGTAGTGATCGTAAGGGCAAAGTTATGTTTAAAGATGTTGGAGATGATTATAGCCCTGAGAGAATTGAATTTGAATTGCGTAAAGCAAAAATGGTTCAGAATATTAAATATTATGGTTATGACACGTTAAAAGGTTATAACACTGATGATTGGTCACAGATTAAACAATTTGCAACTAAATTAAAAGAATTAACAAAAGAACTTCGTATGAGTGGATATGCAGTATTCCAGCTAAGTGATGATACGGTATTTACGGATATTTTTAGTTTGAGTAGTAATAACATTGCCAATGCAAAACAGATAAAGCATGTAGCTGATATTCTGAATATTGGTAAAAAGTTAAATAAGGAAGAATACCATAAATATCAAGTCGTTTTAGAATGTGATTCTTGGGGTGAGCCAGTGACAGAAGATTTGGATTTAAGTAAACAATATTTTTGTATCAAACCAGATAAAAACAGAGCAGGTAGTAAGGACAAGATTATGTTATTTGAAATTGATTTGAATTTAAATATTTGGAGAAATATAGGTTATATCATTAAAAAACCAAAAAATAGTGACTAATTGGAGGGTGGCAGCTTGGATGTAAAAGAGTTGAAGAATTATATATATGAAAATAATTATTGTGAACAGATATTAGAATCCGTTGGTTGCCACCATATCAAATATCATTCAGTTGGATCATATTGGACTGCTGGTAATCCTGATGGAGATAATAAAGGAGCAATTATTTTATACAATAATGAATCCCTTATCTGTTTGAATAAAACTCGACAAATGATAAGTGGTAACAGACAAACAGATATTATTGATCTTGTGTGTTATGTCAAAGACCTTACATTTCCAGAAGGATTAAAGGAAATATGCTCAGAAATAGGAATGTCTTATTATCACGATTTTGAAGAGGATATTCCAGATAGTTTTAAAATACTGAAAATGTTAGAAGATATGGATTCTAATATATCAGAAGAGAAAGAAAAACCATTACAACCTATTCCAGAAAAAATTCTTTCGTATTACAAGCCATATGTCAATGATTTATTCTACGATGATCATATTGATTATGAGACACAAAGAGAGTTTGAGATAGGTTTTGATGAAGAAACAAACCGATACACAATTCCTATTCGTTCTGAATTAGGAGATTTAGTCGGTGTAAAAGCAAGATATTTTGATAGAAAAGTACCTGATGGAATGAATAAATATATTTATTTAGAGCCATGTGCAAAGTCAAAGATTCTATATGGGTTATATAAGACTCTTCCATATATAAAGCGAACAGGACGTATTTATGTAGGTGAAGCAGAGAAATTTGTACAACAAGCATGGAGTTACGGTTATCAAAATACTGGTGGAACAGGTGGAAAAGAATTATCCCAATATCAGATTGATATGTTGGTACGACTTGGGGTAGATATTGTTTTTTGCTTTGATAAAGATGTAACAAAAGAAGAATTGGAGAAATTAGCAGAAAGATTTCCTGATGGTGTTCCGCTTTATTATATGTTTGATGAAGATAATATTCTTGATGAAAAAGAATCACCAACAGATGATCCTATTAAATGGAAGCACTTGGTAGAGAATAATATATACAGATTAAGATAGAAAGGTGTGTATTTGAAGTATAAATTATATGAAAATAGCGACAATAATACTTCCAATGTATTAGAGGAAGTTTTAAGAAATAGAGGAGTTGATGATTATGAAAAATATCTCAACTTAGATGAAGATGTTTTAATTCCATATGAAAATTTGGATAACATGAATAAAGCAGTAGAGTTATTTATGAAACGCTTTAATAACAAGGATAAAATAGAAATATTAGTAGATTCTGATCCAGATGGTTTTTGTTCAGCAGCTATGATGTATTCTTATATTAAGAAAATGAATGTTGATTATCCAGTTAATTACATATTACACGCAAGAGCAAAGGCACATGGACTAGATGATGACATTGTGATATCTGATGATACAAAATTATTGATTATCCCTGATGCTGGAACAAACGATACAGAACAGTGCAAGGAACTTTCAGAAAAGGGCATTGATATACTTATTCTTGATCACCATGAATTAGAAGAAGAAAATCCATATGCATTGATTGTAAATAATCAAATGAGTGACAATTATTCTAATAAAGATTTTTGTGGAGCAGGTGTTGTATATAAGTTTTTACAGGCATTAGATGCCGAGACATGGAATGAGTTTGCAGATGACTATTTAGATTTGTGTGCATTAGCAAATATTAGCGATGTTATGGATATGCGTTCATTTGAGACAAGATATATTACAAATCTTGGATTACTTAATATTACAAATAAATGTTTTCAGGCACTTATTAAAGCACAAGATTACAGTATAAATGGTAAGGTTAATATTCACAATATCCAATGGTATATAACACCTATTTTGAACGGAATGATTCGTATCGGTTCAAGTGATGAAAAGGAATTGTTATTTAGAGCTTTTATTGAAAAAGATGAATTCTTTGAATATAAAAAAAGAGCCACAAAGGACAAACCGGCAGAAACAATTCAGGAAAGCATTTATGATAGAGCTGCTAGACTTTGTAAAAATGCAAAATCACGACAAGATAAAATGAAAGAAAAAGGCGTAAAAGCCATTTCAGAAGTTGTAAATAATCTTCCAATTGATGATAAAGTTATTATGATTGATGTATCTGACTTACTTGATAGTGGATTAACTGGTGTTGTAGCAATTAAAATTGCAGAACAATATAATAAACCTTGTATTCTGCTAAAAAAACATTTTGATAAAAAGACAAAAACAACTGTATTTGGCGGTAGTGCAAGAAATATTGATAATAGTCCAATTGATAGTTTTAAAGATATTGTTAATTCAACAGGATTTGTTAATGGTAAAGGTCATGCAAATGCTTTTGGTATTGTAGATTTACCAGTTGATGATAAAGAAAAAGCAATTAATATGATGAACAGTATTCTTAGAAATACTGAATATGATTCTACATATCGTGTAGATTTTATCTTAGACATTAATCATGTCACAATCCCGTTAATTATTAAGTTATCACAGTTTGAAGATATTATTTGTCAAGGAATTGATGAACCTATGCTTGAAATAGAGAATATATCATTAACAAGAGATTGTTTTAAAGTATTTGGTAAGAATGAAGATACTATCAGTTTTATGGTGAATGATATTAAATACATTCAGTTCAAATGTAAAGAAGGTAATCAGCTATATGATTTTCTTCAAAATGCATGGGATAATAACGATAGTATTACATTTAATATTGTCGGAAAACCTTCAATAAACGAATATAACGGTATTAGAGCACCACAGATTATTATCGAAGATGTAGCTGTTATTAGTACAAATAGTAACGATGAAGACGATGATTGGTAGGAGGTGAGTTATGTATAGTTCATTACATAACCATACATATTATTCATTACTTGATGGATATGGTAGTCCAAAAGAAATGTTGGATAGAGCAAAAGAAATAGGGTTAAAGGCATTTGCTATAACTGAACACGGAAATGTATATTCTCATATTTATTTTGACTTAATTAAAAAAGACTATCCAGATATTAAAATGATATATGGATGTGAGTTATACGAATGTGAAGATATCACTGTTAAGGATAAAGACAATAAATATTTTCATTTGATTTGTTTGATAAGAAATGAGCAAGGCAGAAAAGACTTAAATAAAGTTATTACAAAAAGTAACTTTGAAGGGTTTTATTTTAAACCACGATGCACAGTAGAAGATATTAAACCCTATGCTGATAATTTTGTTATTTCTTCTGCTTGTTTAGCAAGCAAGTTAGCGAGAGAGTCAGATTTTGAAAAGTGTATTGAATATGTTAATGAATATAAAGAAGCTTTTCCTCATTTCTTCCTTGAGATGCAGTCGCATTCTCATCAGGATCAGTGTTCATATAATCAGAAAATCTTAGAACTTTCAAAAAGAACAAATACCCCATTTATCATTACAACAGATAGTCATGCACCTAAAAAAGAAGATTTGTATTATCAGGACAAGCTTATTCAGATTGGTAGAAAAAGTAGCAACAACGACAAAAATGCTATCGAAAATAGTGAGGTATATGAAGGTTGCTATATGCAATCTGAAGATGAAATTCATGAAATTATGGATAGTCAGATTGGATATGAAAATGTATGTCTTGGATTGGAGAATACTAATAAGGTAGCAGATTTAATTGAAAATGTAGATATGCCATTTCAGAAACCACAGTTACCTACATTCCCATTACCTGATGGATATAGAGATAACAATGAATTCTTATGGCATTTAGTTAGACAAGGTTGGAAAGATAGAGGATATGACAATCTTAGCGAAGATGAACAGCAAGTAAGAAGAACTAGGTTGAACTACGAAATGGGTATTATTCATTCGATGGGGTTCGATGGTTATTTCTTGTTTGTATGGGACTTTATTAAGGCTGCTGAGAAACTTGGAATTGAAGTTGGTAAGGGAAGAGGAAGTGCAGCAGGTTCTTTAGTTTGCTATTGTTGTCATATCACGGATATTGATCCGATTAAATATGGACTCATTTTTGAGAGATTCTTAAATCCTGAACGAGTAGGACTCCCAGATATTGATACAGATGTTGGTAACAGAGATGCAATCATTGATTACCTTGTAGACAAATATGGAGAAGAAAGAGTATGCCAGATTATTAACTACTCGTATATTACTCCAACAGTTGCAATTACTGACGTTGGTAAGATCCTTGGATTTCCATATAATCAGATGCAAAAACTTTCACAGAAATTTACATTCGATAAATGGGATGACTGTATGAAAGCAAATCCAAATTTACTCGCAGACAATCCACAATATGCTGATTTGGTTGATATTGCAAAGCATTTAAGTGGTCGTGTTAAAACAGTTTCTATTCATGCTGGTGGTGTTGGAATCGTTGATACAACAATTAATGACTATATGCCAATGAAAATAGGAACTAAGGGCGAGCATGTAATTCAAGTTGATAAACATTATGTAGAAGATATTGGAATTGTAAAGTTTGACCTTCTTGGAGTAGCAACGCTTAATCTTGTGAAGGAAATTAAGGACGATTTACACTTAAATCCTTGGGATTATGATATCAATAATCCAGAATTTGAGAATGACAGAGCTACATATGAATTATTAGCAAGTGGTAAGACTAATGGTGTATTCCAGGTTGAATCAGCAGGAATGAAAGATTTGCTTATTCGATTAAAACCAAAGCTTGAACAATTAGACTTTGAGGTTATATCTGTTATCTTGGCATTATATAGACCTGATAGTATGGGAGCACTTGACGAGTATGTTGAAATGGCAACAGGTGGAAGTAGACCACCATCAATTCATCCAGATATGGATGAAATTTTAAAAGACACAAATTACTGTATGATTTATCAGGAACAGCTTCTTGATATTGTTAAAAAGTTTGGTGGAAGAACATACGGTGGTGCTGACTTATTCCGTAAGGCAATTGGAAAAAAGATAGTTGAATTAGTACAGAAAGAGTCAGAAATTCTTCGTGGTGAAATTGTAGCAAACGGATATTCTAAAGAAATTGCTGATAAAATTGCGAATGAACTATCACAAAAAGGCGGTTATCTATTCAATAAATCGCATTCATACAGTTACGCAGTTCTTTGTTTCGAGACAGCTTGGTTCAAAGCTCATTACCCAACTTACTTTTTCAAAGCATTATTCAATCAGAATAAAGATAAAGCAGGTGCAATTAATAAGTATATTCTTGATGCAAGGTATTTTAATGTGGATATTATGCCACCGAATATCAATCATTCTGGAATGAATTTCACAGTTAATAAAGATAAGGTTCTTTTTGGATTATCTGCTATTGGTGGAATTGGTGAATCACTCTCTAAGCAAATTATCGAAGAAAGAGAGAATAATGGTATATACAAATCGTTTAATGATTTGATTCAGAGACTTTCTTTAGGTAAGGCATCTGTTATTGCACTGATAAAATCTGGTGCAATTCCTTGTAAAAATAAGCGTGAAAAACTTATATCATATCTTAAATCAGAGTATCAACCATTAAAATTCTCAGAAGTTCAATCATTGCCTACCTATAAGAAACTCGAAGAAGATTGGAACATTAACTTAAAGAAGTACGTGATTCCTTCATCTGGAAAACGAATTATATATGACAAGGAAGCACTACTTACTGAATATAACAGATTGAAAAAGATACAGTTTGAAGAAAATCAGAAGGTAAGATTCCAAAAGTACATAGATGATAACAAAAAATATCTTGAAGACGAACAGTTTTGGGAATTCCAAACATTACAAGTATTTATCAATGATAATCCATTTGATGCAGCTTATACATTCTTGACACCATTTGAGGATGTACCTGATGGTGAGAAATGTACTTTAGTTGGAATTATAGCAAAGGTTCAAAAGAAGAAAGATAAGAATGGTAAGCAGTTCGCATATATAAACATCTATTCAAGTTTTGGACTTGTTGAAGGAATTGTATGGCATAGTCAATTAAAAGAATATGAAGATTTAGTAAAAAAAGGACAGCAAGTAGCAATTCTTTGTAAGAAAGATAGCGAAGAAAAGGTAATTGTAGAAAAATTAAAGCCATATAGTAAATGGCTTGAATATGTGAGAAAGAAAGGAGTATCAGTCTAAATTGGATGAAGATGAGATTTATAAATTCACAGCGATAGTTACATATGAGCAATACTATTCGGATGATTCAACGTGGGGTGTGTTTGGATTTTCAACAAAAGATGATATTCCATTCTTTACAAAACCTACAAAAACATTCGATCCGTTTAGCGATAATAAAACCTCTGATGAAGAGAATAAAAAGATGAGTAAGTTGGCAGGAAAGATGCAGCACTTAGTTGTTGGTGGAGAGTATGTAGTTAAAGCAAAGTATAAAAAGGATAAAAAATATGGCGATCAATATACACCGATTGCCATATACGCCATTATTCCACAAAGCAGAGAAACACAGTTATTATTTTTGAAGTCAATGATTCCTGAATGGATGGCTGATAATTTAATAAACGCATATCCAAATGTAGTTAATGATGTAGCGAATGGTACATTAAAAACTATTGATTACAGTCTTGTAAAAGGTGTTAGAGAAATTACTTGGAATAAAATCAAGGAAAAAATTATCAATAACTATCTCATTTCTGACATTATCTCAATGTTGAAACCAATTGGTGTCACTTATGCAATGATTAAAAAATTGCTTTCAGAAGAACCAAATCCAGTTTTATTAAAGCAAGAGTTAGAAAAAAATCCATACATCATGACAAAAATTGATGGGATTGGATTTCGTAAATGTGATGATTTAGCACTGAAGTTAAAACCTGAACTAATTGATTCTACACAAAGACTTGTAGCTTTTATTCAATACTATTTCAAAGAACTAGGAGAAAGTAAAGGTCATACATGGTGTTCTGAAAAAATTTTAAGAGCAGCCATAAGTAATAATATATACGAGTGTTGCAATAAGGTTAATTGGCTATTAGAAAATAATGACTTTCTTCATATTGATAATGGTCGAATTGGTTTGAAATATTATTACGATATTGAGATGCAGATTTATCATTTGATTCTGAATAAATCTCAAATTGAAACAACAATCAATATTTCTGATGAAGCGATTGACAAAGCAATTAAACATGCGGAAGAAGAACAGGGATTTGATTATGTAGTAGAGCAGTTAGACACGATTCATAAGAGCTTACATAGAACTGTTAGTTTGATAACTGGAAAAGCAGGAACTGGTAAAACATCAATAGTGCGAGCAATTGTTAAGGCTTATATGGAGAATAATTATATGATGACAGCTTCAGCACTTTCAGCAATGGCAGCTCAGAGAATTACAGAAGCAACAGAATTTCCTGCAATGACTATTCATAGAACACTTGGATGCCAAGGTTTAAATGATTTTACATACAATAAGGATAATCATTTGATTACAGATGTTGCATTTCTTGATGAGGGAAGTATGGTTAATGCCAGTTTATTTTTACATTGGCTTGAGGCAATTGGAGATAATACAAGAATTATTATTTCAGGAGATCATAAGCAGTTACCACCTATCGGATTTGGTAACGTGTTCTCAGATTTAATAGAAATGTTTGATGATTCAGTAGTAAGTAAATTAGTAAAGCCAATGAGACAGGCTGAAAAATCAGGAATACTTGTTGATGCTAATAAGATTAGAGAGAATATCAATCCTATATCTGAAAAATTACAACCAAGAATTATTCATGGTGAATTACAGGATATGTATTATATGTTCCGTACAAATCGACAGTCTCTTTTCAATATAGCTGTAAAAACATTTATAAAATCTGTAGAGTCAGATGGAATAGATAATATTGTAATTGCAGTTCCTCGTAGAAAGGATTGCTTGAATAGTACAACTGAGATTAACAAGGTTATTCAGAATGAGTTGCTTGGAGACGTATTACAGAGTATTGATGGGTTTGATACTACATTTAAGCTTGGTGCAAAAGTAATGCAAACAGTTAATGATTATGACAAAAATGTGTTTAATGGTGAAATAGGTTATGTTACTAAAATCAGTGAAAGATATGAAGGTAAGAAAAAAGAAGAGTATTGTGAAGTTACTTATACTGATATTTTTGGCAAGGACAAGATTATTGAATACACAAAAAAGGAATTGGCTGCATTAGACCTTGCTTACGCAATGACAGTGCATAAGTTACAAGGTGCTGGTAGAAAGACAGTAATTGGAATTATTGATAATACACATCATCAGCTTCTTGATAACTGTATGCTTTACACATTACTGACAAGAGCAAAGAAAAGATGTTTATTATTGGCTGAACCTGAAGCGTTTTTACAATGTATTAGGACAAGTCATAACAATAGAAACACTTGGATGATGTTAGAAACAGAGAATAATACAGTAGAAGAGTAATTTGAATTTCTGTTGAGTCTCTGGAATGCCCATAAATAGGGCGTTTCAGAGACTCAAAAAGCCAAGGAAAGACGGATTTACTAAGGATACAATATGTGGTGGTGGAATATGTAGACACACAGGGAGGGATTCTGTAGTAGTTGTTTTTATCAACGAATCTGGCATAGGAAAGTAAGTAGTGTGAGCAGAATCATGTAGGGTGGAAATCCCTACCCACATATTTTTGAAAAAAGAAAGGAGAACAAAAAATGGAACTAGTAAATGTATGTTTATTTGCAGAAGGATATTATAGCGGATCAACTTACGAAGATAATATTTGGATTAAGAAGTCTTCATATGAAAAATTAAAAGATATTTTTCCGACAGAAATTGGTTGTGGGGAATTAGATGGTAAATTTAGTGAAGTAATGGGTAATGTTGAGATTCAAGATGATTGGCACACAGATGAAGAATACTCAAAGGCTGGCGATGCTAAACATGATGGGGATTATCTCGAATGGGAATTAGAAGAATTATATAAGGAAAATAATCTTGATTGGAACTCAGAGCAGAAAGAAATTAAAGAGTATTTTAATAATCTTGATGTATGGGAAGATGTAACAGTTAGTATTCCATCAAGTAAGAAATCTGAACTTATGAAGTTTGTTAAGACTTTGAAGTAAGATGGAAAGAGGAAGGATTTTTATATTCATTCTGATAAAGCAGTCAAGTATGGAATTGTAGATGAAGTTTTGTAAAGAACAGAGAATAATACAGTAGCAAGCTGATTTCTCGTGGGAGGTGAATCATGAGCAAATCAAAGAAAGAAATAAAAAAGGAATTATATGAGTATTTTTCATATATGCAGCAAGAGGATAATAAATCACTTCTGGGAGGTATGGCTTGGGACGATATTGCTTGGCATATCAAATATGCAGAAGATAATGGAATATTAAGAACACAGCTAGGTTTTGATTTCCCTAAATTGCTTGGATATCTGATTATTGATGATGAAACATATGAAAAGAAAAAGAGAGAATATACTGAAAGTATTGAAACTTATAACCATAATGCAGACTTGTTAAGAGCTAATGAATGGAAATATAAGCTAGTCGATGATTCAGAAGAAAGCAGACGACATTTGGCTGATACATATATTCAGTATGCAGAAAATTGTAAAGAATTACTAAAAAACTTAGATGTGTATCACAAAGAATATTTGGATTATATGAAAAATACTAAACAAGAATCGACAGTTTCTTTGGAAGATTGGAGGTAAAAATGGACACAATTGTTATAAATTTATTTGGAGAACCATCGGCAGGCAAGAGTACCTGTGCAATGGATATTACAGCACAACTAAAAAGACACGGTATCAATGCTGAATATGTTTCAGAGTTTGCCAAGGATAAGGTATATGAAAATAATGGTGAAGTATTTAAACACCAGGAATATTTATTTGGCAAACAATCATTCAAGATGGGTAGAGTTAAGAATAAAGTACAGGTTATGGTTGTTGATTCACCATTAATCTTATGTGCCGTATATAACACTGACGAAGTGTTGGGAGAAGACTTTAATAAGACTGTACTGAATGTGTTTAATTCATATAATAATAGAAATTATCTACTCACAAGATATCACTCTTATGAGAACGAAGGAAGATTCCAGAATGAAGACGAAGCAAAAGAAGTGAGAAAAGAAATTATTGATAAGTTAAATCAGTACAATATTAAATATGAAGAGATTGCTTCTACAGAATCAAATTGTGAATACATAGTGGAAGAAGTTATGGAGGAAATTAGAAATGAACAGTAAAGGACATTTATTTATTAGTTTGGGAAAATCAGCAATCAGAGTAATTGGTGGAATTGTAACATTGGTGAATGGTTCGATTATTCCATTAGCAGTAGGAATTATTGTTGCTGAAGTTGGTGGTGTGTTAGAAGAATTGGTTGATGAGAGATAACAAGAATCCATTATTTCATGTGAAAGGAAGAGATAGATATATAGGAATAAGATATATGTGTAAAGAAAGAGAAGATAATTTAATTGACATCAATGTATATGGTCATGGATGTATGGAAGGACTATATAACTGTGAAGGTAGGTTCAATACAAAACATGTTTTTAGTGATGGATTCAATCCTGATAGTGGTTGGTATCGTATAGCTGATTATAGAGTAAATGACTTGAAAGTTTTTAGGAAGAAAGGAATTAATATTACATACGATGATAGCTGTAAATACGTTAAAGACTTAGTGGAAAATAATGAATAAATCCACAGTAAACTAAACTTTTATTGGGATTTGATAAATAGGAGGAATCATGGGAACAGTTATTATTACAAACGACACAACAAAAACACCAATTACAATGATTGGATTTTATGCAGGTGTATGTTGGGGTGCTGATACATCTAATCAAGAAAAGAATTATAAGCGTGGCTTAAATTGTATTGAAAGTGTACATGGGAGAACATGGGAGTTTCCAGATGTTTATGCAATTATTGACGGATATTCTGCAAAAGTTCTGAGGGAATGGTATACACATATAGGCTGTTTACCAACACGCTTACAAGGTTCAACACGTTATATTGATTATTCTAAAGGAGAAGGTTTTGAGTATACAACTCCACCATCAGTAAAGAAGAAACAAGAAACCGAATTAGAATGGCACAGTTTTATGAGATATGTAAATTCAAAAATTCAATGGTTTATTGAAAATGGAATTCCTGTTGAAGATGCAACAATGTGTTTGCCATTAGCATATAGCAGCAATATGGTTGATAAACGTAATTTCAGAAACGTGGTAGATATGACAGCACAAAGATCTTGTTCGAGGGCATATTGGGAATATAGAAATGAATTGATGAAAGATTATCTTGAAGCTTTAAGAGAATATTCTGATGAATGGAAAACATTGGTTGATATGACGTGTAAGCCTAAATGTGAGAAATTAGGATATTGTGAAGAGAAAAAATCTTGTGGCAGAAAACCAAAGAGACAGTAAATGTTCATTTCTTAGGAGGTGATTAATATTAGAGATCCAAATAGATTATATAACTTTTACAACGAAGTAACCCGATTACACATGACATACATGCCTGATTGGAGAGTTGGTCAGTTTTGGATGAACTTTTTAGGCTGGGTTCAAAATGTAAAGAAACGAGATCCGTTCTTCCCAGAAGAGTCAGAAATGCTTACATACTTAAAAGAATATTGTGAAGAAATGGAGGATATGAATGGATAAAAATACTATTGCAACAAGAGTAAAATTGCTTAACGAAGCATCAGAAGCTTACTACAATACTGGACAGCCTATTATGAGTGATGCTGAGTTTGATAATAAACTTGAAGAACTTAGACGATGGGAAGAAGAAACGGGTATTGTGTTATCTAATAGTCCTACTCATAATGTTGGTGCAACAGTATTAGATAATATAAAAGAAGTTATTCATAAAACACCAATGCTTTCACTTGAAAAGTGCCACAGCACAGAAGAGATTATTAAATTTGCAAATAATCATAACCTTGTAGCTTCTGTAAAGCTCGATGGTTTAACTGTACGTCTTACTTATAAAGATGGTAATTTAATTTTGGCAGAATCCAGAGGGAACGGTACAGTCGGATCTGATGTAACAGAACACGTTAAACAGTTTACAAATGTGCCATTACATATTAATAAAGAAGGAGCTTATGTAATTGATGGCGAAGCATTGATTAAGCTTGATGATTTTGCAGAGATTAACAAAAACGGAGAATATAAGAATAGTCGTAATTTAGCAGCAGGTACATTATCAAGCCTTGATACATCGGTTGTAAATGATAGGAAATTGTCTTGGTATGCGTGGGAAGTGGTTAAAGGAGATAGTGATAATTCATTCTACAAAAGATTATTAAATGCTCAGAATTTAGGATTCAATGTAGTTCCGTGCTACGATATTACAACAAATGAATTTAATCAGTTACAGATACATATTGATAATTTTATTAATATTGCAGAAAAAGAAAATCTTCCTCAAGATGGTGTTGTATTTAAGTTTGATGATATTGATTATGGTAAATCACTTGGTAATACTTCACATCATTTTAGAAATGGAATTGCTTATAAAACATTTAATGATTCAGTAGAAACAGAACTATTAAATATTGAATGGACAATGGGTAAAACAGGAAGTTTATGCCCGACTGCCGTGTTTAAACCAGTAGAAATTGACGGAACTATTGTCGATAGGGCATCACTTCACAATTTATCTGTAATGAAAGAAATTGCCGGTAGCATAATGTGGAAAGGTCAAAAACTTGGTGTATATAAAAGCAATATGATTATTCCACAAATTAGATGGGCTGAACAATTCAAAATGAATGGTGACGCTGATAACTTTGATAAATATTTTCTGATTATTCCAAATAAATGTCCTTATTGTAGTAAGCCAACAGAAATAAAAAAAGAAAATGACTCAGAAGTTCTTATGTGTACCAACGAAGAGTGTATAGGTAGGTTACTTGGAAAACTTACATATGCAGTATCTAAGTCGTCACTTAATGTTGATGGGTTATCGAAATCTACCATTAAGAAATTCATTGATCTTGGTTGGCTAAACTCAATTCAAGACATTTATCATTTATCAGATCATGAAAATGAGATGAAAGCTTTAGAAGGGTTTGGCAAGAAATCAGTAGATAAACTTCTTACATCTATTGAAAAATCTCGCAATACAAGTCTTGAGCGTTTCCTTTATAGTTTATCCGTTCCATTACTCGGCAAGTCAGCAAGTAAGATGATTGCAGAAGCAGTTGATTATGACTTTAATGTGTTTATTGATGAAATGACGATGAAGGGTGCGGAGTATTTTAGACATTTGCCTGGTGTTGGGGATGCATTAATAAGCTCGCTTAATACTTATTGGAAAAATCACTATTCAGACATACTTCAGTTAGCAAATGAGTTTACATTTGAAACACCTAACTTGGTCTTAAATGAAATACCAAAAACATTACAAGGAAAAACATTTGTTGTAACTGGTTCGGTTAATCATTATAAAAATCGTGATGAATTAAAAGCTGATATTGTTGTCCATGGTGGTACAGTCGTAGGATCTGTAAGTTCTAAAACAAATTATCTCATTAATAATGATATCAATTCAACTTCATCTAAGAATCAGAAAGCAAAATCGCTCAATATACCAATTATTTCAGAAGAAGAATTTTTGAAATTGATTCAATAAAACTAAACAGAAAAGGAGAATATACAACTGAGTGAAAGGAAGAGAACTCAAACAATTAATAGAAAAACATATTCAGGATGAAGATATTGTTTGTATTGGAGAAAAGAATGATGATCTTGGTCGGTATGATAAGAAAATCATAGGAATCGAAACAAGAAAAGTTGGCTTCGATGAAGATATTACATACAAAGCTATTATAACAAAAGCTTATGAATCCAACGGAACAATGAGATTCTGGAAGTAAAACATAAAGGAAGTGATCAAATCAACAGAATAATAAAATTGATAGACGGTGCTAAAATAGCAATCTATTATGCATTTCTCATATCTATCATATTAATATGCATCTGCGAAATTCAATCACAAAAAATTCAACAATACACAGTGCAACATCAATTCGCTGCACGAATGAATGAAACTTCAAATATAAAGAGAGAATTAATAAAAGAAGAGGAAATCGTTATCGAAGACAATATTTCTGATAACTTATCTACATATATCTATAATTTTTCTGATGATGAAATCTATTTAATCCAAAGAACTGTCGAGACTGAATGTCATGGTGGCGATTTCCTTTCAAAAACTCATGTAGCAAGTGTAATAATAAACAGGTTATATGATTCAGAATCAAGATTCGGATGTTCGATAACTTCTATTATTACATCTCCAAATCAATTCGCATATTTTAGAACTGAAATAGATCAAACTACAATTGAAGCAGTTGATTATGTATTAACATGCGGAGATACTGCAAACGGTTGTCTATGGTTTCATTCTTATAATGATTTTGGAAACTTCTACGGAGAATATATATTTAGTGATGATATAGGTCATCACTTTTATAGATAAGGAAGTGATTAAAATTAATTTAGTACAAAGACTATGCAGGCACAAAGTATATGAAGTTATTAAGTGCGAAAAAGATGCTAAACAATATACTTGTCACTGTTGCAACTGTAAATTAGTATTCACTTTACCAAAAGCAGTTGGTGAAGTTTATTCAAATATGTCTTAGGAAGGAGGTAAAAAATATGGATATCAGATTTACTAATATTAATCAGATCCCTAAGTTTGTAAAACTTATGGAAAAATTCAGCCCGGATGTAGATGTGGTTGATGGAAGATGTGTGATTGATGCTAAATCATTAAATGGAGTTCTAAGTCTTGGATTATATAAAGACTTTGAGGTATACATTCATACAAATGATGAAGATATCATGGAAGCATTTAATAACATTATTTTAAATTTTAAGGAGGAAATTAATGAAGGTAGTATGTATATCTGGGAAGGCTAGATCTGGTAAAGACACAACTGCCCAAATATTAAAAGAGCAATTAGAGTCTGAAGGGAATGCAGTTCTCATCATTCATTATGCCGATTATTTGAAATTCATTTGTAAGAATTATTTCGGTTGGAATGGGCTTAAGGATGAGGTAGGTAGGCACATGCTGCAGTATGTAGGTACTGATGTAGTGAGAGCCATGGACGAAAATTTTTGGGTCAATAAGGTAATTGAACTTTTGAAACTTTTTGGTCACAATTATGATTATGTTCTTATCCCAGATGCCAGATTTCCTAACGAAATAGAATCAATGAAATCAGAGTTTCAAACATTCTCGATTCGAGTATATAGAAACGGGTTAAATACGTCTGAGGAGACAAAAAACCACGAATCCGAGACTGCGTTAGACAATTATGTATTTGACTATAAAATTGAGAATTTTGGGTCAAAAGAAGACTTATTTAATGCAATTATAGATGTAAAACATAGCATAGAATTGGAGTGATAATTATCGGAAAAGAATTAAAAATATATCTTGGCGGAAAGATGAATGGACTTACATATAAGCAGATGAATCAGTGGCGTGTAGAAGCTACCAAAAAATTAAAAACATCTGCTAATTATACTGGTTATAAAATTAACGTTATTAATCCTGTAAACTATTTCAATTTTGAAGAAAGAAAGCAGCAGACAGAATTAGAGGTTATGAACTATGATCTTAAACATGTAGAAACAAGTGATATTTTAATAATTAACTTATCTGGTCTAACAACAAGTGTTGGAACTTCTATTGAAATCTATCGTGCATATCAGCTGGGTATTCCAATTTTATGTTTTGGTTATCCGGTTGAATATGACAAATTGCATCCATGGATTAAATGTTGCATTACAAGATATGAAGAAAAAGTTGATGATGTAATTGATTATATTCGAAATTTTTATTTTATTTAATGAATGAAAAAGTAAAGGTTGATTTCTTATGAAATCGAGAAAGGAGAATATACATATTGACAAAAGTAATTAAAAGAGATTGTTCAGAAGTTGATTTTGACAAATCAAAAATCTCAACTGCAATTCTTAAAGCTATGAAGAATGGTTCAGGCATTGTAAAACCAAAGATTGCGGACGACATTGCAAATGAGATTGAAGAAGAGTGTAAGGATAAAGAAGAAGTAAGCATCTCTGATATTGAATCAATGGTTTATGATAAATTGATTACTAAGAAGCAGAGACTTACTGCAAAAGCATATGAGGGATATAGAAGTATTCGTGAGTTTCAGAGAGAAAATGAGAATACAACAGACATAGAGATTCATGACCTTGTAGAAGATAAAGACGAATATTGGAAGGATGAAAATGCAAATAAAAATCCAGTATTAAATCCTACCAAAAGAGATTATATTGCTGGATCTGTTAGTACAGATATGACAAAAAGATATTTATTATCTCCTGAAATAATTCAAGCTCATAATGAAGGACTAATTCATTTTCATGATGCTGATTACTTCTTACAGCATATGCATAACTGTGGGTTAGTTAATTTAGAAGATATGCTTCAAAACAACACAGTAATTAGTGAAGTGTTAATCGAAAAGCCTCATGCATTTTCTACGGCATGTAATATTGCCACACAAGGAATTGCACAGATTGCTAGTAATCAATATGGAGGACAGAGCATTTCTTTAGCACATCTTGCTCCATTTGTTAATGTGAGTAGAAAATCAATCAGAAAGAAAGTAACAGAAGAATTATATGATAATGGATTGATTAGTGAGTATAATGAAGATCTTGCAGAAGTTATTAATATAACAGATAAACGATTAAAAGAAGAAATAGAAAAAGGCGTTCAAACAATCCAATATCAGTTGGTCACACTTATGACAACAAATGGACAAGCACCTTTTATCACAATTTTTATGTATCTGAACGAAGCAAAGAACGAATGTGAGAAAGCTGACTTAGCAATGTTAATTGAAGAAATGCTTCACCAGAGAATTCAAGGGGTAAAAAATGAAGATGGTGTTTACATTGCTCCTGCATTTCCAAAGCTTATTTATGTATTGGAAGAAGATAATATTACAGAAGATTCAAAATATTGGTATCTTACAGAATTGGCTGCTGAATGTACATCTAAGAGACTTGTTCCTGACTACATTTCCGAAAAAATGATGCTTGAATTAAAGGGTGATGTCTATACATGTATGGGGTGCGTTGACGGAAAAGAACTCATTACATATAAAATTAAGAATAATTTATATGTAGAATCGTTTGAAAGAATGTGGAGGAGGTTGTCTGATTCATTTGAAATCAAACATCAGTATTCCGAAGTTAATCCTAATTTATACATGGATTTATCCGAAGTAACGATTTATGATACAGAAAAAGGATTTGTTGATACAAAAAGAATTATTCGTAATGTATCAAGTGAATGGTTGGATGTGGACTTTTCTAATGGTAGAAGATTATTATGTACAACAGATCATCCATTAACATTAAGAGATGGTAGGAATGTACACGCATCAGAACTGAAACTTGGAGACAAAATCTTAATCAACTCAAATCAATATAATGAAGAATCAATTCTATTCAATACCGATAAAGCATGGTTGCTTGGATTTATGTTATGTGATGGATGTTATCAAAATAATCATGTATTTGCTTCCATTGCTGCAACAGGAGAAGATGAAATTGAAGAAAAGTTTAGTAATACATTTACTAAGTATTTTGGGTTGAATGTTAAAACAATTCTACAAGAACGTGGTAAAAAAGGAACATATAAAGATTTATGTGCTGTTTCAGATAACAATGGCGGTGTGCAGTATGTAATCAATTACCTTACATCTAAATTTGGTGGCATCAATAAAGTAAATAGACAAATCCCCAATGAGGTATTTTCTTGGAACTATGAAGCAAAACTTGCTTTCCTTGCTGGAATGATTGACGCAGATGGATATATCAATTCTCATCAAAATAAAAATGATTTTTCCACTGTACAAATTGGTTCTACCAATAAAGAACTGGCACTTCAGCAAATGGCTTTAGCTCAATCTCTTGGAATGCCAGCAAAGATTTATCATAATCATTATACAAAGAAAAATCCTGAACTGATTAGATATAGAGTTGAATTTTATCCAAATGATGAATTGATCAACTACATTGTTTGTAAAAAGAAATGTGATAACTACATTGAATCAAATGTATCAGGATATGCAATCGAATCGGAAGTTATTAAAATTAACCCGATTCATAAAGAAATATATAGTTATGATGTGACAACATCTAGTGAACATTTTGAAGTTAGTGGAATCTATAGCCATAACTGCCGGAGTTTTCTCACCGTTGATAGATTCTCAGATAAAGTAGGAAATATTGCAAACGCAAAGAATTTTGATCCAAGCAAACACAAATATTATGGACGATTTAATCAAGGTGTCGTAACAATTTCTCTTCCAGATATTGCTTTCTCATCTGACGGAGATTTTGATAAGTTTTGGGAAATTTTTGAGGAAAGAACGGAGTTGTGTCATAAAGCACTTAGGGCAAGACACGAAAGATTACTCGGTACGTCTTCTGATGTAGCACCTATTCTATGGCAGCATGGAGCATATGCTAGATTAAAGAAACATGAGAAAATCAACAGACTTCTTTATGATGGTTATTCTACAATCTCGCTTGGTTATGCTGGTTTATACGAGTGTGTAAAATTTATGACTGGTCATTCTCATTCTGATGAAGGGATTGGCGAAGAATTTGGATTAAAGGTTATGCAGGCGTTAAATGATAAATGTAATCAGTGGAAACAAGCTGAAAACATTGACTATAGTTTGTACGGAACACCATTAGAGTCCACAACTTACAAATTTGCAAAGTGCTTAAAATCTCGTTTCGGTAGCGATATCTTTGAAAAATTAGATGGTTTTGATAGAAATTATATTACTAATTCATATCATATTCCTGTCTTTGAACATATCACGGCATTTGAAAAGTTAAGGATCGAATCAAAATTCCAAAAATTAAGTCCAGGAGGAGCAATTTCATATATCGAAGTGCCAAGTATGAGTCATAATATTCCTGCTATATTAGAAGTTATTAAGTTTATTTATAACAATATCATGTATGCAGAGATTAACACAAAGAGTTGTTATTGTGAAAAATGTGGTTTTGATGGTGATATTCCTCTTGTATCAGACGAAAATAATAGACTTAAATGGGAATGCCCTAGCTGTGGGAACACTGACAATACAACAATGGATATAGCATTTAGAGTTTGCGGTTATATTGGTACTGCAAAAAATGGTGGTAATCAGGGTAGGTATGGTGATATTCATGATCGTGTTTATCATTTGGACGACATGGAATATATGGAGGATTAAATATGAGGTATGCGAGTATACGTAACCTTGATATTTCTAACGGTGAGGGAGTTGGAGTCTCCCTCTTCGTTCAAGGATGTGATAGGCATTGTTTCAATTGTTTTAATTCTGAAACATGGGATTTTAACGGTGGGAAAGAATGGACAGAAGAAACAAAAAATAAATTTTTAGGATTGATTGATAGACCATATATCAAGCGTGTTTCGTTTCTTGGTGGAGAATGTTTAGCAGAACAAAATTTGGATGATGTTTTGTCTTTAGTCCAACAAATCCGTATTTCATATCCAGAGAAATCTATTTGGCTCTATACTGGATTCCGATGGGAAGAATTGATAATGTATGATTCATACAATAGTTTTATTCCATTAGAGTTAAATTTAAGAAAAGATATATATGAATTATATATCAAACGACATCAGATTATAGAGCTATGTAATATCGTGGTTGACGGAGAATATATAGATGAGCAGAAAGATATAACACTCAAGTGGAGAGGTTCAAAAAACCAAAGATGTATTGATGTTCAGCAATCTCTCGCTCAGAATAAAATTATTTTATATTGTGATTAGAAAGGAGGAGTTAAAATGTTAGGAATTAATGTTTTAAATGCGACTCAGATTATGGGCGACCCATTATGGGCTGTTTTTTTAATCATTTTTAGTATACTCAGTTTATATATTTTAATTTATTTGCTTTTTGTTAGTTTACAAACTGAAAAATTAATGCCAGCAATTATAGGGTGTATTTTGTTTGTTATTGGTCTTATATCTTTGAAAATTGGAACACAATATCTGGGTTCTGTTCCAACCGGTAAATACAAGTATGAAGTAACAATAGATAAAGATGTGTCATTCACTGAACTTAATAGTAAATATAATATTATTGGGCAACGTGGAAACATCTATATACTGGAAGATAAATAAGAAAGTGGGTGATAAATACGTCATATTTAATTGATAAATTCAAGGGTAAATATAGAATCCTTGTAGAGCCTAATCAGGCAACAAATGATTGGAATCGTAAACTTGATGGAACGCTTGAAGATATAGATTTATATATTGCTTGTGCAGCAGGAACAAAAATATTTTATTATGGTTCATCAGTATTAGAAGCATATATACCATCCAAAGGACGTGGACGAAACATTAAAAAAGAAATTGATAAGCTTGATTCAAATATTATCTTTGATTATACAGAAACTGATTCAGAAGTCCTTTTCAAATTCAAATACTCTGATTCTTCAAAAATTATCCCGTTATTAAAACCAAGAACATCAGGTGCTAGTATCAGTCCATATAGCGTTAAAAATTTGCCAAAATCTTCATATACAATTCCAGATGAAGATTTAGTCCTATACAAAAATACAGTGGCTAAAATTCCACCAGAACGTATTTTAACTATAACACATAGCACAAATAATTTTATCAAATCTTTGGCAACAAAAAAGAATCCAATGGAGAATATTAAAGCAGATATGAGAAAGAAATGTCTCAAGGGGAAAGAGTATATTCACTCGATAGGAAAGTGGCAAGAGTATATTCAATATCTCCGAGATAACATCGAATAGGAGGAGCTAATATGATATATGGATTAAATTATGTAACACCGAGCGATTTATTTAGCTATGGATTCAAACTAACAAAGAACGATAATTATATTTACAGAATTATTGGACATTCTGGATTTAAGTCTAAGATATATGTATATTTTCAAATTGACTTAGATGAAAACAGGATTACATACGAGGTAAAGAAGGAAGATGGATCAATTTATTATCCGTATTATAATTGTTATTTTGCTAACAAAGTACGTGATAACATTAATAGAATAATCGACTGTGAGATAAAAAAAATGAAAAAGAAAGGAATATTAAAGTAATGAGATATATTGAAAAAATAAAGGTAAAATACTTCGATAAAGACATTGAAAAGTTAAAGATTACCCCTAATGGAGACTGGATCGACCTTCGTTCAGCCGAAACTGTACATCTAAAGAAAGGCGAGTTTCATTTGATTCCATTGGGAATAGGAATGAAGTTGCCGGAAGGTTATGAAGCGAATATTGTTCCACGTAGCAGTACATATAAGAATTTCAAAATCATACAGACAAATTGTTTTGCGGTCATCGACAACAGCTATAGTGGAGACTCAGATCAGTGGTTTTATCCTGTAGTCGCTATGGAAGATACAATAATCCATAAGAATGATCGAATCTGTCAGTTCCGGATTAACGAAAAGATGCCGATGGTTGAATTTGAAGAAGTAGAGCATTTGGACGAAGTGAGTAGAGGTGGATTTGGAAGTAGTGGAATCAATTAACAAAGTAAACGATAAAATATATTATGATGTTCCTGAATTTGATGGAAAGAATATATCGGTAAAAGAAGTTGCGAGGTTAATGGGAAAAGATCAGCAGTTTATACGTCAAGGTATTATCAAGGGCATACTTCCAATTGGTGTAGCTTTTAAAAAAACAATAGTAGATTCTAAATGGAATAAAGAAAAAGAATCAACACAATATGATTTTTATATTAGTCCTAAACTCTTGTGGGAGTATACCGGAATAATATATAAGCAATAGAATAATATGTAGGGATAGATTTTACAATGTCTATCCTTATTTTTATTGCGAATAATATCTAAATGTGCTAGAATACTACACGTAGTATTTTGTTTAATTTGTTGTGATATGCTGTGATTTTATTACAGAATGTCGCATTACATGACGCATAAATTCCCAAAAGTGGCTTAAAGCCTACACTTTTTATACTAATCAGATTAATGGTACTATAAGAAGAGGTATGGGTAGAGATATAGACGCTGCCTGCGGGCAGTTAAGGAGAAATTATATGCAAGGCTCAAAAAGCTAGTAAAATCAAGGCTTTTGAGCCTTCTTTTGTTTTTGCTATTTCATATGAAATACAGAACAAATGTTTATTGACATGTTTAATTATGTGTGGTAAGGTTTGGTTAGTGTTGAAGAATGACGCAAACATGACGCACCTTGATGATTTACATGACGCATGATAAGGAGATGGGAATAATGGCTAATAGAAGTAGAGGAGAAGGCTCGGTAACTTATGATAAAAGAAGAAAAAGATGGAGGGCAAGAATAACTACCGGGTGGGAATTAAATGAAGAAACAGGAAAAGCAAAACAAATAATAAAAACAATAGGTTCAAATTATAAAACAAAGGGTGAAGCCAATGCAGCACTTGCTGAATATTTACAGAACCCTTTTGATCTATCAAATAAGGATATAACTTTTTCACAGCTCTATGAAAAATGGTTTAGAGAATGCATAGAAGATAAAAAAAGTTCTATGGCATATCGAGTAAGAGCAGCGTATAAATATTGCTCAGAAATATATGACAAAAGAATTATTGATATAACTATATTAGACATGAAAAAATGCATCAACAATGGTACAGTTATACCAACAAGAGGTAAATATAAGAATAGAGAAAGAACAGCTTCCCCTCAAACTAAGGAGTCAATTAAATATATATTCAATCATGTTATGGCTTATGCAACAGAGGCTAGACTTATAAGATATAATATAGCAAAAGAATTTGCATTAGATAAAAGCATTGAAAAACAGAAAAAAGAAGAACATAAAGAAAAAGTTCCATTCAGAAAAGAGCAACTGGAACAAATGTGGAATGGTAAAGATTTTATTCCTTTTTGTGATATGCTTTTGTATAACTGCTACAGTGGTTGGAGACCAAGCGAATTAATTGAAATTCGAGTTGAAAATGTACACTTGGATGAAAATTATATTGTTGGTGGCAAAAAAACAGATGCTGGAAAAGAAAGAATAGTGCCTATCCATCAAGATATAAAACCAATAGTTGAAAAATACTATAAAGAAGCTATTTCTGTAAAAAGTGAATATTTATTTAATGATTTAAATACAAGATGCGGTATTGGACTCAGCTACGATCAATGGTGTAAAAGATTTAACGCAATAATGAAAATACTTAAATACGATGATATATACACTCCTCATTGCTGTAGACACACATTCACTACGTTAGCAAAATCAAAAGATGTCCAAATGAATGAATATGCATTGAAAATAATAATTGGACATAGAATTAAAGATATAACAGAGGAAATATACAACCATTGGCAATTACCAGATTTAATAGAGGAAATGAATAAAATAAAAGTATTTTCAAAATCGTAAAAAATAGGGTACTCAAAAAATGAGTACCCTATAATTATTATAAAGCTAATTTATCTTTTAATAAATTAATTTCTTTTTCTAATTTTTCAATTTGTTCTTGCTGTACTTGAATCATTTTAATCATTCTAGGAACTAATCTTGAATAATCAATAGAATCTGGTTTTTCATCTTCATCTAAAGTTACGCAATACGGAATTTTCTCATATACGTCTTCAGCATATAAACCTTCACAATCTGTTCCATTAGATTTATTCTTATAGTCGTATATTACAGGTTGCAAATTCAAAATCTCTAATGCATCATCATTGTTCATATATCGTTTATGGTCTTTATATCTCTTTGATGACTTTTGATTAAAAGCCGAAGCATATACTGGAGCATACGTAAAACTAGCAGCCGTATTTGAAGATGAGTATGTTAAAGAATATAAACCTAAAGACTTTACTATACAAGAAGAAGTTGCGTTTCCAGCTATCCAATAAGGTGTTCCTGATGATCTCCATGTGTTACATCTTAATTCCTTCCAATAATGATCAGTAGTGCCTAATACTAAATCATTATTAGTTAAAGGAGATATATAACCAGTAACATATCCACCAGTTTTAGGAAAAGCATAAGAATATACTCCACCAGACGTAATAAGGCTTGTTGACCCAGATGAAGCCGTAGTAGCACCGAGCGAATATCCATTAATAGTAGATACATTTGTTATATATCCGCTGTTCATATTAACAGTAGGATGTTGTACTGATGCACCAACACTGCTTGTAGGATCAACTGATTGTCCTAGAACTGTGATTGATGTACGATCAAATTTAAATCCACCTTCATATTTTGATTCAGTATTATTATACAACCCAATATATCCCATATGTGTGCTAGGTGCAATAGTAGCCATTAATCTTCTTAAGGCTGGACTTCCTGTCCCTGTTGATCCAATCGGGGTTTCTCCATCAGAATTATAATCATAAATAGCAAATAATCTTTGGGTGGTTGCCGTTTCATTTGCAGCATTCAAATATAAGCTACCATTAAACGTATTCGATACATTTAATCTTGCAAGATTAGAATAAGCACCTCCTGATGTTAGAAGTGCAGTAGAACCGGATGTAATAGAGTTAGTAACTGCATCTCCATTAATAGTTCCATTTACTGTTAAATCTCCTGTAATGGTATCTCCAGCTGTTGAGACAGCACCAATATTTCCAGGTGTAATATTAACATTACCAGTCCTATATGAGTCTTCTTTATTTCCTTTGACACCACTTACAGGTGTTCCGGCAAGAACATCCCAATAGTCATCTGCCGTTCTATAAATATTTGAACCTGCTGGGATTACATTTCCTGCTCCTTCTTTGAAATTATCTGTAGTTGTAAATTCATCTGAGATATTGTACATATCACCAGATGACGCATTATTAGGTAATTCACTGAACGTAATTGTACCCATTGGACGTAACGCACCAGCAAATGATTCAGAAATCGTTTTTGCCTGTTCGTAATAATATTTTGCCGAATCTGTTTTACCAACAGCGTATGATTCGGCATTTGTTTCTGAAGCAGCAGCATTAGTTTCAGATGTCTTTGCGTTATCAGCACATTCTTTGGCTTTTGTATAATAAGTCAATGCGTTATTCTCTGATACTTTGGCATTTGTTTCAGAAGTTGCTGCATTATCAGCAGAAGTTTTTGCTTGATCTGCATATTCCTTTGCTGAATTCTCTGAAGATTTTGCCTTTGTTTCCGAAGTCTTAGCATTATTTTCACTTGTCTTAGCATTACTTTCTGAAGTAGCCGCCTTTAATTCTGACTGTTTGGCATTTGTTTCTGATTCTTTTGCATTAATCTCTGACTGTTTAGCATTGTCTGCATATTCTTTTGTCTCATTGTATTTTTTAGTTATTTCAACCAAAATATCTACAAAAGTAGAAAAGTCACTTGAACTTTCTACATCTTCAGCCTGAACTGCTGATTTTTCAATATTTAAATATCCAGTGGTAGTGGATACAACCTCTGCATTTGCATTAACGATTTGTATTTGAAATGGTAATCTGTTGCCATAAAATACAGTAATATTTCTATCCAGATTGACCGTTACAATATTATCAGTGATTGCACACTTTTTAAGGATTACTGTATCGTCAGATTTTTTCATCTGAAAGCTTGCGTTGCACCCAGTTAGATCAACAGGATTACCATCAGAAGTAATAGTTATAGATAGTACACGCATCGTATCATACTGTTTAGAATATACTGGTTCATATAGATGATTATCCATTATATCCATTGATATATTTTGAATTGATTCCATCACTTTCTCCTTTCTAATTATTCTTTGCCTATAGATGTAAGAATTCCACCTGTAAAGTAAAGTGCTGTTCCAGTACCAGTTAAAACTTTAGTTGTTATTCCATACTTATCTTGACAGACATATGAAGTGTCACAATAAATATTTCCACTTGACTGAATGTTGTTAGTTTTTACATTCCCACTAACAGGTACTGTTAATTGTTTATTTGCAAATGAAGCAGAACCGTCTGAATTTATAATTGTTTTTCCATTACCGAACGAAGCAGAACCGTCTGAAAATAATATAAAATTTCCGATGAAACTTTTTCCTCCATCTGTAGATTCTTGACAACTTAATATCCATGATTTTTCACCTGTTGATAATGGTGGTTGAAAATAAACACGATACACATCATTTCCTACCGTGACATCATTATATATTGCATTGTTTTTTATATCCCAACCACCAATATTACCTTTTTCTGAAATCATTGATCCATTGCGTTCTATCATAAATGGTTTACTGCCATCTTCATTTTGTACAACAATATAAGGTTTATCTTCTTCATTAATGAACATCAACCCCGCTTCGTTTGAGCCTATAAAAATGCTATCAGACGAAGCCAGACGTGTATTACTTATTTTCCATGAACCAATAGTACCTTTTGAAGCATTGACTGTACCTGAGAAAAATGCATTTCCTGTTTTACTTACTGTCATAATAGCTTCACCATCTTTGGTAATTGCAAGAATGTTATCAGAGTTTGGATTAACACTAAATTTTGTGCTTCCATTAGTAATTGTTAAACCATTCTGATTAAAAGTCATACTTCCACCAGAGTTTGCAATTTCTAATGCTTCGCCAAGAATTAATTTACCAACAATCGTCTCAGCAATAAGTCCATAGGCATCCTTTGTTGTTCCGGTAGAAGGATCTGTATATTTTATCTTACCAAGAGCTGTTTTAATAGTTTCCCAGTTATCATCAGTGACAGCTATAGTATTATTAATAATCTTTAGTTGTTCGTCATCATATGACTCTGTAATATCATCATACGAACGACATAAAATACCATGCTCATCAAATACAACCGTTTGATCATCTGTATTCTTTAATGAGACAGCAGTAGCGTTTAATCCATTATCAACCCAACTGTTTACAGATTTATTTGTATCTTCACCTTTCTTTGCTTGTCGCTTAACGCATTCATAGCTTGTAGCCATTGATTTTGCATTTGACAAAACAGATTTTATATCAGTTAATCCATCTTGAATTTTTGTTACTGTTGAGAAATTACATGGAAGTTCAGAAATACTACTGGATTTAATTGTATAATCCAACAAACGTAGTTTGTATAATTCTCCATCAATTTCTAAATGAATCCACGCCCCAGGAACAAAGTTATCCTGTAACGATTGAAACTCCTTCATAGCAAATAAATTTCCAATAGTAGCAGATAGTTCATATTGTAATTCACTTGCCTTATATAGCTCTTTATTTGCCGTAGAAAGCAGTTCTTCGGCTTTATCTAATACTTCTTTATTGTTTAGTCCATCTGAGATATAATTATCGTTTTGATATGTGTCTTCTCTACGGTATGTACAATATTCATGATATAATTCTTCACCAAGATATTTTTCAAGATTTAATTGGTCTTGAATAGAATTGGTTATCTTTTCTCTATTTGCCTTATCTTTCTCAAAGTTATCAATTGTAGCTTGCCGTATCTTAATTTCTTTATCCACATCTTTCTTCCGTTGCAGATAGTCCTTGTAAATTGTATTGAATTCATTCTCTTTTAAATTAGCCTTCATCTCAATCAGAATATCCAAGCATGATTGATAAGCATCAGAAAAAGATTTTAGACGATTAAGACAATATTCCTTCCACTTACTAGAGTCGTATTTATCAGAATCATGCTCATCATAGTTATCTATACCCTGTTTAGCAAGAGTACAGTCAAATTTCTGATATACATATTTTATCTGATTTTCTTCTGTAGTAATTGTAACAGGAGATGTTTGTGAAGCTTGGTCTTCTCGATTTTTAGTATTATAAACATAAAATCTTCCAGTCCACGTATTTGTATTTTTATCATAGTTTGCCGAACCATCTACAATATCAGCTTTATAATTCTGTGCCATTAATATCTGGACAAGATTTTTAATCGCATTATTAACAGTTGATATACCAGAAATATGAGCAGACTGCAATGCAACTGTTCCAATAGTATTTTGAAGATTTGTAGTTGATAGTTTTTCTAATTCCTTTTCTGCAGTTGTATCTCCGGGTTTAGGCATCATTTCTGACGTGTAATATAAAATCTGATCAATATCTTCATAAATAGATTCCATATTAGCTCGATATGTTGCCAATTTGGAATTATATAGTTCCTGATAAGAGTTAAGTTTCTTTCGAAGTTCATCACTCATATCTGAAAACATAAATTCTGGAAACCTGTTTATGTAAGAAGTGCCATTTGGATTAATTGCACGAACAGCAGCGGTGATATTATCATCACCACCTTGTACACGAAATGTATTTTTTAATTCATCTTCATTGCTATTTAAACTTATATCAGATGCAAGATTATCTTTAGATATGTATATATTTGTTTCAAATCCATAACCTCGCTGAATTGGTGTAATCTTTTTACATGTCGGACAGATTTCAGCATTCTCAAAACGTTGTTTACAAACAGAGCAGTAGTCCTCTAAATCATATAAACTAACTGTTCTATCTGAACCAACAATAACTAAACAATTTAATTCATCTGCAAGATCACCAGATAGAAAATCATAAATGGATTTATCATCAATAGAAAACGAACGTACAAGAGATGCAATAGTAGAATCTACATGCTTAATCGAATAATGTGGAGCTTTTGATAAAACTCTTCCAAGCAATGAATTTCCGACATCTTTTGAATCATATATTTTAGCAATTACATAATCGTCTCTGGCAATATCATCTTCTGTATTAATTTCTATATCATACAACATCGTCTGAGATAATTCTGCAACCCCAAGGTTTTGACCAGTTATACTTTTAACAGTAGAAGATGATTCATCCTTATCTACTGAGATTTGAAAATATTCATTATATTCTGGTATATATATTACAGACAAATCTGTTACATCATCCCACACAGCACATGAATTTCTATATATCTTAAAGCTTAATTCATTTGTCTGGTGCATATCTGGCGTTATTTCAAATTCATCTACTGGATATATAATACCTTTAGATTTTAATGGAGTAGCAGAAGAGAAGTATCTATGACACAGAACGATTGTAGGATTAACTATATTATGTCCTATATCAAAAATTGGACGTATTCCCATTATAATCCCACCTTTCTGTAATTTTTATACGATACCTCAATCTTACATGGTAAATTGGTTGTAAATGTAGTTTTTTGATTAGTTAATGATGAATAGATTTTAGGAAATTTATAGTTAAAATCTTGGGTTAAATGAGAGCTATTTGACCGATTATCAGAGTCATAGATATAATTGGAACTAAAGATTATATTCTCATTTTTTATGCAGTTTTTAACCTTTATTTTGTACAATATATCACCATTATAGGATACACCAATTTCAAGATTACCAGCAGTAAGTATATTTATCTTCATATCAACTGCTTGCTCGCCAACTAATGATGACTGATTATTTATTACCAACGATTCATTTGCAGATAGCGTTTTATTAACTGTTCGTGACTGGTATCCATATATACTGTTTGTAGTAATATCAAATTCAACACCAATAGTACCATTAAATAACTCTATTTTCTTTACATCTATTTTTGCATCATAGGTAGTGATATCCGATACGTCATCTCTGATAATAGATAATGGGTAGTACCCATCTGACCTGTTAAACCATCTTACGATTGACATTAAATCATAATCATCTATATCTACTGGTTCACAATCAATTATCTTTAAAAATTGAATTGTCTTAGTAAGATTTGTTGAGGTAGCATCAATGAATATATCTTTGTTGAGTCCTGCCGGACGAAAAGTATCGAATGTTAATTCACTTACACTTGTTACTTCAGTTCCGGCAGATGTTGTAACATTACACATATACAAATTAAATTCAGACGCATACCGTCCGTCAAAAATTAAGTCCATCATTCATCCTTTCCAGACTATGACAGACTCTTCTTAAACTCTGTAATAGCCTTATTTGTTTCTTTTTTATATTTTCCTTTTTCTTTTCCTATAAATTTCTTCTGTTTTTCAACTAGAAGCAGATACTTTTCTTTTAATTCTTTAACCTGCTCAACCTGACTAAGTAAATCTTGTTCATACTGTTTCGTCAGTTCTATACGATTAAGAACTGCATCTGAAGATAATTCATTAATCTCATGTTTTAATGAGTCATTTTCTTTCCGCAGTCTATTATTTTCCTCTTCAAGTCGCTCAATTTTTCTTTCGAGCGTATTTATTTTTCGTTCATTTTTAGAATTTGTTGATAACATTTAATCACCACCTTATTAAAATAGGAGAGGGCGAATAACCCTCTCCGTAATAAATTAGAACCTATTTATTCTTTTACTGTTTTTACCAACAGCAAGGTCAATAGTAGCAGCTCTCATAGTTTTAAGTACCTGTTTGTCATTCTGCATTGCACTTAAAAGCTGTTCAGAGAACTCTTTTGGATCTTTGACGTTCGGTAATGCAATATTCTCGATTACAAGTTGTACATCACCGGCTGATCCATTACTTGATACATTGGACATATTTAATATTGGACTCTTAGAGATATTAGCTAAAGAAGCATCAATTCCACGAGTTAAATCAAGTTGTGCTGTATCTACAGGAGTTAATATTGAACCGTCAGAAGTTTGAATCGAGGCAGATTTAACAAACTCATAAGCCCATTTTCCTGCCACCCATTTAAGATTTTCCTTAACTGTATTTTGCTCTTTATCTTCTTTCTTATCATCTGCTGAACCTTTGGCTTTCTTAGTCTGTTTAACTTTCACACCAGCCTGTTTTGCCGCAATCTCGTACATATTTGTAACCGAGTTTACGATTTCAGCCAATGCATTCTGTACAGTTGTTTGATAAGTTGTAAATTTGCCATTAAAATTAGATGCAATTTTTCCACCACTGAATATAGTATCAAACGCATCTGAAACTATATATCCAGCATCTTTTGCAGCTTCCTTTAATGTATCGCTAATAGAAGCACTGTTGTCATTAACATTCTTTAGAAGATCTTGGAATAATACCTCAAGATTCTCAAATTTCTCATCAATCTTATCTGAATAATCTTGGTATAGATTATCCATCATTTCTTCCTGATCAGACACCCATCTATCGTATTCTGTGTCACGAAGATCCTGTTCAGCATCTTCTAAATCTACACGAATTTGCTGTACTTTCTTTTTAGCTTCTTCACTGTTGTCATTCTCGTAAGTTAAAAGTTGCTTTCTAAGTGTAGCAATATTTTTCGTCTTCTCAGCAATAGATTTCTGATATTCGTATAACCATTATGTTACTATATTAAAGGTTCGTTAAACCTTATAGATTTACAAAAAGTAAATTTTCTTTAGGTTTTCCTAAAGTGCAGACCATATTATTCACCATATCTTTTAGACTTAGGTGCGTTCCACTTCGGGAGACTTCTCCCTACGAGTATTTCAACTCTGGTCGTTGAACCTTCCTCTATTCGAAGCTTGGCTGCTGATTACCCATTTTTGAACATGATAAAAACACCTAGTATTAACTAGATGTTTGTATTCTTTATATATATTTAATTTTCAAACATTCACACCTGGATTTGTTTCATTCCTATGTTGTAGTTTAAATATCTTTAGGGTTTTCCAGCAATTCAAAACGATACATTATATCCTTTCGGAATATAACGGACTATTCGTAAATATATCTATTTACGTTTAATCTTTTTCGGATTCAAGTGCTTCCTTTTTCTTATCAATTAAATCCTGTAGACTTTCAAGAATTGCATCGTAGCCTTTTCTTGCAAGGTCGATCATTGCATCCTTTTCATCTTCGGCACTTGATATAGCATCTCTTTGAGCCTTAATTAATTCCTTTTTCCTGTCAATTAAATCCTGATTGTATGGATCTTTTGCTAGTTCCTTATCAATCTTTTTAATCTCAGATGCATATTTCTGGGATTCTGCCAAATAGAGGTTATACATACTTGCATAACTACCCATTTTAGCATTACCTTTATCAGTTAAACCTCTGTTAGATTTTCCATCTGTCAGATCGTCATCTTTAAGAAGAGAAGATACCCAGTCAATCTCATCTGCAACATCTTGAATTTCTTCAATTAAGCGATCAAATTTATCCCATTCTAATTGACGAATAGAATTTTGGAATTCCTGCAAAGAAGTATTGGATTCAATGATAGCCTTATTGATCGCATCAATTTGTGCTTTCATATCATACCAAGCTTCTGAACCTTGTTTAATCTTGCCTGACGATACGGCTTCATTAAGCGATTTAACCATTTGGTCACGTTGCTGAACTAATAGTTTGTTATTGCTTTGTTCATTCTTTATCATTGCATCATAGTATTTACGTGATACAATCTGACCTTTTGCTTCGGCTAATTTAACTTGAGCATCGAGAATATCATTTAATCCTGTAAACGCTTTTTCACGTTCCTCAAAATGGGAAACAATATTGTCGAACTTCTGTTGAGCAAGTTTAGAAAGTGAGATATTAAGCTCGTCTATCTTGTCCTTACAGTCCCTTGCCTTTTCCCACCACTGCTGGAATTCATCTATCTTTTTCTGAAGATTCTCATCTGTAACAGTCTCAATCTGAATTGTACCATTGATTACTTTCTGTTTGTAATCATCTGACAATCCAACTGCATTTGCAGCATTCATATAACCATTATAAGAATACTGTAATAACTCGATTTCACGGGCTGTTTGATTTATTTCTTCCAACAATGCTTTATTACGCTTAGACCACCATTCATAAGTGTTACCTTCAGCTCTGTCTAAACTTGTAATAGCTTCCTCACATCTCTGAATAGCAATAGCAATCCAGTCATATTGTTTAGATGTATCCTGTGCCTCTTTTGCGGAGTCTGAAGCAGATTTTCCGGAATCACCGCTACCTTTATAATATGAACCACCAGGTGACGTATTAGCTTTAACTTGTGCCTTTAATCCATTTTTAACCTTTATTTTCCATTGAAGGTATGTTTCGTCTGCTTGATGTTGAAGTGCACCAACTTCACCAGATTTAGTGTTTGGGTCTTCCATTTTAGCTTTTAATTTAATATATGTTGTAAGTAAGTCGTTTGCACCAGCAATGCCTTCACCTAATGCAAGTAGGTTTTGAAGATCCCCATCTGTATTAAGAACAGTGCCATTGGCTGTTACCTTATCAAACATATATTGTTTAAGAGCTATTGATGATTGACCAAGTGCATTTGCTTCATTAATTAGATTACCGATTTCACTGACGGAAGCGTTTTCTAACATATCTGTAGCATCTGCTGCAGTATATTTACTATTACCTAAACTATGCTGATATTGAACAACTTCCTGAATGGCTTGTGATTCTGCACCATACTTATTAATGAGCATTTGTTCCGCAACAGCAGAAGCGTTTGTTACACCATTCTTTGTTAATTCAGATTCTACCCAATCACGATTTTCTTCTGTAATTTGTTCTTGTAGCTCTGAATGATATAAAAATTTTGTTGCAAGTGTATCGAAAGCATCTTGTACTTCTTCGGTAGTAGAATTAACATCTTGCATTACAGATAAGAATTCCTCATATGCAGCTGTAGAACCATCAATACTACCAAACATTCCTTCTGCATTAAGAGCAGTGAGGTTATCTACGTCCATACCCTTGATGCCATTTTTCTGATAGTCGGCTAATGCCTTATCTAATGCAGTAAAAGCATCTTTGGTTGTATCAGCGGCTTTTGCAGTGTCAATTGATGTAGAAACTTTTATTTCAAGTTGTTTTTTGTGTTGTTCCTTTAGCCACTTATCCAAGTCCTCAGCAGAATGTATCTTGGATTTCTCATCAATAGACATTCCTAGAATAAGGTCAAGATCTTCTTTATTTCCATCTTTAACTAACCCAGCGATATAATCATTAATTCCTTCTTCATCGGTTTTATCAGAATAAGCAGGATCAAATGGATTTTTGGCAATTTGATATCCACCAAATTTTCCTGACATATGAAGAAGAGAACTTACATCTTTTGCATCAGAATTGAAACCTGCAATAATACCATGTATATAAGACTCACCAATTTTCTTTCCTTGTGCATCATACATTGATGCATTTTTAATACCATTTTTATCAAGTTCAAGTATATGGTCAATTGATAAATCTCCATCTTTCTTTGCAGTGTCAAGAATTCCATAAATATATTCTTGTGCCGTTTTCTGACCAAGGAATTCAAAAGTACCGTCATCATTATTAACAATATGTGAAAAAGCGAGAGAGGAGATACCATCATAACCTTCAATATGATCAATCATATCGCCAAATACTGTATCTATATTAGTGTATCCTTCTTCTGCACTCTTTTTTAATTGATCATAATATGAGTCTATAAAATTACCATCATCATCATAATATTTAATATCAGATAATTGGTCTCGCCATTCCTCAATATTATCAATATTCCAATCAATAATTTGACGATCATCCATATCGACATTACCATACTTAGACTGGATAGTACCGTTTCTAATTTTATCTGCGTAATCGTCAAGACCCCACTCATGAATTTTATCATTTTCTTCCTTTAATGCCTGTTCTGAATCAGCAATAGTTTGACTAACTGATTGTACATCATCTTTTATACCATCTGAAGTACCAGTAAGATATTTTTGTGCATCTTCGCCCATTGTAATCAAAGGATCTTTTAGATAGCCCAATTCTTCTAATTTAGCTAGTAATTCATCGAGACTATAACCGCATGACGTAGCAAGAGAATTTAATGATAGAAGTGCTTGCTGTTGTGCTTCTGTTAAGTCAACTGCTACGCCATTACTTAAATCTTCCCATTTCTGTGATAATTCATCTGCACTAAAATCATTAAGAAGATCGGCATCTTTACTTACGGTACTATTTGAATCATCTAATTGTGGTTGAATTTTTACAGTGAAAGTATAATCATTAAAAGCACTTTGCATATCAGGAGCAATAGATTTGATATAATCAATAATACCTTTCTCTACACCAGCTTGCTCCATTTCTGATAATAATTCTTGATAGTCTTCAATAGCCTTACTCTTATCTACTTCGTTTCCAGATTCTATCGCTTTCTGATAATCATTATAGGCTTCAGCACCACGTTCATAATAATCATATAACTCATCATCGTTAACTATTTTACCTAGGTAGTATAAATCATTTCCGTTTTTCCACTCATCTGAATAATCTGATGCATTATTATATATATTTGTAAGACGCTGTTCTAAGTCACCTGCGTATTCAGAAGACCCTTTTAAAGTCCTTTGAATCTCTGCAATGGTATCCTTAACTTTATCGGCATCGCCAGATATCTTAAAACTGTTTCCAATCCGTTCAATATTGTCAAATGATTCAATATATTTGTTAATTTCGTCATTGTTTGTTACGTTAAATTTCTTGGAATAGTTGTTATATTTATTTCTTGATTGTGAAATACTTGTGCCAGTTCCCCAATAATTAGAATTCCATTTCCAACCAGGGGTAAGGTCATCTGTTATATTAAAAAGTTTATAAATAAGACCCTGATTTCCACCTAACATAAGGAGGTTAGCAATATTACCAACACCATTGATGAAATTACCCCACCAGCCTCTTTTATTGGCAGCATTAACTGCTTTTTGGATATTTTGCTTTTTAATCTCATCCAACAATCCAAGCTGGTCTTCCAAAGACCCGTTTACAAGATCAATACCTTCAGCTTCCTCCCCATAAGTTTTGATAAGAGAAGATTGGATATCAATTAATTCGCTACGTTTTGTTGCGGCATCTTCATAAGATAAGTTTCCATTATCTAATTCATCACGAAGCTCTGAAAGTTTTTGCATATTAGAATCAAGAGAAGAGGTTTGCTCATCTAATGTTTCTGACGCATTGTTAATAGCTTCGCTCATTTCTTTTTCGCTATTAATAGCAGCATTGATAATAGCTGTAATTGCAGTGATTGCAACCATCCATCCGATTGAAGATAAAACTGACCCAACCTTTGCCAGTGCTTTTGTACCAGCTGTTGCTACTTTTGAACTTTTTGCTGTCTCCTTAAGATATGCGTTATAGCCTGCTAAAGCTTCTTCTGCACTGTTATATACCTTTCCTGATTTTTGAGTTGTTTTAAGGAAATCTTGTAGAGATTCATCGGTAATATTTAGATCTTTAAACAAATCATCAAATTCAGATATAAATTGGTTAATTGTTGTGTCAGAATCTACAAGCTCAAAAAGGTCTGTTATACTTTTCTTTGCACTTTCTGTAGCCTCTGGTATTTCGCCAATATAATTTTTGAAAAACTCAAAAGAACCTTTCCCATTTTTCCCACCATCTTTATTATACGTTACCCACACTACATATAACTTTACCTATTATTATTTATATGCTATAATTATAAAAATGGAAGAGAGGGATAGATATGAAAAAAGTTTATTATTGTCCAAAATGTTTTGAGGAAAAATCATGGTTTGCATATACTTCGTCTGAAGAGGACAATCCAATGTGCAAAAAACACAATATAAAAAAAGAAATACAAAATATTAATGTCAATGATTTAAATGATATAGCCTTAGTAACAAAACATGACGTAGACTGTATCCAATCTATGATAAAACTTAAAGAAGAAGATCCAATAGAATATCAATTAAAAATGGCTAAATTTAGAGAACTTGCAAAAATAAAAAACGAAGAATACGAAGAAGCTTGTCGTAAATCAAAGGAAGAACAATCAAAACCTAAGTGCCCTATATGTGGATCAACATCAATCACTACAGGAGCTAGAGGTGTTAATAATTTTTGGGGTTTTCTTGGAGCAAGCAGGACAGTTAACCGATGTGGTAATTGTGGACATACTTGGACACCGAGATAGAAGAGTAGTATATTATATGTTGTTGATAACGAGAAAGAGTATGTTTTAGAGGAGGTGATAATATATGAATCCTACTGATTTATGTTGGGAGACTGGCAATTATACGGATGCTTGCGAATGCGAATTTTGTGATCACAAAAATGAATGTAGTGGTTATGACGATGATGACGAAGATTAACGAAAGAGTAGAGAGTTAATCTTCTCTAAGCAGAAAGTATTAAATATTAATTGTTGCAACGAGAAAGAGCAGGAGTTATTGATTCTGCTCTTTTTATTTAATATGGGTTATTTAAACCTTCTGAAATTAATAAACTTTTGTTATGTTCTTCTAATTGATACATGATTATCGCATACATAAAATAATCAAATGAACGATTGCCAATATCTCTCTTAGCTAAATCAAGTATAATACAATTTTCAAAAGATTCTTTAACTATTTTGTTATTATTAGCATTATATTGATTTTCAGTGTAAATACTAAACGCACTTGAATCATACAAATCTAATTGATTTTTATCTTTGATTAATTCAAATAAACGTTTATCATTTTTGTAATATTCAAATTGCATAGAATGGAATAGAAATACTACACTTCCATGAAAAGCCAATCTAAAATTAATCAGTGCATTTCTAACCACCCAATCAGTATCATAGGGATTTATATACTTATCTATATAATCCTGGCAAAGTCTTTCATCAAAACAATATACCTTATATTCTATTAAAGTTCTACAAATAATAGAGCTTATTTTATGAAAATCCATACGATGCTCTGTTTTTGAATCACCCTTATGGTATTCACCGTAGAAGGCTCTTTTTGCTTCTTCTCGTTTTCTTTGATAATAATTTTCTGCCTTAATAGATATTTGATCTAATTCACGTATATAAACGCCACAATATTCCTTGAAATCTTTATCCATTTGATTATATAAATCGTTTATTAATGGAATTATCCATTTCGACCACATGTATTGGAAATTACTTAAATCGTCCATATATCTCCCTCTACTATCTAACATTATACTTACTTAGGGACTCGTTAGATTTATGAAATTCAATCATTTCAGTAATTTTTGGTGCAGTATTATCTGGTTCAAATTTGTTTAAGATATATTTACTTGAGTACACTTTTTCACTACACTTTTTCAAATTTGCTCGTAGCGTTATAACAGTAGTTATAATCAATACTATAAGAAAACCTGCCACTGATAAAAATTCCATCTTTTTTCTCCTTTTTCTCCTTTTAATGAATGATTATGTTAAGCTATGATTCCGACCGACATACTTCTCTTTGTAGCACATGACGTTCAACCAGATCAGCAGAGAGGTAAAAATTAATTCAAGAATCATCCAAAACCATGAAAAGCCAGCTAATAAATAGATATTGAACATAATTAGATATACAAAAACAAAAATACAACCGAAAAGATTGTATACATATTCATCCCTTTTTTCTTTTAATATTTCAGCGACATTTACCAAAACACAACCCAAAACATAGGTTATAGTTGTAGGAATAATAGAATCTAAGAATTCTTTCATAAAACTTTTCTCACCTTCCAATGCCAAATATTGCATTAATATAACGAGAATCCCAATAACATATGTAACAGATATTGTTAAAATAAATCCTAAATGTTCTTTTACGTCTTTCATCTTTATTATTCCGCTTTTCCTCATTTTTTATAAATCTGATTTCAACTAAAACAATGTAAAAATAACCAAGTACGCACCACCGCTTAAGATATTATACTACCGTAAAATATTTTATGCAACTATTTTTTTAGAGATGAATTAAATATTAAAATATTATAACATTTTATCAGTCTCAAATTCTAATAGCAGCGTTATAACTCTCTAATAATGTTTTTCCAATAATTAAGCCTTCCACGAACATTTTCTTGATTAGAAGTCCCAGACTGAAGAAATTGTTTATAATAATCATTATAATCATATTCATTAATAAATAATCTAATTTTTTCTGTTAATCGAGCAAATGATTTTTTATCCTTGATGATTCTATATGCACTATATAATACCATTGGAAGGGAAGTGGAAGGAATCTTTAATGCTTCTTCATCAAAAGCATCGTTTAACTTATTGAGTGCTTCTGTAAGTACTAAGAATTTTTCAATAATATCATCACCATGTTCTATTACAAAAGCATTCATATCCTTGGACTTAAATGATGTATAATCATTATCCTGATTTGTAAAAATTAACATCATCGTCTGGATAATAATATCTCTATCAGACCCATTTTTATGCATTGCAGGCGTAATAACTTTATACATAAAAGGATGCTCTATAAGTTTTGTGATCTCACTATTAAGATAATCAGACTCATTCACTACCCTCATATGACGAGGTGAGAGCGGTTTTCCTGCATTTTGCCTACGAAAAATTTCACGTATATCATTTTCAGTACAATCTGATATCCTGTATATTTGAAGTTCTAAATTAAGTATTTCATTTTGAGTATCTTCATCTAGTTTACTAAATTTTAAACCAGACAAGTCTTTCTCTTCGTTATCTATTGTTATAAGTTCCATATCTTTTGATAACGCAAACTTATCTTCAATGTAATCTCTTATTGTAGACAGACGTTGTACCCCATCAATAATAGATAAAACACCATTTTCTTCTATTATTCCGTATGTTGGATTGACTGGATAATGTCTAAGCAGTGAATCTATTAAGTCTGATTTTTGCTTACGATTCCATTGACCTTCTGGACGTTGTAATTTATGAGATAGAACAATGCCCCCTTTATTCATATCTTTAACAAGCGATTGAAGCGAACGAACCTTTAATGTGTAATCCATGCTAACCTCCTAAAATTAAAATGATATTAGGATAATAGCACTACATATTTGTCTTGTAAATACAATGTTAAATATATTTAACATTTTGTTCGCATTTATTGATTTATTATGACATTTTATAATTTTATTCGTTGCTATTTTATTAATTAGGATTAAATAGGATTTCTAATTAACGAATATAACTATTCACTATTTACACACATCGCATAGTTACGATTGACTTTTTCTTATGACACTCAATCATAAGTTGTGGACTCTACCTTAATGAATATTTCTATCCACCCACTCTGGGAGTCTCTGGGAGCGACACTTACTCAATATAAGAGTAGTACGTCTCTCTGCTGATTGGGACATCATGCTACATTATGAGTCACATGAGCCGTTCCAGTCCTTGTACGAATGTTATTTCGTAAACCACGGAATCACCCATGGTTATATAAAGTGTTTTGCCAAAGCCCTCTTACTTATAATATAAGCTCGTTCCTGTTTTGCCTATGGTTGGTTAGCCATAGCAGTAGGACTTATCTGAACCGGGTAAGTATTCGTGTTAAATGTGATCTTACAATCAATCCAGAGCACCGCCACTTAATTTTGAAATTGAAAAAGAAGATATCAATCCAAGAAGTATTGGCAATGTTAATTTAAGGTCATTGGTTCTGGATATCGCTTCGTCTAAAAAAGTAATAAATCCTCCACCAAAATTGACAGTTCCTTTTACCAGATCAGAAGATATAAGGTCTTGCGACAATTCCTCTAATGCGGCTTTAGTTTGATCAATGGAATATTGAATTGACTTTTGATATTCTGTCTGTTCTCTTGCTGCCGAACCTTGAGCATCCGATGCTTCTCCATATGCTTTTTTAAGTATGTCTATATTACTTAAAGCAGCAGCTAAAGCATTCGACTGGTTTTTCCCGGCTAATTTCTCAAGAAGACTAGCACGATCTATATCATTCAGATCATTCCATTTTTCACCGATACCAATAATGATATCATATATATCCTTAAAAGTTTTTCCATCTGATTCCATAATATCGAAACCAGTCATACCTTTAATTAAGGATTGTAATTTTGAAGTGGACTCGACCATTCCTTCTGTGTCTTCGCCAGCTTCTTCTAATTCTATTTTTGCACCACGAATCCTGGCACTAACTCCATAATTGTTTTAACGTGATCGCAACTCACGCTAGTTATGCTAATAAATTATTATATATTTTATCGCTATTTGCTAAATAAACTTCAACATTATTTCTTTCATAATAAGGGATACAAATCAGTTTTTCTTTTATTAGCATAATCCTTATATTTTCATATAAGAGCAGACTATTTCTTCATCCTTTCTAAATAATAGAAGAGGAGTACACCTTTTCGATTTAATGGATTTTCACCAACGCCATTGGCGATTGCGCCCTACGAGTATTGAATTAGATATTCGAGATTAATACTCTTATTTTATTATTCTCCGTTACGAAAAATATTTTCTAATTCCCGACATGGCTCTAGTCGTTTGACACATCCCTATTCAGGACTTTGCGACCAAGCTACCATTCCTAATTTATATAAAATTAGTAAAATTTCTACTTAGGCTTTTGACCATATAGAATCTCTATCGTTGTTTTACTTTCGTTACATTCATATTGGTTTGTTTCATCCAATATTGTAGTGATAGAGCTTTAGGTTTTACTGGTTTTAGATGTATACTTTTATGCGCATTTCTGTACATAAAGACAGTAAAATTTTGTCTTCCACATATTTCCTACTTTTTCAGGATCTTGAAGTACACTGTTTGTCGCAGTAACAAGTGCTACGGATTTTTCAAGAGATGTATTTGCAGCGTTAAACGAAGCAGCACTTCGCTGAAGGGCATTGCCTATACCAGCACTTGATATAGCTTCGTTATTACTTACCTCATTAAATACATCGACTATATGTTCTGCTTGATCCGCTTCAAGTTTAAAACCTCTTAATGTAGAAATAAGTGATTCGTTGGCTTCATCAATATCAATTCCGTCACCAACATTCTTGTATAACTGAGAAACTTCTGCTAATTCCTTTGAATCTGGAATATTATAACCATTTTTTGACCATGCTGTAGTAGCAGCAATAGTATCAGAAATAGTTGAACCCATTTCTTTTGCTATATTTGCATAACTATCAAAATCAGCATAAATCTGAGATACACTATCTTCTGAAACTTTAGCGAGTTCTGTAATTTGTGTATTTAGCTCAATTACCATTCCAGAAGCTTGTCTAATATACATAATCCAATCCTGCCAACTCAAAAATTGAGCAATAAACTTACTATTCATATCAGTAAGACGGTTTCTAATTTGACTAAAGAAGTTTTTACCTGTTCTTCCAGTTTCTGAAATTTCTGCTTTTAATCCTGAAAATGCAATTTTAATTTGCTCTATTTGTTCAGCAGTAACTTTTCCAGAGTGTGCCAATTCTTCAGCAGAGCTTATCATTGAATTTAAAGAACTTTTTTGAGATGAAGACATATTTGTATTTTCAGAACGATATATTTTCATCTGTGATATAATATCAGCAATCTTAGAGTCCTGTTTAACAAGCTTATTCTCTAACAGTTTTGAATCGTCAACTATTTTTTGAACTTCACTGTCAATTGTTTTTAATCTAGCAATATCTTCTGGTTTCGTAATATCAAGTTGTCCAATTTCTCCAATTTTTGAATTAACTCGTTCAATAAATTCAGGAGTATATTTAGAAGAGTCTGTATATTTAGATAGCCTTTCTGTTGCACTTTTTTGAAGGGATTGATTATACTTTGAAACACTTTCGGCATTTTTACTTTGATATTGACTAATTTTCGCAGTTGTTTCTAACTCAATTTGTTTAAGCCTATTTAACTGTCCTTGTGTATCGTATAAATCTTGATTAGATTTTAGAATTTTAGTTGCATCTAAATACTGTTGCTGGTAATATTTTTTAGTTTCTTTGAGATGGTTAATAACATCTGGATTATCAGCCTTTGTTATTTTTTCACGAATAGATTGAATCTGCTTCCATGCGGAAACCTGATCTTTTAATGCAGAATTAACAGAATCTTGACTTGACTGTTTTTCTTCCTGACAAAGTTTTCTAATTGCTTTAGCTAACTTTTCTTTCTGTTTTACTTCTTCGATAGAAGGAATTGCGTCTTTCTTTGGATTATTCTCTAATGAAATATTCGTTTTCTGTCCAAGTTTACTTTGTGCGTCAGCCAATTTCTCAGCTTCTTTTGCAGCATTTTGATATGCATTAGTAATATTCCCTACTTGTTTGACAGCACCATTCGTATTGCCACCCATGTTGCTCATGTTTTTATTAACATTGAGAATATTCTGACTCAGTTCAGAGAGTGATTTATCAATGTTCTGAATAGAAGAGAGTAGTGTCTTCGCACCAGAATCATCGACTTTGCCAAAAGCTTTACTTAAACTCTGTACTTCTGATACAATACTTGACAGTTCTTTTGATAAATTCTCAAACTGTTTGAAATCGCCTGTTCCTTTACCAAGAGAGTCAAGCATTTTTTCAAGATTAGAAATTACATTAGATAATTTCTTCTCATCGACATTTAATTTGATTTTATATTCTTTACCTTCAACAGTGTCTAATCTGTCTTGGACTTGTTTCATATCTGAAAGTAGTTTTGCTACATTCGATTTGATTTCTACATCATACTGATATGTACCTGGCATTTTCTACCTCACTTTCTCAAAATTTGTTCTATTCTGTTATTTATAATTTTGTCTAAGCGACCACCAAATCCACTTTCAATATCTCGTTCAACATACATATATGGATGTAATGATTGATGCATCATCCATTTTCCATGACCATGTTCTCCATCCATAAACATATAGTCGAAAGCTGTACTTGGCTGCAAACTTTGACCAAACCAACCGACATATGAATCCATTGCACCTGAATCAACCGAAAAACGAAGAACATTTCCTTTTCCTCGTGTTCTTGTAGAATCAAGAATTTTCATGAAGTTATATGTTCTTTCATAAGACTGTGGAGTGTAGTCGTTATACCAATCTATCAATGAATATCTGACAGATTCTTTTAGAAGTTCATTTGCTTGTGGTGCGACTTCTTCTGCAATATGATTTTCAATTCTGTCTAACTTCTTTTTAAAATCTGCATACATATTTTTTGCCATTTCATCACCTCTAAAATTTTCACTATTTATTCACTAAAATAGGAGAGTAGTATAACCACTCTCCATAAGAAAAGCCCTATACGCTTTGACACGCATAGAGCCTGTTTGTATTTTTCATTCCCTGTGCTATAATTAAATTGTCTGATAGTAGATTGTGTGCAAAAGTGGCACAATCCGTTGTACATTATTATCAGATGAGAAGCACAATTTCTCCACAAAGATACATGACTTGCGTCATAGAAAGGAGCATATTGATGATGGTTGCTTTATTATTCATCATCGTACTTCTGATTGTATTACTTCCTGTTTGGATTTATGTGCGACACCACCGCATGAAAGACATCCGTGTGAAGTTAGCACTCTTCAGAGGTATAGATATAAAGTGCTCTTTCTATAAGGATTAGAAAGACACAAGGAATGAAAGGAGAACGAAGAAGTCCGTGGCAAACCAGTCACGGCTTTTTCATTTTTGATTTGAAATTTGAAATTCTTACTTCGTTGAATAAATCTTAAATTCATGATATAATACAAAACAAAAAACGGAGGTACTACATATGAATCCAGATCTTAAGAACAAAGCGGCTTACGACCTAACAATGGAATATATTCATCAAAATAATAAGATGAAAGTTTCATCTGAAATAACACTTGAAAAACAAGTTGAAAATTTCAAGAAAATATATGACGAAATATTCCAATGTTTAAGTAAATTATCATAATTCGTTAATTGGTGTATTTCCCAATTTTTTAATAATAGAATTGAATACCATCGCAGACTGACTAAGAGAGAGATTGTTTTCTTTTATAATAGAAATAATCTCTTTTCTAATTTCTTCAAAATTATTTGGCTTATCAAATGTTTTGTCTATCGTATAAACATTGTTATATATAAAATCAAATAAATCCATACATTACACCTCGTTTAAACCACCATTCTTAGCCAATTCAACAGCCTTGTTCATATCTTCATTCGGAATTGATTCAATCTTTTCTTGCAATACATCTAAGATAGGAGAGAGTGATAAATTCGCTAACTTTCCAAATCTTTCAACCTGATTAGAAATAAAAGAATGTAATTCATAAGAATTAGTCATTGTATCCTTTGCTTCTAAATCAAGAATTGTTCTAAATTCAGAAATTTCTTCTGCCGGGATCAGTGGTGGCACATTTTCATATCCAACCATCAAACGATCAAGTAATCCAGATGACTTTAATAAATCGTATTCTTCGGCAAATCCACTATTTTCAATTTCTAAGTTAGTATATAGCTGAATTACAAAACGACAAAACTGTATATATTGAACGATAGAATTAACTTTAATTTTATCTGTTTTTCTTCGCTTGGTTTCTCCATTTTCATCTTCGTAATCTTCCTGTTCATACATTGTTGCGTTAACAATAATTTGAGAATATGCATCCTTCTGTATAATAGAAACATATGGATTTATTTTTAATTTCTCCTTAATAAATCTATCTTTAAGTTGCTGATTAACACACCGCTTATAACCGTCAACAAATTCTCTAATTTTCATATTCGTATTTTCCTTTCTATCCTTTAAAATTAAAAGAAGCCGGTTTATTAACCGACCTCTTAAACAACTGTTACATTTTGTATGGAATTAATTCCCATCTGGCATTTGGATGTTCTATAGAATGTTCTTTAATAAACATTACAGCCTCGTCCACATTGCCACGATTAACATCTTCGACTATTCGATAGTCAACACAATCCTCAATAATACAAATAACTTTAATAAACTCCATTTTAAATCCTCCCTCTACCTTTTGATACAAAATAATTCATATAAATCTACACGTAGAACTTTAGACAAACGAATCGCATTCGAGAGAAGAATATCATTTGTAAATCCATTTTCAATAAGGTTAATTTCCGCAACAGAAATTCCTGTATATCTGGATAACTCTTTTAAAGACATATTCTTTTGATTTCTATAATACCAAACTTTGTTTTCCATAATTCTAGTGTTAGCAATATATTATTTATTTATGTATTATATTATAATAGAGAAAATTTTTAAGACATATGATTTTATTTGTGCTATAATTTATGGTCTTACATAGAAAATTATTTCATTACCAAGAGTTGTCCACATTTCGAATTTATCATCGTATAAATATTTGATGTGATCAATAGAAGTGCATTGAGAACATACATATGCGTACTCTGATGTGGTTATATGATAGTTTCTTTCTTTGATATAATTGATTAATTCATTATCGTTCATATTACCACCTTTCAAGATTATTTTGTTTTATTCTTCTTTGCTTCTCTACGAAGCTGATAATAAAAAAGACTCATCTAATATTTGAACAATATTAGAAAAGTCCCAATATGGTATTCTTATTAATTTAATTTTATTGTTTGTACAGTATTTGTTTTTTATAGAATCCAGTTTTTTAGTATATTCAAATCGTTCAATTGCTAATTCATTACTTATTCCTTTAAATGTTACTGGTTTATAATGATGTTCACCATCTAATTCAATACATGTATTATAATGTGGAATGTAGAAGTCAAATTTTAAGCAATGTTTATATATACAATCCTTAAACTTATGTTCATAATCATAATCAATATTATGATTATCCAAATAATATTTTGTTTCATATTCAGACTTACTCATATTGCAATGCCCACATCTATGTCCAAGTAGTAATAATGATGGCGAAGACTTATGATTTGTTCCACATTCGCAAATATATTCAATTGGAGTTTCTGCATTAATATATGTACCAGTTATTATAATATTTGGATTAATATCTTTCATTTCGGTAATAAATTGTGAAGTATTTTTCTTTGCTGATTTACTACATTTTGAACAACAACAACGTTTTCTAATTAATTCTCTTGCTTGATTTTTCACATCAATATTTCCACATTTACATTTAAATTTAATTGGTTTATCTCCTCCAATATATTCACTTAAAATTTCAACATCTGGATTCAATAATTTTACCTCATTAATATATTGTTCATTTGTCTTCCTTGATTTATTACTAATTCTGTGACCAGTACAAATAGGACATCTTACACCATTTAATAATGATTCCATTGGTTTTTCATCTATCTGCCCACATTCACACATGTATGAAACTTTATTGCGCTTTTTAATATATTCAGCATCTGGGAAATCAGAAATTATTTTTATATTTGGATATAATTCAAGTATTTTCGACTTAAACTCGCCAAAAGTTATTCTATTTTGGGCACATTTGTGGCACTTTGTGTAACCAAGTAGCATTTGTCCAGGTTCACGTTCTGTTTCATTTCCACATGAACATATAAATTTAATAGGAGTATTGGCGTTTATATATTCTCCAATAATTTTTATGTTAGAATCAATATTTTTTATTTCTTCGATAAAAGATGCCGTATCTTTTTTGTATGGATTATTTTTTCCAATATTACTCTTACAAAAATGTCCGTTCATTAGTGATTGCGGATACGATGTATGTTCCTGTAAGCAACAAGGACATATAAAATTTATTTTATTTTTATACCCTTTGTACTTGCCAATTATTTTAACTTCTGGGTATTTAGAATTTAACTTATTCTCAAATTCTTCTTGTGTTAACATTCCTATACTACCACCTCTATTTCAGTACGTGGGTTTTCTTTATCCACATAACATTCCATAGTAAGTTTTGTAATATGCTTACTATCATCATCAATGATGAATCCACTTTCAGAAAGTCCGTCCAAGAGGAATTTTGGAGTGCCATTGTCAATGTCATGCCTACGATTAGTTTTATAATATGTAATAAATTTCATTTCACATTTTTCAATGTGTAGGTTAGAATAACCTTGATTATCAATAAACCAACATATGAAATCCTTCCATTTTTGTTTTAAAGCATTCATCATAGGTCTTTTCATTATCATCCATTGGTTTATAGTTGGGTGGTATGGGTATTCAATAGGTTTCTTTCTTGCCTTTGGATGTTTCTTAAAATAATATTTTTCATATTCTTCAAGTGTTGAATCATCAATCACTAATTTTATATTCTCCGTTTCTTTTCACCCCATTCTAAATAAAATAAAAGAGTGGTTTCAATTGAGACCACTCTTTTATAATTACAAATTATTTGTTTCCGTTTTTCTTTAATGCATTAAACTGTTCATATAATCCATGAATACTATTGGTTTTTAACCAATTCATCCAGTATTGCAGACCACTTTTATCAGGTTTACGATTGAATACATTCAAATATGCACAAGTCACTGCATATTTTCTCGCCTCATCATTGTTTACAAATTTCTTTTCAAAATCTACTAAGTTTGTCTTGTCAGTAATTTCTTTTACCCAATAATTTAATCCACCCTGATCTGCAATTCGTCCAAGATATTTAGCATACAAATCTTTTACATATGCTTCTTTTTCATTACTATTCATAGTTGCAAAATCTCCTTTTTCTTCTATAACTGGTTTTGGCTGATTTAAAATCTTGTTTACTTCATCTGCAATGTAGAAATGTTTGCTATATAGATATTCACCAGGACATGCCTTGTTAGCAAACCAACGATGAACAGTCATATTCTGTTTATCTACTTGTCCAATAAGAGCCTTATTCGCTTGCCATTTTAAAGAATTAATCCCATTTCTTTTACAAATATCAGCACATAGATTAATAAGAGATTGCATTGCCGTATCAGATACATGCCATCCGGTAGATTCTCCGCCATCATTTGCTACTTCAATTGTAACTGCCCGCATATCATTTGACTTATTAGAGCTACACCAAGAACCATTACACTCTTCAACGTACATTGCAATTCTTCCGTCAGAGCCAATTCCATAATTTGAACTCGCTGGTCTTGATTGAAAAACTTGTCCACATCGTTCTACCGTTAAATTTCCTGCCATACAATGAATTGTGATAGTATCAATGACATGATTTCTGCCATTATAATGATTAGGAGAAAGCAATGTATAATTAACTAAAGATGAATTACTCATAATTATTATCCACTTCCTTTAATGAAAAATGTTTGGTAGGAGAGTAGCAAGTATATAACCTGCAATTCCGGCAACTACCAACCACGTTATTTTTTCTGCGATATTATCTAATCGTTTTTTACTTTGTTGTGCAGGACGGTTTTCTAAAGTTGTTACTTTTTCAGATAAGTCTTTCTGTGAAGCTTTAACATCTTTAATGTCTTCTTTCATATCCACAAGCTGATCAGCCATTTTATCTACACCATTTGCCAATTTAACAAGAGTAATTTGAGTCTCTTGCATTTTATCCATTTGTGTATCTAGTTCATCTATTCGATGTTCATTTGATCTGCTACGGCTATCTACCTCCTGCACCTTCACTGCTAATTCTGTATATTGCTTTTCATCCATGTCGCACCTCTCTATTTATTAGAGTTAGGTACGTCATATGTCAAAGCTTTAGATGAATCTGTAATACCTGTAGTAGTAGGATCATTTAGTGCATTCCAAACACTAACAATAACTAAACCGATTACATAAGGATTACTAATTGCTCCTAATAACAAATCACCAACTGCCTGCCATGTAGTCATGTCTTGAACTGTTAATCCGGCATAAGCTAAAATTGGCATTAAAATTGCTAATATTAACTGAGCAATGAATACTGGATTCTTAAATCTTACTTTCCAATTAATTTTATTCATATTTCTCTTCCTCCTTTTTATTTGCATAAATTACGTAACTGCAATACACATTTTTTCAATTGTATATTTACAATATCCAACTCTTCCTTTGTTTCCTTTCCATTAAAAGTTAATCTAATACAACTATGAATATCTTCCGGCAACATATTTATTGCTTTAAGTGTTTGAGATGCTTGAGGATTGCCGGAATTACATGCTGAACCTGTACTAACTTGAATACCATTCATATCCAAAAGAATCATTAGAGCTTCACCACTTATTCCTTTAAAACACAAATATAAATTGTGTGGTAATCTGTTTTTATTAAGTGGGGCACCGATTAAATAACTATCTGGAATATTATTTTTAATATAGCTATAAACATAATCTCTGTTTTTTGATGTGATAGAAGAGTAATCGTAATTTTCTACGGCTTTACCTAACGCAGCAATTCCAATTACATTTTCTGTTCCTGAAAATAGTCCTTTTTCTTGTGAACCATATATAAGTGGTTCAAGTTCTATTGATGGTTTTTTATATAAAACACCAGTTCCTTTTAACGCACCGAGCTTATGTGCGGAAAAACCAATCATGTCAACATCCAGATTTTTTACGTCTATTGGAATCTGACTAATAGAACCTGTGCAGTCAAGATAAACAACTGTATGATATAATTTTGCAAGCATTATTATTTTTTCAACATTTTGAATCGTTCCGATTTCGCTATTCGCATAATCAAGAACCAATAACTTCCTTTTATTTCCTAATGATAACTGGTATTCTAAATCGCTTAAATTAATAAGACCTTTTTCATTAACTGATATTGGTTGAGAATCAAAATGTTTAACACATTCTATAATTGATTTATGGGCAATAGGAGAATACAAAACAGTACAATTATTTTTTCTTGCATATCCTGCGATAGCTAATGTATTACTTGCTGAACCACCCGATGTAAAAATAATATCTTTGGAATCTGCATTAATAAATTTAGCCACGTTATCACGAGCATCGTTTACAATAATTCTTGATTCTATTCCTGACTGATATTGTGAACTTGGGTTTTGATACTGATCTAATAAAGATACAACATAATCTTTAATATCTGGTTTTAATGAAGTGGTTGAAGCATTGTCTAAATATATCATTTATACACCACCTAACTAAGTTCTCGTTTGCACCACTTATCGAATACTTCTTTTGTTTCAGATTTACGGAACACATACACGATTAATGCCTTCCCAGTTTTATAGTCTCTGCTAGGAAAAACATCTAATGGAATCACACCATTACTCCAATATAGTGCGGCTTGCATTGGGTCTAGTATTCTAATTGCTTCGTTAGAATAATAGTCCTGTGCCGCAAACCTGCTTTTAATTTTTTCCATTCCTTTTATTCCTTTCAAAATCGTAAAAAATAGGGTATTGTAAAACAGCGAATGTCTATACAATACCCTTATAATTTACATTCACTATTTCTTTTCAACTTTTTCCTTATCGACCGTCTTCTCTTTATGTTTCATAATCTTGTCGATGTGAGATTTTGTTAATTCGTTCTTAATATTTGAATCTTCAAAATTAATCTTTTTTAGTTCTACCTGTGCTTCTAAAACAGATAATTTGCCTGCAGTGTTAGCCGATAGAATATTATTAATCTTGTAACAATTATCACTACAAAATAATGCATACCAACTAGGTTTTAATCTATCTCTGTCACATGTTGGACAATAATCATATTTATTTCCACAGATAAAACATGTTCTATTTTTTGCCATTTTAATTCTCCTTAAGAAAATAGGAGAGAAATAATCTCTCCTATAAATTACTCCTCATCAGGGATTACAATCTGGAACAATGTCTTCTTAGAATCGCAATATGCCTGCTGTGCAATCAACTTGAATGGGTGGTTTCCATCGGTTGCGAAAGAAATATCAACGTTCGCATCAAGTTTTGCATTAGGGAAGATGATATATGCATGGATTAAAGTAGACTGATCACATACATCAGTACCAAGAACTTCCATGATAAACTTACCAGCTTTAGGGAAGTTAACTGCATCACCTGTTACAGATACGGCTCTTGTAGCTTCGTACTCGTACTGAATAAAATATTCGTCACCGGCTACAGAAGCAGTTGGGAATGTAATAGCATGTGTACTATCATCATAGGTAAATTTGCCTGCTCCTGTTGTAGCACTATATACTAATTTCTCACCTAAAGTACCATCACCCTTTAACTGATAAATCTCGGTTGGCTGTACGATTGGTTCATGCTTTAATACAACAGGAGATGTATTTGTCTTTGGAACTGTTAATGTTTCAAAGGCAGGTGTAACAATCTTTTCTTCGGTTGTAGCAACAACTTTATCATTACCCTGCTGTGCAGCTAACAATGACATATCAAACAGAGAGTTGTTTGCTGAGAACTCTGCCTTCTTAGCCCGGTTGAATGAAGCGATAGTAGAACCAATTGCATCTGTTACCTCTGATGTATCAGAAGTAATAGACAAACTAGGATCTGTTACCTGATTAACTGACCACATTAAGCTGCCATCTTTAGAAGAAGTCATTAAACCTCTTAAAATTCGATCAATGGCGAAGTTATTAACATCAAAATTTGCCATAATTAAAATTCCTCCTTAATTTGTTAATTGTTATTTGATATAAAAGAGCACAAAAATAAGAGGCTATTCGTTAATGCCTCTTAACCAGTTGAACTCTTTTTTGTTGATTTTACTTGTATCACACATGCCAATATAACTTCCTTGAAGTAGGGTAGTAGATGATACATATATTTGAGCACCAATTACGGTGTCCATAAATTCATATATTGTACAATCCATTAACTCTGATGTTTTGTACTTAAAGCCAGGGTATCGCATCATTGCAGATATCAATGGTTTCAATGTTGATTCGTAATTTGTATCTTTTTGCTTTTGAACTCTTTCTCTATCTAATTGAATTAGAATCTTTTTAGTTGTTTTATTTGCTGCTTTTTCGACTTTTGGAGTAATTGAATGCAAAGTTCTCAAACATTTAACAAGTCGAAGATAAGACAATTCGTCTAACTTAATATCATTATCAGCATCATACATAACAAACTTTCCATTCGTCTCGTCTTTAAATAATTTCATTTTTGATAAATCCAAATCATAAAATAAGATTTTTGTTTTTTCAGCATCCAATGATCGTGTCAGCATGAAAAACAATTCGAAGTCAGATATTTCTTCGTAATCTATTCCAGAATCAGCTAACATACTTTTCATGTCAGATGGAATAGAAGTAAGCGAATATATCATTTGATAATATTCTTTTTCGCCATAATCTACTATTTCACCTACTCTTGGAATATGAATTTTAATATAATCATTAACTTGGAAATCTCTTCCTACATATAGTTGTAGTTCATCTATATAAAGCGGATCTGACATATTATCACATCCTTACTTTATTATTTATTACACAACTCTTATTATTTTGAGTCTGAGAAATATTCTTAAGAGCAGTAAGCTGGAATACAAGAGTACGTACAAGATAATTATTATCTGTTGTGGATTCACGATTTGAAACTAATTCACAATGAGTTCCAAATATATTAGTCCAATTGATTCGTTCTCTTAAAATTGATGCAATAAGATCATGACGTGGAATACCAGTTGATTTATCCATTCGATCATTACCATGAACAAAAATAGTAAATGTTATCTGAGCATATTTTTCAATAGCATTATATTTTGGCGACTCATTAAAGGATGTTTGATAACAGATATAATGTTTGACTTCTGCTTGTGTATCTGGAATAAATAAAAAAGGACGAATATTTGAGTCACTTCCAAAATATCTATCCCATTCGCCTAAAGGTTCATAATCATTTAATTCATCATTCCATTCCCAATTTATTCTGCAATCATCAGTCGGAGCGTATATTTTTCTTTCTTTATCATATTCCCAATGAGCCTTATCCGATGGATCAAATAGTTCTTTGTATAAACTTGATTCATTTAATGCATATAATAAACATGGATTAGAAAGTAATGCTTTTTTAATTTTTTGTTTATATAAGATATTATCATCGTCAGGAGATGTCCTGTATGAACGAAGTTTATTTAATAAATCTTCTTTTGTATTTAATTCTTCAACCATAGTACACCGTTACTGAAAACTTATAAAAAGTTATAAACTTTTATGTTTCATTCCTATTTCAACGAGTATGTTTTCATACTGAATAAATCCAGATACTACTCACAAGTTCTTGTACTCTCCATAGGCGTAAATTCCCGATTAACGCTCGGTACATATCTGTAATAACTTGAAAGTGTTATGCTACAGATTGTTTAAAAACATTTTCTCCATACTGTTTTAGATTTAACGCTGCCTGATAATCTCTATCTATGATGTTTCCACATTCACACTTATAGATTCTATCTGACAGTTTCAAATCTTTCTTAATACTTCCGCAACAACTACATAGCTTAGAGCTTGGAAAAAATCTGTCTGCTATAACAACTGGTATATTGTTCCATACAGACTTATATTCAATCTGTCTTCTAAATTCATAAAATCCTTGCTGTTGTATTGCTTTGGATAAATGTCTGTTTTTCATCATTCCGCTTACATTCAAATCTTCAATACAAATGAAACTTGGTTCTCGTTTCACTATCTCAGATGTTGTTTGATGTAAGTAATTCTGATGAATATTCGTTAATCGTTTTGTTACTTTTAAAAGTTCTTTTTCTCTTTTTATAATGTTACTTGTTTTACAGTAACTTGCTCCTTTCTTATTTTTCTCATATCTTCTCGATACGGAACGCTGTAACCTGCGTTTTCTTTTTTCCAGGTTCTTTACTGTCTGTGTTTTATTAATGTTCTTATAAGTGTTATTATCAGAACATATTGCCAAATCCTTGATACCCAAATCAATACCAATTCCTTCGTTGGATGGAAGAGTAGTATCATCATCAACTTCAACACCAACTGACACATACCAATATAGTCCGTCATAAGTAAAACGAGGATTCGTGTATTTGCAATCCATAGGAATTCGTCCCTTTTCACAAAGTTTAATCCATTTTAATTTTTGTTTGTTTTTCTTTTTATTCATTGAAAATCCTTCTATTTTTACATGAGTATCTGTAAACCGAATTTTAACGTTGTCTTGATAAAAAGATACAATAGAGTGTTTCTTACTCTTAAATTTAGGATATTTACATTGTCCTTTGAAGAATCTCTTGTAAGCATTACAAGCATCTTTAATTGCTTGTTTTGTTACATTATTGCTTACTTCATTCAGCCATTGATATTCAGACTGTTTCTTTAATTGTGTAAATTCCTTTCGCAATTCACTGTCTGATAAAAACTTGTTCCCTTGCTTATAATTTTCCTGTTCTCTTGAAATAGCCCAATTGTAAGTAAATCTTGCACAACCCGAATATTGAAATAGTTTCGTCAATTGCTTGTTATTTGGATTTAATCTAACTTTGATTGATTTTATCATTTGTTTCACCTCCTATTTATATATTCTCTTTTTATAAATAGAAGTTAGAGAAACAGTCTAACTCTGAGTGCAAAATCGAAACACAGTCGAAAGCACTATCAAGAAAAGCTATAGAAGTCAACATATATTTATAACTTTTTATAAGTTATTTTTGACTGATTGCAGTTTCCTATTCGATTAATTCTAATTCAAGTAATTCAGATTCAATCGGCAAGTTATCCTTAACAATTTCACACTTAACAGACAATATTTTGCCGATAGTAGAAGCGTCACTAGGAAACTTTACTTTCTTTTGGTTGTACTCTGTATCAGTTCGCCATGTGACTTTATCAGTCCAATCTTCATTATCAATAGAGCAAGTCCACGTAAAGGTTGAATCAGCATATTTAGTTGTAATATCTTCATTGGAATCATTAAATAGATTTACTGTGAGATTTTTATAGCTTCCACCGACTTTGATTGTTGAAGTGGATGCTGAAATTCTTGCTGTGATAGAAGATGGAGGAGTAGTTGGAGTAGATGGATCTGTTGGGGCGATTTCTGAATCGAAATATGAAGCCCACATACCAACAATATGACCATTTTCGTCTTTTTCGATATAATCTCGATGTTGGTCAAAGAAATCTTGATATAGAGTTAATTTCTGAACCCCAAGTGGTTGAGCATTTTCGACCTTACTGATCTGCCATGCTATTGCATTGTCAGTAAAAGAACTAACAAGTACACGCATATTCTTGGACGACTCGTTTGTATACCAAATCTTCTCAGTAATTGGATTTAATGGTAGCCATACTTTATCTTGATTTTCTTGCGAAGTAAATCGTAAATCAGTCCAAAGTCCAGAATTATAACTAGACTGCATTTTTAAAACAGACCACATTCTACGTTTGATTTTTTCTGTTCCGTTATTCTCAATCCACATCAATTCATAATTGCATTTAAGAATTAAATACTTTGGAAATTGATTTGCTGGTTCAGTACGAAGAATCATCCATTTCTCATAGATGTTTTCATCATTTGGAATATCAATGAACAAGCCGATAAAATTATCATTATGATATTTTTTACGATAATCAGTTTCAAAATAGTAGAGTTCATCACCTTCAGAAAAATGTGTTTTCTGTGTTGGTTTAAACTGAATATAATATTCAACTTGGTCTTTGTCCATAGACTGATATGACTTAACAATAAATTTTGCATCTATGCGTGTTTTCGTTGTATTCTCATATGTCATACCTTCAGCTAATCGTGGCTGATCGTCATGATAGAAGTCGTAGATATAACAAATTTTACTTTGAATATCATTATCCCACGTCCAATTCATCATATCGTCAGACTGTTCCTTATAAATCTGACCTAAAGTTTTCGCATTATTTGTTTTGGCGTTTGCGACACGCCTAGCTGTTTGTAGACTCGGCATCGCTTGCACCTCCCTCAAACATTGCTTTGATATATCCGTGAGAATCTAAGATTGCCCTACGGAATTTTTTATAACTAAAATGGTCACTCTTGAAATTATCCATAGCACCTTGTAAAGTCGCCATAAGAGTCACCATAAGTCCATTATCATTAAATAAGGTTTTTGTGCCACCTAATTTAAACATAACATTCTCAAAGAAGACGAGAAACGCTTCATCATCTTCAAATATTTTCTCTTCAATTGTCTTGTCTTTATAGAGCAGTAGTTTATGAATATCACCATGCATTGCACGAACTGCTTCATTGATTTGCTTGTCTGTAAAGTTACCATATATGTATTGCATATTAGGACTCCGTATTGATATAAGAATTGTACATATATCCGTAATCACGAATGCGTTTGTTCAATTCAGTTTTCATGGAATCAAGACGGTCAATCATATTTTTATGATTGTCAAGTAGTTTCTTTTCTTCCTTGCCACCTATCATTACTGATGTATGCATAATAGAATCAACCTGTGGTTGCAACCACTCAATCGTCATTCCAAGTACAAGAATTCCTACGACAAAATTCATATCAGCCGTTTCATCTACTGAATTATTCAGTGTGAAATCCAACTGTTGAATTTCATCATCGAGTGTGAGAGAAGAGAATAGCCTACGCACTCTTGGATTAGAGATTACATTGCTTAATCGTTCTGTATATATTTCAAGCAAATCATTTTCATCAAGAGAAAGTTCTTTCGGATCTGAAATTCGTCCTCTTGTTCGTGAAAAAATTGTTTCATATGGAAGCGTCATTGTGAGCCTCCTTTACTATTCAAATAATTCAGACATCAGTGTAAAATTCGTCCCATAAAATGAATCAAGTGCTTTAATTTTCTTAACGCTATCAACACGTCCGTTTGCTATCAAAGTTGCTGCAATATTTTTAATTGATTCTTTTGCACCATCTGGAAGTGTTTCAATTGTCGCAATCATGGTATCTGCATCTGGATTAATTAACAAATCTTCTAAGTCGCCAACTGAATACATAGTTGTATAAATTTTCTGAACCTGCGGAAATTCTGCAAGAAAATCTTTATCCTGAATGATAAAAAAAGGTTCTGTAATATGTCTCTTACCTGAACGAATAGCAGCTACAAGATCCTGATATTCCACCTCCGTCACATCGCCACGACCAGCCCATTCATAATTCACACCTGATTTAATTCCAATCATACCAAGACATCCAGAAACAATTGATTTACATTCAATGGCATCTGTTGCATCAAACTTTCTAACTTCCTTTTTAACTGTAGATTCTTTTTCTTCTATATTCTCCGTCTTTGGAGTTGTTGTTTTCTTTGTATAAGCCATTTTATAATCCTTTCGTTCCATAAAAATAAGAGGCTGGATTATACCAACCTCTTATAACTTCTATTTTTATTTAGGCAATAGTCCAAACACCGAAGTATCTATCAAAGATACATGCGATACCCATTTCTCTCTGTACTTCGTATGTCATGAAGTCGTCAGCTCTATCAGCCTTTTCAGTAACCTCAACAATTTCTGTCTCTCCAACATCTACAAACTTGCAGAACTTATTGTCAACATTAGGAACAATAAGAAGAGTACCAGGCTTGATGAGTTTCTTTGTAACATCATTCTTAACAAATCTCTGTGGGATTTCGACAAGAGTAGTAGTCTCGTATGTACCAAGTCTACCAAGTTTTGCCATATCCTCTTTCTGAGCATCTGTAGCCCAATCAACATCTGTAAATGCATTAAGCTTTTTAAGGTCTGTCTTTAAACCGAATACTGTTACATCAACTCCACCATTAGCAGCAGAAACATCATCAAGTAACTGATCAAAAGATTCCTTGTTAGAAGCAGTAATCTCCTTTGTTACATGGAATACTTCCTGTGCAGGAATTTTATCACCTACAGACATTACCTCTGTAAGCATATCATTCTGAACTTCTTCCTGCATAGCGATTGATACAGCATCAACAAACTTAGACCAATCTTTGCGACCTGTAAGATATACATCAATATCCATACCAACCTTGATTGCGTAGTTGGATGTCTTTACTGAGAAAGATTCACCCTCTGCAAGTTTCTGCATTGATAAGTCATGATGATCCCCAGATACTTTAGCAACAGTAAGAATTACATCCTTATCTGTCCAGAACTCATTTTTATCTCCCTGAGAAATATTCTTTGACTCAACAAACTGATTAAAGAATTCATTTTCCTGTAAACCAGTTGTAACCTTAATATCAAGAGTGTCCTCAAGAACCTCCATAAGTTCAAGACCGTTTCTCTTCATTGCTCTTTTAATATCTCTCTTTGAATATTTCTGTGTAGGATCTAATCCTAAAATATCAAAACAAACACTGTTAATTTTGGCGTTTACAGCATTCTTAGGAACTTCGTTTCCGTTCTCATCATATACTGTTATACCATGTGTATAATCATAGAAAAGCTTTTTAAAGCCTTCGAAATCGTTCTCTGGTTTAGAGAATACTCTTTTTAAATTATCAGAAAATACTAACATATTATTTTAAACCTCCTTTCATAATTAAACTTCAATGGTAAGTTTCTTAGCACTTACACCTGTGATTGTCTTTCCTACTTCTGGTTTCCCATTGAATCCTTCAGTAGAAAGTTCAAAAGTGTCATATTTGTGTAAACCATAGCAACGAACTCTGTCACCAGCCAGATTGTAAAGGTTTGACTCTTTCTTCCATGTATTAGTCCAATCTTCAGCCCCAACAGGAACGGAATATACTAGAACTGCATCTCCAGGATCGGTAACGAGTACAAGATAATTACCATTGCTCATCTGCTGTACGATTTTTCCTGTAAAAGTAGTTACAGCAGCTTCCTTATAGAGATCGAGACTCTTCCAATCTCCGATTGCGATTAAATTACCATTATCGGTATCTGTTGTAAGTTCAACAGAAAACATATGCTCGCCATAATTTGCTGCTAAAACATTGGAAGGATTAGCAGTTGCATGTTTGGCAATTTCATACTTAATTGACATATTTGCCATAATAAAATTCCTCCTTAAAATTTTTGCATTAAAAAACTCGTTGCAAAAAGCAACGAGCATATTGATTGTTAGTTGTATTAAATTTTTAATTAAACTTTAAATTTCCATAGCGATTATTTTTCTTTTTTGTGCTATTTACATTCGTAAGCATCTTAACTGAATTTGTATTTTTCTTTGTGTCAACAGAAGAAAAGTTCGCATGTGCAGACATATAATCTGAATGCATAACCTTTACCTTTGTTTCAAAGTCTTCTACAGAATAATTATCCATAGTCTTTACTAATTCAGCAAAATCAGCATTTACATAATTTCCTTCTGAATCTTTCTCTGTAAGAACAGAATAATTATCAGTATTGATAATAGCTTCTTTCTGTGCATGAAGTTCATTCTTTTCTGTTGTTTCTTTGAACTCCTTAAGGGCGGCGTAATTAGAACGCATATCCTCAATAGAAAGCTTCTCTGATTCAGTAAGTAACATAGCAAACATTTCAATTCTTTCACCAGATAATGAAATATTATCACCATCTTTTTCATAGGACTGTTTATAATACTTGTCGCTGTCCCAATCCTCCATAATGAAATAATTTTCATAAACCTGAGATACATAACACCATTCTGAATCATTTCTATAAACTGAGCACAAATTATTTAATGCATATCTGATTTCATCAAATGAAATTTCAAATAACTTATTAAACAGTTCATTTTTTGAAATGTTTCCACCTTCGTTACCATCTGGATCAGAAGCTCCTTCTCCATCATTGGAAGGCTCACCAGATTCTCCGTTATCTGAATTATCTCCGTCCGAATTGTCATCATCGAACATCTCAGCGAATTTTGCTTCAAGTTCCTCATCTGACATTTCTGCATAGTCGAATGTTACATCTTCAGCAGTCTTACCATATTTGGTAAGCAACTCTTCAAATTTTGTCATTTTGTTATTTGTTCCTCCTTCCTTTGATTGTGTTTGAACAAGAGTCTGTTCTTTATTGAAATTAGAAAGTGTCTTGTTAAGATTTTCTAATAGTTCAATCATTTTTTCATCTTTGTCAAATTTTACTGAATTGTTATTTACACTAAAATCTACAATATCGGCACGAGAACCTTCCATACCTTCCTGAATTTCTGTACCATCATCATGACTTCCTAACAAAGTCGAAGCATTTACATAGAAATCGCTTAATTCAAGATACTTCTCTTTGGCATTGTAAGAGAGTTCATCAATAAAAAGCTCGCAACTATTTTTTGAACCTTGTTTTGCACGAATAATCTCACAAGCCTTTGTATATTCTTCACTTATATAAGCATAAGCACATACATAATCTTTATCTAAGTTATCATCGTGTTCCCAAAACGCAGGTTCAGATGAGAAAGAACCAACCTGAGATTCAATATATCTCAGTTCTTCTTTACCTTTTTCGTCTTTAACAATTTCCATCTCATGACCTTCGAAATCCCAACTGCCATCGTCAAGCTGATGGATTGCAGCCAACACAGGTCGATCAGCAATCGTATTCATTGCTTTCTCAGCAGCATCTTTTGATACATAACTCTTATTTCTGTTAAGTCCTGTATGAAAAATTCTGAATTTAAGACGCATCATTCCACGATGATTTTCATCTACGGTATCATCTATCTCAAAAGTAGTAGGTACTTTTAAAGCCAACTGATAGCCAGTATCTTTAGAACTGAATTTTGCAAATTTTTGTTCTTGGCAAAATTTTAGTAAATCATCTTCAGTTAAAATTTTCTTTTTAATAACCTTTGGCATCTACTTAGTCTTTTCCTCCTTTCTGACATAATAAAAGTCGCCCAAGGAAGACGACTAAAATGTAAGCATATTTGTATACTTTAATTTATTTATATCTATATTTTCTGAAAACCGAAGAGTATCAGTATTCAAAAATACATAAATACCATTAGAATTTTGTACCTGTTGATATCCTAATTGAGATAGAAGAGTAGCAGTAGGTGCATCTTGCGTTTGTATAAATTTTTGATTCATCCCATCAACTCCTATTTATCATTTAAATTCTCGTCTCTTGTGCGAAGTCCAGCATCTGTAAGTTCCGAATCATCCTTCTCTTGACCACCGCCTTTATTATTGCCTGTCTGAGTATAAGTGCTAGATAGTGGTTTGAATTTTGAACTAAGCTGCAAACAGTCTTCTTCCAAAAAGTTCATAGATAACGTATCTTTTTCAGATACGCCATTTAATGTGTTATAAAGAATTTTGTTTGGTAATCCATTAGTACATGATTCCAAGATTGATTTTCTAAAATCATCCTTCTGATAAATAGAAACATCAAAGAATTTAACCTTACAAGGTTCAGAAATCCAATTAGATAGAAGTCTATTAACAATAGCTTGAATCTGTGGAATAAGAGTTGAAATAGAAAATGTAGAATCTGCAAGTACGCCATATTCAAAAGCAGTAGAATTAGATGCAGAGTTTAGGTTTAATATCTGAGCACCACCAGCGGTATTTAGAATTTCCTTCGTTGCTTTTTCAACTTTTGTAACATCGCCTGTCGCATCATCTGGGAAACTTATCTCATGTAATTCACCAGGAACAATAGCAGCAGAGATATAAGGTGGTAATGCTTCTTCAAGCATACGATTGAAATACTGAATCATTATATCTGGATTTACAGCCCAATCATCTACATCATTACCCATAGTCTTCATTTCAAGCCACACCAATTTATAAATATTGGCTGCCTGTTGAACCGCTTGATAATCAGAAGCGTCCATAAGGTCAATCAATGATAAGAATATAGGAGTAAGTACAGGAACGATTGTTTCCCAATCTTCAGATCTGAATTTAATACATACATTGTATTCTTCAGGAATTAACTGATATTTTTCATTTGTACTTTGATATGTATTCCACATACTATTGAATGGTTCACCCCAATATTCAAGAAGCTCCTGATGACTGCGGAAATAACTCATATCCATAGCTCCTGCAAATGAACCATCAGGAAACATACCTGCTATTTTCATGTAGTCTGGATCGAGCGGAAGAATAAACATCCCTTGTCCTTCTGTATAATAAGCACATCCGTAAAACACATCTTCTCTTAAAGTGATAGACGAAGCTTTACGAAATTCATAATTCAATCCTAGAGTGTCAACTATATCAACTGTTTCTTGATACTTTTGCAATGTGGATTGTACATCATTTTCGCCTGAGATTATAAATGGGGGAACTATATTACGAATTGTAAGATCAATCTGATTCGCATAATATTTACAAAGACGATAATAGATTTCTGAACGATAATAAAGATAACGAGATAAGCTTCGTAGATTCTTTTCATTAGAAGAGATATTCTTTATGTATGATTTTACATCTTCCTTTGAGTAATTACTGATTGACGTATATCTGTATGATTTCTGAATATCTCGAAGACTTGTAATTGCACTTGTTGCATCTTCATAGCGTTCAAGTCTACTTTTATTTTTCTCATACCATTCACGCATTTCATTTGCGGTTGGCTGTTTTGGAGTAGAAGAAGTGTTTTTCTTCTGTGAATTATTTACTTTAGCAGGTGCATTAGAATTTGCATCTACTTTCTTAGGTCTAGGCATATTTAATAATGCACCTCCTTAATTATATTTTGCTTTACGGATTGTAAGCTTATTTATAAAACTTGTGGCATCTTCCATTGGACGTTTTCTATTTGTGATAGCTTTTCTACGTTCACACATGAGGGCGTAAGAAGCCATACACGCCGTATACGCACGATCATCGTGGAGCTTATTGGCTTTTTCAGGCGTAAGTTCAAATGAATCTTTTCCAGAATCTCTTTTCTTACGAACCATATTAACAAGTTCTTCTTTTAAAGCATCAATGTTAGCAAGTGCAATTTCATCTTGCCAATCAAGCTTTATAGTCTTTGTATTAACAGATTCAATTTTCTCTAATTCTTCATTGAGCTTAGTTTCAAATTCTTTTTCATTAACTTTTTGCTTCCTGAGTTCGGCAGAAATTCTTTCTTTCTCTTTAGTCAGCTTTTTCTCATCAACATCAAAAACAGTAAGATAACCTTTGTGATCATATTGTGCGGTAAAGCTGATTTTATCTTGATTCATTAACTCAATCATTGCCTCATACATTTCAGATTTGTAACCAGCAGGGGACATAAGATGTACTTTGTCTACTGCATTTGGAAATTTCTTAACATAATCGGTAGAGTATTCTTTATCTATTAAGCCTCTATGAACAATGCCAGCAGAGTCTGTCCAATCTGGCATTAAATAATCAGCTATATTAACACCAGATCCGCCGCTACCTGCATCAATGTATACACCAACAATATTTCCATATGCGTCAGCTCCACCGTTATAATCAAGAATTACTTTTTTTAAATATTCAATCTGATCTGGTGTCTGCATAGGAGATTTAATTTTTTTACCAACATCAATAAGATTAATACAGTTTACCAATCTCATTCTTGTATCAATGCTTCCGTCTACCTGTTCGTATTCATAAATTTCACCAACAAGAATTACTGAATTATCTCGACTTCTAGCAGGATCATATGTGATGACGAATTTTTTATCACCTGTATCATTGTAAAGAAGAGGCTTTCTTGTTTCTTCATTTCGTGTAATAACACCTCTACGAATAATTGCATCAGTGCCAGCATCTGTAGTAAAAATACAATAATATTCGCGTCTCGCTTTTTCTGGATTTGTTCTCATTTCAGACTCTACAGTATTTCGAGATAAAAGAGGAGTGACTAATTCACCTCTAAGAGTTGGTTTAAATGCTTGTTCGCAATCTATATGTAAAACACAATAATCTGGATTTCCCATGATTTGCTGTTTAGAAAAGTCACGATACAGTCTCCAAAACTGAGTATCAGTTGAAGAAGCTGAACTTATATAATATTTCTGATATGATAAATCTCTTGGCAAACATCTTTGGCGAATAGGATCTATTGAATTACCATCAACATCCTTACCAGTTTTTAAGCTTTTATTTACAACAGCAAATGCACCATAAACATTCATCATTTCATCTGACAAGAAGCCGCTTTCGTCAAAAATTACGGTGCCTCGCATACCTCTTTTGGCATCTATATTTCCATTCAACGTCCTAGTCATAGATCCGTTATAACATGAATAGGAAAAACCATTGGATGAGTGTGAAAAACCATCACCTGCTGCATTCTTAATTTCAATCTCATTCTTAAACACAGAACCAGTTGAACCATAAAATGTATCAATGTTATCATTGGCAAGTCGTTCCAAAGTAGTAAAAGTTTGTTCAGCCTGACCACCTGTACCACTTGCAATGTATGTCCATACATTACAAAAACACATATCTTTTGACATTATCTCAAGGTCAATAACTGTACTTTTACCATATCCACGGGTACATACAGCAAGTACATTCGGACAAACCCAACTCCTTTGTACAAGAAGTGCCTGCCCATCTAAAAGCTCTATGTTGAAAAAGAGATCTATAGCTTTTACCGGATTGCATTGCAGATATTTTTGAATCTCAGCAATTTGAATATAAGACTCAATTTTACGAGATGAGATAGAATAACCATGTGGTTTTACATATATCCCATATTGATTATAAAAATCTTTATCATAATCAAGAATTTCATTCTGATAATAATTCATAATCATTTGCTTATTCTGATTCATTTTTCAGTGACCTCCTTTATTTCATCGTCAGGAGACTCTTCAACTTCATCAAACTCCGCAAAGACAGAATATACATCTTTTAAATCTTTTAACTGTTCTTCATTTAATAGATTGTTTTCTTTTAATGTATCTCTTAAATCAAGATTTTCTCTTAATAGTATTCTATTAATTTCTTGGTAGGCATCCTTTTCTTTTCGCAGACCAGTATTAACGACACGCATTTCAGAAACCATATCTGACCACTCAGATTCATCAAGTGCCAATTGTTTCATAATTGAAGCATCGCTGATTTCCTGAACCTGTTGCATACCTCTGCATGTATCAATATCAAAACCATTAACCTCACCACTTCGCAGATTAAGACTCTTAATTTTCTTGATTTTTCCAGTCCATGTGTTTTCACCTTTTTTTGCATTTTTGTTATGCTTTAATGATATACAACTATCTTGAGCAAGACTTGTGATAACAGAAGTTATTTTACCCTTGCTTTCCTGTAGGGATTTTATTGTTGCAGAATTATGTTCAATATTTGAAATATCACACATCAACTTTGATATAGTGTCATCAATTTTGGATTGTTGTAAGAAGCCACGAACAATAGAAATAGCAGAAGAAGTACGCATCATATCTTCATTTGCATCTTCACTAGAATCTAATAACCCTAATAATTGAGAATATAAAAAAGGCTGATCTGCTATATCTTCTTTTTCAAATGGATCATAACTAAGCAATCGAATGACATCATTTTTATTTTTCAAAAAACTATCATATGTATCTAGTCCTGCATGAGATTCAATAAGTTCTTCTTCAGTAGTTGGTTCTTTTGCTGATTCGTTTTCAATTTTATCTTTAACAAAATGGTCTGAATCAAAGTAAGTCAATCCTATATAATTCGGCATAGCAATCTGACGAGCATATGCAGTCCATACGTTAGATTTAACTCTTCCAGATGCAAGATTTTCAACTTCTTGAATACTTGAATCCCATACTTTTTCGAGAAAAGGTTTTCCCAAATATCTAAGAGCAAGTTGTACTGATTCTCTCGTAGGTTCTTGATCAACACCATTTGTGGTTCTCAATGCTATCTTTTTAGCACAATCTTTACAAATTGGAGTAAGACCACTTTTACTCATAGGATCTGTACTTACATAAAATTTATCTTTAGCTTTATGAGTGTCACACATATAGCACCAAGCTCCCTCTTTAAGTGACTTGATTTTCTCTTCCTGTGTTTCAACTTTTTTCTTTAATTGTGCAGCCGTTAATTTTGTGGGCTGTGTCTCTTTTGTCGTAGCCAAACTAACGACCACCTCCTTTTATTCCAACATAAAAAGAAGCCACTTCATACGAAATGACTCCTCATAATTTCCAATATTAAATTTCCAATGAAAGTGCAATTCACTTCACTTAGCACACCTTCTACGATTTGAACATAGACCTGACGATTTTGGAGATCGTTGCTCTACCAATTAAGCTAAAGGTGTATATAACAAAAGAGCCATCTCAACACATGAAACGGCTCTTTCTTCCTAACAAGCAGTTGAGTAATGATAACCACTCAACTGCTATAATATTTTAAGATTCTTCACACTTTCGTATGAGATGACTTATTATAGATATTATATTTTGCACTACGTTATTTCTGTATGATACTAAAAATATCTCCATACAACGCCACGTTTGTAAACTGCCGTGTTGTTTCGCCAAAACAATAGAGTCTAAAAGTACCCAATGTAGGGTCATAATCAATATTTGCTGTTGTTCTAACTATATTTGATGCGTTGGTATTATCGTCTACATCTATGACACCCCTTAATTTGTCACCGTCAGTAATATTGGTGTTAATAACATCTGTATCATTCGTACTAAATATTATTGTTCCTTCTCCACCTTGACCAGTATATGTTAGACCGCTTATATGTGTGTGCATATAAACGATATTTCCAATTTTTAGCTTTTTAACTGTTACAGTATCTTTCACTTCTTCGTTCAAAGTAACATCTTGCCAATCAGTAAGAAGCTCCATGATTTTGTTTACTGAATACACCTTATTCGTGGCAGCAGTAGATGAATCATCAATCAACGCACCAACTTCTTCGGCATACTTGTCACTAACTTTCAATGCTTTGATGATATAAGTCAAACAAACAGAAGGCGGCTGAACCGTATCTGAATTACCATAGATTGAGTTTGAACTACTGGCATTAAATCTTATCAATCCAGTAGCTCTTTCTGAGTCAGTACCTCCATTAAACTGTGTCGTTGCTGCTGGCGGAGATGTTATAACATTTGCGGATTGGTCAAAGCATCCATTGGAAGTGTTAATTCCTTGATAATAATTACCCTCATTCGCACTTTTAAGATAACCAACTTCACCAGAAATATTAGGTAATCCAGCATCTTTACTTATACCTAAATTACCATTAGCACCTTGCACAAACCTATCTCTTAAATCGGGCAACTTAAATTTGCTTGTATCAGTAGCCGTTCCATAAGTGTCACCAATCACTTCAAACAAATCTGCATATGTTGACTTACTAACTTCGCTACCATCACACACTAGAAATCCGACAGGAGGAATAGCAGCAGAATAGCTTAAGATTGTACCAATAGGCACTGCATATACTGAATTATCCACATTACATGAATAAGCTAATTTTTTACTTCCTTGATATATTGCCATTGTTCATACTCCTTTCTTAATCTGTGGTCTTTGTGTACTCAACTACTAAAATTACATCACCAACGCCTATTTCTCTTGCGAATAATAAAAAGCGTTTAGCTTCTTTTGACATATATACATAAGCACCATCGTTAGCCTTATTATAAAATGATATAGGTGTTATATTACCCGAAGGCTGTTTTATTGAACCATAAATTGAAATTACAAAATCTACTAATGATGTGTCAAAGTCATCAATTGGGCAAAAACCCTCTGGTGTAGTAATTGTTTGTGTTGCAACTTTTCTATAAATAGGTTTTCCGTCAATCCATACTTTATTTGTTTTAACTTCATCTGTACTGTAAACTTCTTTAATTTCTTCGTTGATTTTTTCACTACTCCAAGTAGATTGTGTATCTATCTTAGTGTCCTGAATTAATGCATTTGCAACAGTATCCTTTTCATCAGTTACAACATAAGTAGTATCAATATCTTTTTCAGCAAGTGCATCATATTCTGATTTAGTACCATGCCATAAATTACCACTTGCAATCTGTTCGCCATTGTAAAGAACAGTACCATCATCCGATTCTGTGAACTTGTCAATTACCGTTTTATTTGCATGACTATGTTTACCTGTAACAGTTTCATCCCAATCCGCAACTTTCTCAGCAGTAATACCATCAAGAACAGTCTTATTTGTAAAAATAGGAATTTCCGTGTCATCTGGTAAAGCATGAACTTCCGCTGCCGTATAAATTGGTTTATTTTCTGCTTTTGCCCATGCAGGGACAGTCGGATCTGTTTCTGTAAATTCAGTCATATAACCTTTATCATTTGTAAAGGCACTAATCAAAGTTGGAACTGTCGGCAGTTCTGTTTTATCTGCCTTGTCAGCAAGTTTCGTATCAATTTCTGTTTTCTTATAGTAATTAGATAAATCTACCTGAGTAGAACCTAATTCAGCCCAAGCACCATTGATATACATATGTTGCATGTAAGCAGAAGTGTCACCTATCTTAATCAGATAAATTACACTGGGATCAATATTTTCTGTTGGAAGTTGATCGACAATCTGTGAAGTAAGTTTCTGGATATTAGAGATAAGACCATTTACTTCGGTCTTTGTATATGTATCAGCTTTATTATAATAATGAACAAGGTTATCTACTGTATTCTTAATATAATTTTCGTCATTATTTAATTCAGAGACATTAACTGGTACAGTAGGAATAGCATCTGCATTTGCTTTTCCAGTAAGTGCGGTATCTACTTCATCCTTTGTATAGTAATTTTCTACATCAAGAGCAGAGCCATCTTTTACTACGAAAGATTTTACACCATCCTTGTCTGTAAAAGATACTGTATGTCTTCCTGTAGCTTCGGTAATTGTAACAGTAGGAGAAATACCGTCCACGCCCTTTAGATTTTCAAGCTGTTCTACTGTAAAATCATCGTAAGTAAATGGTTCTCCGTCCATTACATTGAATGAATTTGAATCATCCTCATTTGTTACTGTTACTTTATGACCGCCTGTGATGTCGGTAATTGAAATAGTAGGAGAATAACCATTTTTTCCGTCTTTTCCATCAAAATAATCAATTCCCTTAACAGGTGTCTTACCTGGTTCACCCTGTTTCCCTTTTTGACCATCTGTTCCGTTTACACCATTCATAACATCAAGAGTGGAAGTCTGTTTTGTGCCACTTGTGCCAGTCCATTCAAATATAACTCTGTGACCACCATCAATTTCTGTAATTGATTTGATAGTAGCAGGAGCACCTTTTACCGCTCCGAGAGAATCAGCAGTTTCTCCGACATAGCCCTTGGCGGCGGCTAATGTGATTAGATCTAATCCCATAATTTACACCTCCCACCATTTCTGATTTTCTTCATCATAAATGTAAGACTTTTTACTATCCATTTCGTAATAGGTTGAAGCATTCCCCACGGAAACATCTTCAAACTTACCAATAGGTTTTTCATCGGTAGAAAGTCCATATAATTCAAGCCATACACGATTTGGCTTATCTGCATACTTGTTAATTGTGATCATTTTCATTCCTCCTTAAAAATTTTTGGCCGATTTTAGACATAAATAAAACCGACCAAAAGAAAAAAGAGGTCGGTATATAAAATTTTATTCAATTTTAAATAGGGCGGTAGTAAGTGTTGAGCTTACACACCTAAGTTCCGTATGCATCCAAAAAATAGGCTTTCACATCAGGTTTACCGCACGAAAATTATATTACGGTTCGGATGGATCGGTAGTATCTACCTTAATTTCATCTACGGTTATTCCAACATTATATGTCACGTCTGTAATGACTCTTATGTTTTCGTGACCTATCTGCCTATCAAGTTTCTTAATTTCTTCTTTAAGAACATCAACATCATCTGTTTCAAATTCGGTAAAAGTAGTAGTTGAACCTGTAATAGAAGTTGTGCCATAACACTCCCAAAGATTCTTTAATTTGCTATCGTATCTTAACAGAATTTTATATTTCATAATTTTGCTCCTTTTCTTTTTTTTATAGTCTGAATAGCAGGATTTGAACCTGCGACCTCCTGAACCCAAATCAGGCGTTCTACCAAATTGAACCATATCCAGATGCTCAACAATAAAATTCTATGATGACATCGGTTATTAAGTCTTTAATGTGCCATATTGGATTTGAACCAATGACCTTACGATTAAAAGTCGTATGCTCTCCCAACTGAGCTAATGGCACATAATAGGAGAGGAGCGACCTCTCCGTTTGTTATATAGAATGATAAGATCTACTGCCGGACGGTTATCAGCCGACCAACAAAAGAGAATATTGAAAATTCTCTGAAATTATATTATCAAGTAGCTACGCCACATCGGAATCGAACCGAAATCTTCTCCTTATAAGGAGACACATGTTCCAATCATGCTGATGACCTGGATAATATGTTATTCTCTGTTTTGCAAGTGCTTTTCTTTCACATTTTTTGCTACACTGTCTATAGGTTAAGCATACCTTGGTCTTACTCCACAAAATACTGATGACAGTCCAGCATTTTCCTTCAATGTATTCTTACAACTCAATGGATGTAAGTGCGTATCACTTATCTTGCATTCGTGATACTATTAATGATTCTCACTATCGTAGAGAAGTACGTCCTGCGCTTGATGAATCTGGCAAATATGGAAACTACGCACCCCAGCAATTTGAGATTATCACTAACGTAGATATTAACGAACACCATTCCATTCATAGGTTGGAAGAAACCGATTATCCGTGGTGATGGTAGGATAGTATGACTTATAATCTAAAGGACGTAGAAGTGCCAAGAAATGTTAATTGTCTACTAAGGCAAGACCTCTCCATAACACCGTCAATGAGCAGTAAACAGCGGGAAGTTTTAGACCATTCCAAGGTCAAATATTTCACAAACCGACCATTTATTTTTGCCGCATATCGGTCAGCGACAGCTCACTTAATTTTAAACCGCCATAGAGTAGTAGCGATAGTAGTTTTTATGGTTGGTATCCACTAAAACCATGCATTAAACCTCTCAATTTATTAGTCGGATAGAGCAGTAACCGACACTCACTGTTTGTTTTGAAAAATAGTGCTATCGGTCTATAATTCCGTCTGGTTTTCACAGAGCCTTGTTGAAATAATTCAGAGCAGTCGGCAATTTAAGTAATAATCTGCCAACGGATTGACAGACCGCCCTCACTTCTTTTGAATGTGAGCAGCTTTGTTATATTTTATTATTCTCTACATTTACTCCACCTCTCGGATCAAATATCACGTTACTCAGCTTTCGTGTTAAAATATATATAAAACCAAACATTTTACTACCGATTACCTAGCACTTTGGCTGACAGTATGGCGTTGGATGATCCTCTTATATTATTCTCTGTTTTTTCATAATAAAAAATGTTATAATACAATAAAAATAACGGAGGATAGCTATGAATACATTAATAGATATTTTAAAAACGATTGTGCCAGTTGTTACTTCAGGAATATTTACATTTATTATCACAAAATATTCATATAATAAAAAAGTACCATTAGATAAAATGGAAATAGCATATAATAGAGTTTATTATCCTATTTATAGGATAGTTTGTATTGATAAAGAATTTGATAAAATGAAATTAGATACAACAATTCATACAATATCTTTCTATTTAAGTAAATATAATAAATATGTTGATAAATCAACAATAAGGGCTTTTAATACATTATACAAATATAAGGATAAACAATCATATAAAAATTTCATCAATAATATATATGATAAAAATTCATACCTTCGTAGAAGACTTGGTTATTTAGAACCTAATTTCATACAAATATATAAGTATTTAAGTGAATCAGAAAAATCAACATTAAGAATTAATATAGAAGCTCTCATAATTTATGTTTGTGCAATTACTATTAATATTGTACAAAGTAAATTTCAAATTGTGCTTTCATGTATATTTGTTATAATTATATTAGTAATAATAATAGAAATCATTGTAAAACTCATTCGATTTGCTTGTTCAAAAATAAGAATATTAAAAAACAAATAAAAGCAAACTATTATATTTTATCTATTCTCTATTATTTGGAATTTTTGACAGAAATTATCGTAGATGATATAATAATAAAGGCAAGCAAATATCCAACATCTTTGTTTTGGCTAGATAGAGATGGTTAGGCGGTTAAGTCACGTCAGAGTAGTGATACTCTGTTTATATAGATATCCTCATGACACCATGTAGGAAATACTTACAAAGGAGGATATTACGTGACATTTTGTGAATTACTAATTTTTACATTAGTGACTGGCATAGTAAGTGGTGTAATTGCTACATACTTAGTCAGATTATTTGATAAACACAAAAATGACCGCCACGGCAAATAGCGATCATTTCCTTTGTGTTGATATTATTATATTAGCCAAATAGTGTTCAATATTGGCTTAACCGTCTAACGGATAATTGCTTGTTTCTTTGACTTGTATTGTAACACATAAAATTGTGTGGTGCAAGATGGAATTGGAGGAAGTGTTAGACGAAAGCTTCATCGGCATCGTCTACAAATCCGAAAGTGATTTTTGTTCTACTTGTTTTATTTCTCCATCAGCAAAATATTTTGCAAATTGCTCATCAGCATCCTCAGTATCTTCACGAATTACATACATCTGAATTGTTTCAGAATGATTATTTAGTCTCTTCGTCAGCAACATCAGAATTTTTGCTTCTTAGAGCATTGATTTTATTCATAACCTCTGCCTTGGTCTGCTTGCGACAGTAAAATTCTCTAGTTGTTTCAGTGGATCGATGATTGGCAAGCTCGGCTGCTAATGCTAAATCACCAGTTTCCTCATATACAAGATTTAGCCTAGTCTTACGCTGGCAATGAGGTCTATAGTCAGAAATTCCAATAATTTCGCCATATTTCTTCATTCTATCTCTGATTGCGCTGTCACCCATAGGTTTATATTCTCCATTGTATTTTGTAATTAACAATGAATCACATTCCAAGTGGTCATAATCATTCTTTCGCATTTCAAGCCATTCTTGAATAAGTTCTTTTGCAACATCCCCGAAAACCACCTGTGTACGGTATCCTTCCTTCTCCCTTATATCTACGAACATGTTATTCTCTAAATCAAGTTTAGATAGTTGCAACCTTAACAACGCACCAATTCTATTTGCTGAGTCAAAACTTACTTCAAATAAAATCTGGTCTTGAATTGAATACTTATCATTTTCAGATAATTCTCTACGGATTGTCTGAACTTGTTCTTCTGTAAGGAAATACGAATTTAAAATATGTTCCTCATTAGCTTTCTTCATTCTATCAAGTTTCCCATCAAAAGGATGGTATTTAACAAAACCACGTTTCATAGACCAAATATAGAATGAACTAATAGCAGAGATTTTCATGTTGATAATCTTTTTATGATTCAGAAGTGTTTCTTGACAGAACATAATATAGTTCTCCATAATATCAACGGCATTCTCCATAAACTCATCTGAATATAAATCTAAATCACCATAGTTCTCACCTAACCACATAAGAAAATGACGAAACAATCCTTCATATCTTTTATATGTAGTATCTTTAACATCCTGATTTTTAATAATATTTGATTGGAGATATTTTTTATATTTCTTCAAGTTATCAGGATTTATAAATTTCTCCTTATCCTTAGTAAAATATTTTACCCTGGTTACATGTGCCACTAAATCACTTCCTTTCGTAATAAAAAAGCAGAGTAGTAACAACTAAACTGCTTCGCCATAATCTATAACGTTTCTTCCCCATTTTATCTCTTCACTATATTTTAATTCGCCTATTTTAGAAACCTTGTCCCAATCTATATTATTCTTGACAAAAGATTCAATATTTTTTCTAAGTTCTATAGAATCATTATTCAAAATGTTGTATGTATTATTTTTTGTCAAATCACAGGGAAATAAGATATAATAATGGATATTGTTTTCTTTAAGCATCTTTTGCTTTTTAAATAAATCTTTGCGATATGTTTCTTTAGATTTACTACTTGTGATTTGCCTATTTGAAAAGAAATAATTTTTATAAGCCTCAATTACACCTGCAATTTCAATATAAATATCATTATCTTTGGTATGAATTAAATAATCACAATTCATATTTCTGTGATAAGATGGAATAAAAGACGAATATTTTACATCTCGAAAATAATCTATTCTATATCTTAATCCAAATTCTCTAAGATATTTTGAAAATATATATTCAAATTGACTTGTAACATGTTCACCATCGCTAAAATTAAATGTGACTCCTCGACCTCTTTTACCTAATGAAATTCCTTCATTTGCTAATAATGTCTGTAAATTACAATTATAAAATTTTTTAATTGTTCTTTGTAAGGAGTCTGCATTCAACCATTCATGGATACTGTCTATTTCAGAGGTAGTAATAAAATTTCTATTATCATCTTTTACATATTTGCATATATCTTTTACCATTTGATCTAATTCATTTTTTGATAAAGTTCTATCCAACATAGACTCTTGAATTATTTCTAATCCAAGTTCTTTTTTCATATTGTTGATAGTTCCCCAATAAGTTTTAATCACTTCCAATGGTGGGTGATAACATCCTTTTCCTCTAAAGTCATCATATATTAAAGGTCTATCTTTTTCTGATTGTAATTTGTAAATCAGTTTTATCATTTTATCCTTTGATGGTGTTTTACCTTTTGCTACAAAACCACACCAATCAACAAAATCAGCCCATGTTTTAATTGATTTATCTGGACAATTTTTAACATACCACCTTCCATCTGGAAGATTAAATGGCTCTTTTCTTAACATTGAATGAGAAATAGGTTTTTCTAATTCTTCGCTTTTTCGTATATATTCTTTTACATAATAATCATAATCTTCAACGTTAAACTTTCTGGTTTCTTCTATTTTCATTTATTTCCTCATTTCTCCTCATCCATAAAAATAGGAGAGAAGTGCGAATGAGGTTACACTTTCGTCAGGCTCATGACTTCCCAACTATCTCTCCATAATTCCCACAATCAGTTATGACACCAATCATGAGTACATTTATTTATTCTCTGTTTCCATTCACAGAAACGTCAAAAATGGGTGTGAGTGGATTTGAACCACTGACTTTCGATTTAAAAGACCGATACTCTGACCAACTGAGTTACACGCCCATACAAAAAGAGTGTGCAGCATACACTACACACTCCAAAATCTACTAATTAAGTAACTTGTGCAATTTGTTCATCTCATCCTGAATCTCACAATATATCAGAAGCATATCTCTAATTTCATCTAAATACTTTTCCTCAATATCTTCGATAGCCTTCTCATAGGTTCCCTTATTTACAAACTTTCCATTAACCATGTAATAATTAGAAGAAGTAGCCTCATCATGACAATCACAGTTTTCACAATCACCATCGCAGTCATCATATTCATTGCCAATTTCTACTTCATATACTTCACCAGCTTCAATCTTTGGAATAATCTTAGAATTACAATTATCAAAGATATATACGGCATCGGCTTCAATAAGGATGTATTCCTCATCTATCTTTGCAGGTTCGCACCAAATCTGACCTTCTAATAGTGAAATAACATATTCATGCTTGTATCCACCATATTCTTCAGAATCAAACTTATCAATTGATGCAATTCCATAACCAGAACAGACTAATTCTGCAATAATTTCTTTTGCTTCATCATATTTAGCACAAATAGCAATGGAATTAAATTCATCTTTTTCTGTTAATTCCTCATAAGAAATAGAAAGATAATCTGCCATTTCCGCATAATCATTAAAAATTAAAGTGTCTATAATAATTCACCACCAATAAGATTACTCAAAAATGTCTTTTAAAGACTTAACTGCCTTAACGCAACCTTCCTTATGTGCAGGCTTACTCCATGGCTTCTCAACTCCACCTAACTTAGTAACACCTGACTTAGCTGGAACATCCTTACTTGAAATCTTACAAATTTCTGGAATAGTAACTGTATCACCGGCAATAACTGCATCCTTAATAACAGCAACCATTCCGTCAAAAATTGCATTCAAATCCTTCTTAGAAACCTCTAATTCAATCTTGTCCTGTACCTTTGTAATAAATTCGTTCTTTACCATTTTTAAAATTCTCCTTTTTTCTCAATTAATTTTTGTTTTTTTAATCAAAAAGAGGGTAGTAGCTCAAACGAGTCTACTCCATCATGTGTGGCTTCGTCAGCCAAAAAAAATAAAACAATTAAAATGATTATAAAAATATATAATTTTACAATCAAAATGATGACTTTTAACCGAAGTTGTTTCCATTTATTAAACGCCAGTTGGATTCTGGTCTATTTTGTATTACATTACAGTAGTGACACCGTAATGTTCCTCCGAATCGAACTACTCAAAAGTAGAAGAGTAGCTCTATTCTCATAGTCACTTATGCATAATAATATAAAAAACCAAGTCACTCCGTACTTGGTCTACTTTGTCATGTAATTGGTGTTTTAATTAAGCTCAATAGGGTAGTAGGCTTTTACTCCCTTATCTGTACAGATACAAACCATCTGTGATGGTTTTCCTGTTAATCTTTTTTCAATTGTATATGAATCACCGCATCCAGCAAGAGATCCACCACGAATCATCTTTACTCCGTTTGTTTCATCTACAGAACAAACGTGCAAGTGTCCATAAGTAATTGCGTATGGAACAAATCCCAATGCCAAACATAAGTTTTGTACGCCAGATTTATTAAATCCATCATAGTCACCATGTACAGCAATATATGATTTTCCTCTAATTGAAATGTCTGCAATTCCTGTATCAATATTTCTATGCAAAACATGGAAATTATCAATATGACTCAAAGATAATTCAATTGCCCAACTAATAATGTCATCCAATCTTTCGTCATGGATTGCATCATCTTTACGATCCATACGAGTGTGATTACCCGACACATTTGACATAAATACCGTCTCAAAATGTAATGATAATTCATAACAAAATGAAGAAATCAATTCTGTGGCAATCTTAATCTGCTCAATTACATTCTCTCTATTTGATACTTGGATTGATTTATGGATATTTCCTGAGATTAAATCACCTTGAAGACTTACATAACAATTTTTAGCATTATGTAAATCACGAATAGAAACAACTTCGTTTAATAGCTGATTAAGTCTATCTTTTGCAATATCTGTATTATATTTTCCAAAAATAGAATCAAAAGTTTGTCCAATATGCAAGTCGCTTAGGATGATTAACATATCATTATCAGAGTTAATAGATGTATTGTTACACCCATCAAAATTTATTCTACCAAGAGATGTAAGTTCTAATTCTAATTTATCAAGCTTTTCCTCAACCCTGGCATCTGCAAAATTTTGTTTCTGCCAAGCATTACGCTCATCTCTAAACTGAATTTTCTTTCGTTCTAATTCACGTTTCTGAACTTCAATCTCTTTTAACTGTTCGTCAGAATCAACAAACCTAGACTGATTGGCTTCTAACATTTTCTTAAAAGCCTGATACTTTTTACGATAGGTGCTTTCACCATAATCATTACCAGTAAGCTCATTAATTATATTAGCGACATTCTGCCAAGAACCTATCTGTTCTTTATCTTCGCATATCCTGTAGATAAGTTCCTCATCTGTTTCATTTTCAAATCGCTTATAAGAAGTTATGGTAATCACATCCCTTCTTATTCTTTATCAGACGGAACATCCAGCTCCTCATCTGTCTTTAATGCAACAGTAAAATCAATTACCTGATTCTTAAATGAAGTAAGTAAATCAGTTACCTTTACTTCCTGCTCCATATCATTCTCATCTGTATATGTAATGATAGTACAATCCTCTGAGAGTGTACCTGCTTTTATTGTTAATTTATCTGTAGTTGTTCTTGTGAACTTTAATTTACTAGCTGCCATTTTTCAAAATCTCCTTTTTCTCCAATATAATAGGAGAGCAGTGCGCTCTCCTTAAATAATTTCATCCAAACTTTTTATATATCCATCTGCAACACCAAGTTCAATTGCCTCTTTTGCAGACAAGTACCAATCTGTAGAAAAGTGTTCTTCAAACACATCATTAGGTATCTTAGTTCTTGCTAATACAAAATTACCAAGTTCTTCAATTTGTCTCTGATAATTCAAAATAGCAGCAACAACTTCATCATAATTACCTGCAAATTGACCAGCTCCTTTATGAATAAGGAATTCGGCAGTAGGGAATGTATATCTCTTATGACAAGCAAGGTATATAAAACATCCACTTGATGCAGCCATACCCACATTTATTCCAATTACAGGAGTTTCACTAAGCTGAATTGTATCAACGAGACAATTATTTACTTCTAAATCGCCACCTGGACTGAAGAATATAACCTTAATCGGAGTACAAGACTCTTTGGGGATGTTATTCTGCTTGTCTTCAAAATTCCATTGCATAATCATCTTTGCGTATTCCAACGTCATTGTAGTTATTTCATCATCAATCCAAAGAATTCTATTTTCATAATTCTTATAAAATTGCAACAATGATGGATCTGGTAACTGTAAATTCTCTGCATTCTGTGGAATAGCAATATCCAAATATGCGGTTTCTAATTTCTTTTTATTCATAGGCAATTTTGCCTCCAATTTCATAATATTTCTCTATATGAGATTAATCTAATAAATCTGCCATAGCAGCAGTTTCACTTCGTTCTGTTTTCTGAAGCTGTACATATCCAAACTTTTCATGTCCTGCAAGTTTTTGAACAGTAGAAAGCAAACCATTATTACTTCTAAATAAAGCTGAATCAGTCTGCTTAAAATCACCATTCATCCATAGAGATGATCCTTCACCAACTCGTCCAATTAATAATTGTACATGTTCTTTTGTAAGATTCTCAGCTTCGCTTACATAAATGATAGTATTTTTAATATCTCTACCACGTATATAGCCTAAATGTTCAATTTCAATTGTGCCAGCCATCATCTGCATTTCTAAACCGGTTTGACCACCTAAATGATCAGCTAAAGGCATTGCAAAAGGCATTAATTTCTCTAATTTTGAACCAGGAATAAAACCAATTTCATTAATATCTTTTACTCCTATTGCATTACGAACATAAATAAGTTTATCAAATTTACCTTCGTCAATAAGTTTAAGAGCGTTAGCAATCATTAAGTAATCTTTTCCTGAACCAAACTTACCAGATAAAATTTTTATAGTTTTATCTTTATCTTGCAACATATCAAAAGCTAACACTTGTTGTGGATTTCTTGGCTTGATTTTACCCATAAAACGACTAGATATTTGTTTGTATGATAATGGATGATATTCTTCTCCATTCCATTTTCTATAATCAACAACTTCATCATCAGATTTTCGAATAATAAGATACTCATTAAGAAGAGAATTATATATATTTTCATTAGTATGCAAATAAAAATAACTCATTTCATCATCAGAAAGAGTTACTTCTTTATACCCTGTATATTCATCAATATTTTTAACAATATTTAATTCATTTACACCTTTTGTAGTAAGCTTAAAAATATTCTTAGAAATAAATTTACAATTCAAATCATCAGTACATACAATAATAGGAGATAAATTCAAATTATAAAAATATGCAGATGCTAATATTATATTATCAGGACTTTCATCTAATTGAAAATCTTTAATAATCTGCATAATATTTTTGTCATTAGCAACAACTTCATATTTCCCATAAGATATATCAAGCAAATGAGCAACTTGTCTTGCTTTATATTTAACCTCACCGTCTTTATAGCTTGATGTTTTTATATTTTCAATTTCTTCTAATGTCTTTTGCGAAATTACAAAAGGCTCTTTAAATGCTTCTTTTTGTAAATTTAAAAGAGCATTGGTGTCTAGGAATAATTTATATTCCAATAATAGAACCACCTTTCCTGTTTATTTCGCCTTACTTGACGATCTTGTTTTTTCTAAGTTCCTCTAAATCCTTTAATACACATTTATCTTCAGTTAGATAATATTTAGGATGTTTGCTGTAAGAATGATGTAGCATTCCGCCAAACTTATCAAAGGTATAACCCAACTTTTCTAACTCATGTGCTTCATTCTTTGTAATTAAAACTATCTTCATTCATTCCTTTCAATTGAATTTTCTGCTGAATAGCAGAAGAGTAGTAACGACAAGAGTGAACGTTACTATAAGAAAATATCAGTGATTGCATTACTAGAATAATACTGCAACCACTGATTAAGAGGTACAAAATATGTACATAGATATTTATAGAAATTTTGTTTCATTATCTGCAATGCCACTCAGAAAGAGTAGCAAAGCAGACATACAAAGATTGTTGGTTTGTTTCTTCCATAACAATCGTTTTTGTATCACATATTTGTAAATATTTCACTATATCTACATTTAAGAAAAACGAATTTTTGTAAAAAAGTACCAAAAAAGCCTTATATATCAAGGTTTTCAAGACTTACTTGCTTCGAACATTTTTGTGTTTCTCAGAGTTTTCATACGTTCTTTAGCCTTTAATCTATCAATTTCTTTCGAGCATGATGGACAATAAATGCGATTATGTATTGTATTTTTTATCTTTTTCCCACACTGTTTACACTGCTTGTATCCTTTTTTAAAATTTCCTATATATTGATTTCCAATATTTTCAAACAATGTTATCTTATAAATAACATTATCATTAGTATCACCTAGATCAATTCTGATATTTAGATTGTTTACTTTTTTTCCAAAATGGATATAACCATTGCTATATAACTCATGTAATAATTCATTCTTTTTATCAGATGAGAAAGTAACATTGGCAAGTTTAAATACTTCTGAAAGACCTTTTGAATCTTTTTTATTTATCCATCCTTCACTATCCATGTATCTTGCAATAGCAAATAATGTAAACATAAATTTCTTTTGGCGATCATTTGGAAGAGACTCCACGACTTTTAATTCTTTTTCATAGATAGGAACATATTCAAGTTCCCTAAAAAGATTTTTTGATTCTGTTTCATATAATTCAATGCATGTTTTTTTGATTTTATTGGCGTATCTATATTCTTGATAACCTTCGATATTAAATTCCAACATCTTTTGTTTGACTATATCAATTAGGATTTTTGGATCTTTACCACTATTAAAATAATACTTAGCAATCAATGCTATTAGATAACCATTCGAGATATTGTCTGGTTTATTGCCAGACGCTAATATCTCTCTAATATATTCTTTTTCATTCAGTATATACAACTTCTTCCTCCATTTCTTCTAAACGCTTAATAATTAGTTCACCAATACAATCCCAACAAAACTGTCTATTACCTTTATATCCATAAGTCATATCAAGAATAATATTCATACGCTCATTATCATTTGGGCAAATTTCTTCAGCTTTTTTCTTAAACATTTCTACCATGCTAGCTCGCTGATAATACTTATCAAATTCATCTTGCTTGTCAAAGATATCAGTTCTATTTAACTGTATTCCATTTTCTTTACTTTGTTTTTTCTTATACTCTCTGATACACTCACAATAATATTGTTCAAGATTTCGAAGTAATTGTCTATGTTCTTCAGTGCAACGTCTTTTAACCTTCAATATGTTATAATCAAAAGAAGAATCTTTATGTAATTGAGATTTATATCTGTCTAACTGACTTTCCACATATTTACAAATCTGATTCATAGAACAATTACCTATACCAACTGGCATTTTTCTTTCATACCAAAACAGAAATTCTTCCTGTTCATCTGTACGATGATTATTGTTATATAAATCTTCAATAGAACATTTATAAATAGCATAACACTTAGCATTACTCTCTTTAATATATTGTTTATATTGCCTTTTGGTCTCATCGTAAACATAAATCATAAAATATGGTTTTCTGTATGCACAAATAGACTGCAAATATTTATTTTCTCCACAAGCACCAAGATTATACCAGTTGCTAGGCATAGGTGTAGCAATAATTCCTTTTATACGATCCAACTCGTTCTGTTGATAAAGCTGACCACATTCAATTCTATATCCTAATTCTTTATATTCATGTGAATTTTTCTCGAAATGAGATTGGACTTCCATCATAGACGTAATATAATTAGTAATTGTTCCAACTTGATTTCCCATACCTGCTTTGTTTGTTTTCTTAACAGCAGCTTCAGTAACAACAATCTTTTCTGCATTTCGTTGAACACATTCAATTGCAGGTAAATAGTTATAACGTCTTTTAAGAACCGGATTATTAGTTGAAAAATTCAGATCGGAGTCATAGTCCTCCCCGTTCTCAGCCATACAAAATGAATCCCAACTATTTATAATCATAATTGTACTCATATATTGATACCAGTATTGACATTCATCTGATGAATTTATCTTACACATACGAATATTATTATGACTCGTCATTGGGCTTCTAAAAAGAACAATTTCATTTTCATTTTTATCAATCCAAAATTTTGAATAACATTCACCCGCTTTTAATAAACCTGTAACTTCTAATCCACAAATAGATTGCATAAGAGCGAATGGATCACCACTTGCAATTTGGTAATTCCCATCTACAAATAGCTTACCAATTTTCGCATCATTCATTTTTTTCTTGATATATCTATGTACCGAATCAATTACATATGGATCTCCCAACATATATTCACTTGTGTACAAAGCACGTTGCCATGAATTTACATCGGTATTTTCGTTTATTCCAAGAAACTTAATAGTAGAAGAGTAATCGCCACACATAGCATCTTTTAGATATTTAATCGTTGGTGCACATAATTCTTTAATATCTTCATCAGTGAATTCATATGACTGAAGATACTGGTAATTCAACTCTCTTTGTTTTTCAAGAATATGTGGTGAAATTTTTGTTACAGAAAATCCATACCCACATTCCTTATAAGACTCCACGTATTGATTAATGCTATCATATGCTCCCCATAATTTAAGAGAAGATTCTGTAATAATCATTTCACATTGACGAATATCTTGAATATTTCCCCAAATATCTTTAATCATGTAATTTCCATTATTATATTTTTCAATAAATTCACAAATAGGGAATGGATAGAGCATTCCTTTAAGCCATGCATTTCTTAAGCATACACCACCAGGAACATAATCAAGATTTAAAGATTCAGCTACTCGTTGCATATACTGGATAGTACAAAGATTAAAACCATCAGATATATTATTCTCAAGATTCTTATTTTTAATAATTTTTCTCATTGGTTCTTCTATATCATCACCATCATCGAGAGATATAACATCTGCGAAATATTGTGTAATACAATCCTTTACAACTAAAATTCCATGTGGATCGCAAATAGGCTGCGAAGCTGAACATGTCAGTGCTTTGTAGGCTTCATATTTTGCAGGTATTAATTTAGTTTCATGATTTCTTTTACATTCGCACAGCTCATTTAATTTATCTATATATTGCGAATTGCAGAAGAGAAGAGTATTGTTTTTTAATCCACCTGTAGTTCCAACAAATCGCCTATAGTTAACTCCGTTTACAGTAATACCCTTTTTGCCGGTCGCTCTTGCAAAATCAGATTTTTTATCAACAACTACCTGCATAAATATCTTTGAAAAATCAATACTCCGAATAGGTTTTTCTAAAATCTTATTTGCCACTATACGGAACTCTTGAGCCTCAAACAATGATATGAGTTCCTGATATTTAAAAGCTTCTTTCTTGGTAATCTGTAAATCCCAATTAGAATACTTTAACTTATTTGTTCCAATTTTAAAAATCTCATATTGAGGTACGCTAATACCAGCCATATATCCTCCTTTTATTTATTATTTAATATTTCCTAAGTTCATTTAGCATGGATTCAACATCCTTTTGTTCACCTAACAACCATGTAGACATATCAGACCCACTGTACCAAAATTGTACCTTACATTTAAATTGAGAAGTAATTTCTAATATCTTACATCTCATTATTTCGCCATTTTTTGAATTGAATTTCTGGCTTATGGTCGTATAGCAGTAAATCGTATTTATCACTTCATCAGATCTATATTTGGTCAACATATGTTTTTGAACTGTTGCGGTCAGAATGTAGTTAATGGCTTCTCTGTAATATTTCTTGGCAGTTCCATCTTTCTTTTGAAAACAATACATTTTATTAACTCCTTTTAATCCACAAAAATAACTGGAATAGACTTCAGATTGTATTCCTTGGCAATTAGATAATTGATATATCCTTTAACAAGTACAAAATCATGATTCAGTACAATATAAGAATCGAAGTCGCCATGTTCCATCCAATAGGATAGTTTGTAATGCCATTCAACTTCATCGAATCTTTTATTGATTAATGAGTCCTGAATAATAATGTCCTTTGTGTTAACCCAATATTCATTACCTTGTTTCCATAATCCTAAAGCATTTCCAATCTGATATATAAATTTTTTCATTATTCACCGCCTTCCTTATCTATGTCGATAGCTAAAAAATCGCATAATGATTCAATGTCTACGCAATTTAAATGAGCGTATTCACCATTGTTATTTTCAATATATAATTCTCCGTCTTCAATCATTTCTCCGCAAAAATCACACTTTTTATTAGGAATAAATTCATTTTCTTCATAGTTAGTATTTTCAGGACAGTTAGGTAAATGACCACCAGATCTTCCACATACTTCACAATACATTAACTCACCAACCTCTCGTAACCAAATCCATCATTTGTTGTATAGTAAATATGTTTAATTCCAAGATCCTTAATAGCAGCCATACAACTTGGACATGGACGAGCCATTCCATATTCCTGATCATGTCTTTGCCGGTAAATATATAATTTTACTTTTGAAAAATTTATATCCAGATGTCGGATAGAAGATAAGCAATTGATTTCCGCATGTAGTGTTGCAGGAATTTCTTTGTCATCCCATGCATTTCTATAACGATTATAATATCTTTGTAATGGATGAGTCTTTTTAGTATTACATCCAATACCTATTATGTTATCCTGATATACAGCAATACAACCAATATGTACCTTATGGAAGTCAGATATTAGAGCAGTCTGTCTGGCTTTCTTGAAAAAACGAGTATCAGATTTACTTATCATACTTATGTGCAATATCCAATACTTCATCACCAATTGACACACAATTCTGCTCATAATTATATATTTCAATTGCATGATTGAAAAAATTATTATTTTCCAGATCTGTTACAAGCTGTGCCATATCATTTTTAATTGTCTTAGACGAACTTACAATAGTAGAAGAATAGTCATCTGTAATTAACTGATATGTATCAAATTCATTACTGCCAATTAACATCTTAATGTTATATACCGTTGAGCTTCCTTCTGTTGGTTTATTGTATCCCCCTATAGTCATTACTTTGTACCCATTCCCTAAATCCACCTCGATTGTACCTGCTGATAAAATTTCATATTTTAACATATTTTTGTCCTCCTTGTTTTAATTATTTACTGTTTGTATGTATATTCTCTGTTTTTATTCTTATAGTTTCTTAAGCATTGTTTATCAAATTTCCAATCGGAAATAATCTGTTCAGCTATTCCACGATGCCCTTCGTAACAAGTGCTAAAATCTGATGCTGAAATCAGTCCACCAAATTTTCTAGGATCTCTGTAAGTTGTTGTTTCAAAGTTATTCATATTTGTTTTTAATTTCTCCTTTTTATTTATTTGTCATTAGTCAGCTCCTTTTAGTGCTGCGTTAACTGGTTACAGTTATTTATTCTCCAAAAGATCTATCTGTTTTCTTATCTCGTCATTTGGGTTATATTCTTTATCAATTCTCTGACCATGCTCATCAGTAATAAAGTGTCTATAATCTGCAAATACTTTTGGAGTAGTAAGATATTTTTCCTTCCCATTTTTTAAGTATTTCTTCCTTTTCATAGATTGGCATTGTATGATTTTTAATTTCTCTAAAATATCAACAACTCGTCCAATATATTTTTCAGAAAGTCCAATGTCATCTGATATTTTTTGAAAAAGCCTATAACAACAAAGTGGTTTCTCTTCAATACGATTCAGATTGACACGAATATAAGAGAGCAGAAGTAAAATATAAGCAGATGACATTCTTGCAAGATCTATATTTTCACCTTTTAACTCTTCTTTAAAATTTAATATCTTATCCAATTCATCAAAATAGATGATTCCAAAATTATCAGGAATATCAAATTTTTCAATATTTAATTTTACTTGTTGGTATTTCACCGAATTAGTGTTTTCCTTTAGACACTTTTCGAAGTCAGGACACGATTCAAAATATCCATAATGGGAGAGAAGTAATAGAACTTCATAATATTTTTGATTTATCTTTCCATCTCTGTAATTAGGCTTTAATTTAGACCAGTTACAAAGTTCTGTTGTAGAAAATGCTACTGTATCATCAAGTGAACGCCTTGCACAAAAATATGAGAAGACTATTATTCGTTTCAATGAAAGATCTTTGTCATAAATGATTTCTCTTGGAATCTTTACATAATTCAAATTATTGTATTCACCTTCTTTCTGTCTTAATTATGTATTCTCCATTTTGATTAAAATAACTTTTGGGTACATGTATGACGTACCCAAAAGTTATTTTTTTATTCATTTGGGTACATGCCAGCTATCAATTTTGTGCAGTCAATATCAAAATAGACTCATATTATCAAGAGAAGAATATTCCGTTTGTATTTCGCTAACGCTACATACAAACTCTTTAATTTTTTAATTGATTGTTATTGGTTGGTCTATTTAATTATTCTCCATCTGAGTTACATTTTGTTTCAAATAAACATATTTCTCTAACATATCCTTTACAAAGAATACTGGCATCTTATTATGATATTTTTCATATAATTCTGTTCCTGACATAACAGAGTAGATTGTTCTTCTATTATGCAACTCTGATTTTATATAATTTTTTACAATACTGTCTTTAACTCTATCACCTATCTTTCCACAAATAATACAATAGCTACATAAATGTATTTGAATACGATCCTTACCTGCAAATGATATAGGATATTGAATTAAACATTCTTTATATTGATGTTTATGTTTTGCTTTACGGTTACTTTTTGAGATATTACTTTCTGTTGATTTTTTATATTTTGGAATCTCTTGTTCATCCATATATTAATTCTCCTTTTTCATACTCCCTATCTTTCGGTCAAATTTGAGTTTTTGAGGGTAAATTTCAATTGTAATGTATAATGTGATAATTTATATGTCTGTGATATTAAAGTGGTTAATTTTTCTCTCAGCGTTAATTTAAGTCCTTTGCCAATTCATCAAATATATTTCTTACTGAAGATTCAAATCTAAGATTTAACTTTTCAAGAATAGAATCGACAGTGAGAGAGTACATATTACGTAAATCTTTATAGTAGTTAATCACATCAAGATCATATGGTTTGGATTCTGAACTGTTTTCTAACATATAATCTCTTATATAGTCAGAAAGTTCTATATTATATGTATCTTGCATCTCATTAATTGTTATATGTAATGTATCTGATAAAGTTAATTCCTGGTCGGAGTATTCATTAGCATATTCTGTAAGAAGTCTTAATTTTGTAAATGTGTTTGATTTCCAACGAGAATACTTCTTGATTGGAAGTATTTTGGTCTGTGTTTGAGTGGATTCTTTAAGCGTATTTATGTCTTGCTGCATCTGAGCCATTGTCTGTGTGAGAGTGGTGATTGCTTGTGACATAGTATTCATAGCTGTTGTCATGGAATTTACGGTATTATTTTCTTCTAATTCATGAAATCTATTGACATATTTTGCTGTAAATTCAGTACCTTTAATACCAGTTAATTTATTTGCTATAAATTCACATCCTTTGTGAGTGACATTGTAACAAGGCTGAGTTTTGTTCTGTGAAGTCACATAAGTTGATTCGATAAAGAAATCGGTGAGTGCAATTTTGCTCTCTCCTAATTTTGATTCATTAATCTTGTTGATCTGATTAATATATCTATGAATATCTCTTAAAAGAAACCTGTGTTCCTTATTAATCATCTGAGCTACTTCCATAGATGTGATTGTTTCTATATTATTTGTTAATGCTAAGTTTATCATATTTTTCAATTCCTTTCTTTTTTGATTTATTATTTTTATTAGTTGCTAATATAATATTCTCTTTTTCAAACTTAATTTATTTTTAGCAAAATAAAAAGGCAGATGATTTATCATCTACCTTTAAACAAATAACTTATTCTATTTTATTCAGTTTTAAGCCAACTAGATTCTGGTTTTGCTATCAAACGTGCATTATTATATGCCATATCAAGAGTAAGACAGGTATGACCTTGATAGCAATTATTTTTCTTTGTAACTGCAAGAGCTACATCAGGAATATCATCTGAAGTTAAACATAATGGCAAGAGTAATTGTATTTTTCCATCATAATATTGAGGAATTGCAAGTTTATAATTTACAGATACTTTCTTTTTCATCGTATCTAATGCACCATTAATAATATTAATTTTATTACTACTGTTTAAAAATTCTTTTGGTAATCTATCCTTATTTCTTTCATCATCAAGAATATGCTTATAATGAACATCAATAGGATAATGCCAATCAAATAATAATAATTCAGGATGTTCAAAATAATTCGCTCTTTCTGGTCTATCTGAAATACAAATGTTACTTAACTCATATCCAGTTAAGAATGATATGTCTGTTCCTGATTGATAAGCATATATTTGATCATAATATTTATTAAATAATCCTGTATTAAATAATGCATAATTTTGTCCAATTACAATCTTCTTTTCAGAAGTAAGTTTGTCATATGTCTTAACGATATAATTTGCAAGAATTCCATTATTTGGATATGTATTATTTGACCATTTCTCTTTTTCCACTATTTTTGATAATTGTTCAGTGTATTTATTCCAATTTACTTGAAAGTATGACATATGTTCAGCTCCTTTTGTGTGTTTGAATGCTTCTATAAGTATATCATATTTTTTTGATTCGTGGAATGGAAAAGTAGCCGTGTCATCTGGTTTATATAAATTAAAAGGATAAGATTCATATTCGGTCAATTCTTGTGGTATATATTCACCTTGAAGTTTGGCACATGCTTTATTATAGGCTTCTTGTGGCGTATTGGCGTAGACAAGATATAAATGATCGTATGGTTCATAACAATATGCTGCTGTTGTTGGTACTAAATAAGTATTCATTTTTAAATCCTCCTAAATTGAATAATTATTTTATTGTTTCTATATAGGTTATTCTCTGTTTTATAAGTGATTTTGTGTGTGGTTTTATGGTAGCCCCCTCATTACGGATGAGAGAGTGATGGGAAAGAGGATTGTTTGGGATATTATTGACTGGAAAATTGATATCGTTGAAAGTGCTTTTAAATAAGGAAGAAATTGAAATTGTGGTTTGATTTTTTGGAGATAGGAGATTTTATTTTTGAGAGTCAAGTTAGAGATAAGTGTGGGAAATGTGGGTGTTTTACGATAAAGGGTACGATAAGTGGTTTGGGAAGAATGAGTGGGAGATTTGATGGGATTTTGTAGCGTTTTGGTGAGATTTTTGAATTTTGGGTGTTTTTATGAGAGGTAAATTTTGAAGTTGGTGTGTAGATGAATCTGCTATTGGGGAAATGAAAAAGAACAGCTGTTCGATTAGTTTTTACTACCCCCAGTTAGTCATATATATACGGTATTTCTCCATTTTACCGTGGAAGTAGTATAGAAAACAATATTATATAGTTTTGAAAACTATGTTATATAGAAAATAAAACCTTGTAAAATTCCAATCCAGTCAATAAAAAATAATATCGTTTTTTTTGAAATTTATTATTGACAACTAAACAACTATATGATAATATAGCTATATCAACAAAAACAACTACTTGAAAAAGTAGTAAAAACTTTTTGAAAAATATTTCAAAAAGTAGTTGACATATAAACTATACTATGATATAGTTTATACAAGTTAAGAAAAGAAAAGAAGGTTGATAGCCGATTGAAAGACATCTAATTTACAAATTAAAGATTGTAATAGGGCTTCTGCTGGATGGTAACACCCAGCAGGCTATAGAATCCATTAAGGATATTATAGCATACTTGGAAGATTATTCTAACAAGTAAACCCTTAATTGATAACTAGATTGATATATCTAGTCCGTAGCAAGTCTATTATATCAATTCTAGCTATCAATTACAATCCCTAGGAAAAAACAATTTTATATCTTTATATAGGTACTCTTTCATAGTCCTAGACTTTGAAAGAAAAGACTATAGCAGGGTATAAGGTTCTATGGTAGTCACTTATTGAGTTTTGCCATATACAAACTAAATAAAAGAGGTTATAAGGTTTACCCCGTAAAAACCTATGGGAACGGCTATAATTCATAGTTAAAATACTATGATAAAGTCCTAGGATTAACAATCCTTGCATATTATATAAAATATGTGTCCTCACCCTGCTAACACTAGCAGGAAGATAGCAGAAAAGCTATAGGTTAACCGCTTAATCGCTAGATTATATTCTAGGTGTGGTCAATGATGTGAAAGAGTAGGAACGACAGGGTGAAAAACCTTGTATCAAACAAAAATCTCAACCGATAATAGTACGGTTGATGGTGTGAAGTCGATAACCAAGCTGATAACACCAAAAATAAAAAAGCATAATAGTTATACAATCTTAATCGGGTAAAGGGTAACACCTCCGATTATTTTTATTTTAACAGGGTAATGCCTGTAATATAAAAATACTTGTAAGGTTGTATAACTCCCTTATGTGGCTATTATTCAAGTTATACATAGTTAGAAGGTACACTCTAATAGTGTACCTTTTATAGTGTGTATAACACTAAAAATAAAAAATAGGAAAGAGGTAGATGGATATGAAAAATTATAAGGTGTATGTAAATGGTGTATATATAGGTTCTGCCGATTTAACACCTGCTGAGGTATCAAAACTCAATAATGATACTTCTATTATTTTAAGTCGAAACTAGGCTTTATGCCTAGTCTATGCAAGATGGCAACTTGCATACTGACGATGACAAGCCACACAAAATATTATTGCACCTATGCGTAAAATAGGAGAAGGAGTAATTATGACAACTTTATCAATCAATTTCTATTCAGCAACTATCAACGAAGCACTCAAGAACGAGTTTATGCAGGCTGTTACACATGAATTAGCAAGCATGAATATTGAGGCACTCACAGAATCTATTGACAGATTAGACAAGCAGGTTACATCTTTACGGAAGGACATTACCGACAACGGCGATGATGAAGCAGGTACGAAGCAGAAGAAACTTGACGGTATCCTTGCGACTATCAGCGACAACAAAGAAACACGGACAAAATGCGAAGAATCACAGGCTCAGACTTTAGAAGTATATGAGAAGGTAGTGTCTGCTATGTCTGAGAAGAATAAGGATCACTTTGGGAATAACAAGGATGTAGTTCGTACCGTTCTTCGTGTACTTGCAACATGGAATAATTCTAAACTTGTGAAGTATGCAATTATTCCAGCCTTCCAGTCTCCAGCACTCTATGAGGCATTAGAAGCAATTCATATCAACTCTAAAGCAGGAGAAGATGGCAATATTACTATGAGCAAGGAAGTCAAGGAGGCATATAAGAAGGCTTCGCAGGAATTAGAAACAATCATCAAGACAACCTTTAGTTTACCTTTTGAAACTCCATACACGGACAAAACAAGGGTAAAACTCACAGCAGAGGATAAGAAGTTGCTTAATGATTGCTATGTAAGAGGATTTTCTAACAAGTTCGATGTCGATGATAAGAAGGGTACTGTAACATTCAAAGACAGACAGATCAACACGCTTGTAAAAGCAAAGAAGAACCGCAAGACTGGAGATATTACATACGATTATTCAGGACTTGCAAGCACGATTGCAAATATTGTAATCAAGCATTACTTCGCATAATCTAATAAAGTGCATAGTACGAAAGGGCAAGGCTAAAACTTTGCCCTTTTAATAGTGTGCATTTTGGCACAAAACAATACAAATAAAAATATTTTAATCCAAGGAGGATGATTTTATGATAATGCATACACCAGACCTACTTATGACAAAACAGGATTTAAGGGAGATTTTATCTTCTGATGAAAATACCTATGTAAAGCGTGGAGAACGCAAAGTAACAAAATTTTATATTCCTGGACTTTTTGAAATGGAAATGCCAGATTTTTACCTTATAGGTGGATTAGAAGAAGCAGTAAACTTTTTATTTGGATTATAGGAGGTAAACACTATGCGACTTTATAAAGCACTCAATACAGAAGTATTACACAACAAAGAATTTGCTATGAATTCGATCATTCTTGAATTAGACAACAAGTGTATACTTGTATCAACCGATTTTCACCACAAACGCAAATACGCACTAAAAGTATATGTTTGGTTACCTGATGAAAAGAAATGGGTTTATACACATATAAAAAATCAGTATACAGAGATGATGTGGGATTATTACCGCAAGCATCAACAGAAGAGAAGCCACGAATTCAAAAAATATGAAAATATGATGCGTCATGAACGCAGACACAATACAGGAGGTGGAGGATCACGCATTTATAACGGAAGTATCACCGACTATGAATGTGCAAAAAATCCTTTACATGATTTTAGAAGATGTTATAATTAAGAAATGGAGGTATAGTTATGAATAACGATAATAAAAGAAAATTTAATGCTAATATTAAGGCAATCAATAAAGATTTGGTAGAAATATCTGAAGACAAACTGAAATCTGATAAGCTTATTAAAATGCAATTTGAAGCCATCAGAAGTTTGATTGATGATTGCGAAAGATTGACAACAACTGAATAGCTATGCTAAAATGTAGTCACTATAAATGGAGGTGAATTTTTTGATTGTATATGATAAACTAGGTGACTACTTAAAGTCAAAAAATATGAAATATATAGATTTACAAAGAAAACTTGCGTTAAGTCCATCAATGACAGCTAAGTTTACTAAAAATAGAACTATATCAACAGATACCTTAAACAAAGTCTGCGAGTATCTTAAAGTTCAACCGGGCGATATTATGGAATGGATACCTGATGAAAAATATAATAAGGCAAACGAAGAAATTGCATCAATCGAGCAACAAATAGCAGAATTGCAGGCAAAGAAAAAAGAGTTACAGGGAGGTTAAAAATGGAAGTAAAATTTAAAACTTGTCAAGGCATTGAAAAATATAATGCCACTGAAATGACAAAAGAAGAATTTGAGAGAATTATGTGGAAAGAAGATACGCCACAATATGTCATTATAAGCGAAACAGAAGCCTATAATAATACATATACTTGTTCTGGAGGTTATGCCGGTACATGTAATTGTATTTCTCACCCACAAAAAGAATGGATTAGATTTAATCCGACAACAGGAGCAAGAGAAAAGACATTATCAATATAATTACAAAGCGAAATGAAAAATCAAGAGCATCTTACAAAAGTAAGGTGCTATTTTTATGCCCAAAATTAAGAAGGAAGGAGAAAAAACAATGCCAAAGCGAACCTTAAAAAGAGGATATACAGTTTCCACCTATCCATGCAACGGTGGTTACGTAACGGAAACAATCAGTAAATATGGTGAAATGCTTCGTTCTGCGTTTGATTTCAATATATCAGATGCAGAACGGAGACATGCAAATTACCTTCATGATATTTGAAAGGAGGTGAAAGGCAATGATAAAGCCGTATCAAAAATATGGATACTGGTATGTACCCCACTGCGAAATTCAGTTTGTAAGCGAAACTGAAGCGTGGGAGTACATAACAGATTCATAAAGCTCAAAGGCATAGTCAAACCCAAAATGGCTATGCCTTTTTAAGTGTACTACAAAAAAATTAAAAAGGAAAGAGGTAGATTAATATGATAATAACAAAATGGGTAGACGGTAACGGAAACAAAAATTTTACTGTATCTTATGCAGGGAAATCACGTACTTTTCAGAATGAATGTGATGCAAACGCTTACAGAATGGAAATTGAAAATGCGATTTTGAATCTTGATTAAGGAGGAAACAGTGATGGCGGATTGGGCAAAGGAAATTATGAAGTTAGGCAATGATTTTTGCCTTAATACAAGCAAGGTATGGAACATTGTTTCTGGTGTTGATTTATTATCAGTGCCAGAAGGCAAATGCGAATCAGAATGGAAGTACGACAGAGCATATTCAAAGGTAAAATCTTTGATTATGGCAATGTAACTATCAACAATAGCACATGAGAGAATGCCCGGCTGCCTAGATTATCTACGGTTGGGCATTTTCCATCCTGAAAACGGAGAATATTATATCAGGAGGTAAATAAATATGCAGAAGATATTTGGAATAGTATTGATATTAATTGGGATTTTATTCCCATTTTTAACAAAGGGAGATATAACAGTTTCAATAATTTTAATTCCCTTTGGTGGATATTTGTTATTCACAAAAGAAAATGCAATATACAAAGAGGAGGAATAAAAATGGAATATGGAGATTTCTATGACCTTGCAGAATATGCAAATGAGTCATGGAACGGAAGTTATACGGAAAAAGAAGTTGCTGAGAATGCCTATGATTATTACAGTGATTTCTTATGGTCAAAGCGAAATGAAACTGTAGTAGATACAATCAGAGAATTGTTAGAAATGCTTAATGAAGATAATTCAGAAGATTGTGTTTACTGGGCGAATGAGATAAGAAGAGAATTAGCAATCACAAAATAATGTGGTTGCTTTTTTAATACAAAAAACAAATTTAAGGAGGACAAAATTATGAGTAGAAGAGTTTATTTAAAGGCAAAGGAAGCAGAAACGGAAATGCAGGAAGCACGGAACGCAGAAGGATTCACAGGGAAGAATGAGAAGTTGCTGATTGCGAATATGGTAAAGGCAGCACGGAATAATTCACGGATCGGAGATAAGCTTCTTATGGTCATAGACCCTAAATATATCCACATTCCTGATTGGCAGAGAAGAATTAAACTTGCAAGAGCTTATGAAATAGGAAACAACTACAATTCCTATAAGTGGGACGAACCGAAAGCATTACTTTTCAACGGAATTTTAATCTGTATTGATGGTCAACATAGAATTTATGGGGCATTCAAGGCAGGTAAAGAGGATGTAGTTATTGAAGTAATGGAATGCAGTTTAGAAGAAGCAATTGAATTATTTCTTAGTCAGTCACAGGATCGTGCAAAAATGCAACCAATGGATATTTACCATGCAGCTCTTGCAGCAGGTAAGCCGGAATATGTTGCTTTACATGATATTTGTGCAAAACACAACGTAGCCGTAAGGGGAGATGATGAAACAGAAAATACAGTTGGTACATTAACCTCAATCTCTGATGGTGTTGGATTAACTAAGAGTAATGTAAATCTTCTTGATTCAATTCTTACCTTACTCGGCAATCTTGGCTGGAATGGATATGCGGACTCTTATAACGGAAAGGCATATACAGCTAAGGTAATTCGTGCATTAAAGGCATTATATGCATATTGTGATGGACGTATTCCGGAAATGGAAAATGCATTACTTGAACATTGTAAGGGAACGGAGTTTTTTGTTAACAATATCATGGATAAGACACAGGCACAGATTTTTGATTATCTGTCTGAAATTGTCCGCTATGAAATGGAAAGTCCTTTAACCGCAAAGAAGAGAGTGGTAAAGAAAACATCAAAAGTTAAGGCGATTTAGGAGAATATACATATTAGACTGAGCTAACGGTCAAACGGGCAGAAGGGAAGTGATTATTATGTGTAAATTACCAGAAGTGTCATATAAAGAGTTTACAACAGCACTAAAGGCAAACGGTTTCAAACCAAACAGGTCAAAGGGAGGGCATGAAGTTTGGGAAAAGACAACAACGCAAAGTGTGTCAATCCCGATTCACGGAGATATTAATGGTGCATTAGCACGTAGACTTGATAAAGAGTTGAAATTAAATATGGAAAGATTCAGGAGGTAGAAGTATGAAATGGATAGAGATTTTACGGAAAGATGATTATGCACTTTTGCAAAGCGAAAGTGATACAAAGTATGTAGTTGCAAGTGGATATGATTCAACGCAGCATGAAGATCAGCAGTGGAATTATGGAACTTATTTCTGTTACTTCCAAAACAAGTCAAATAAAGCCGATTGCTTACAGAATGCGTTGGATTGTTTCAGAAGCAGAACAGAAGAGAATTATGTAACTAAAGAGCAGAAATATCTTGAAATCTATAGGGAAGACTACACGGAAGGTACATTCAATGAAATCTTACAATCATTAGATATAAATAATGACATGGTTGGTGATTCGTTTGGATGTTATTGCATTGTGGATGAAGAGAGCTTAAAGGAGGTATAAGTATGAGAGTAAATAGAAAAACAAATACACCATTAAACAACGGAATTATGATTACTATATGTATATTGATGATTGTATTATTGGTTTTAACATTGTAGGAATGGATTTTCATAGCGAAAGGCAAAGGTGATTATATGTTTAAACATTATACGATTGAAGAAGTTGCAATCGAGCTTAGCTATAAAAATTATTATAGTACAGTTGCTTATGGATTTATTAAAGAAGCAGTTGAAAAGGCAAAAAGGGATTTAGAATATACGTTCATTTATGAGAGCGATATAGATGTTATAGATGCTCATATAAGAGAAAATTATATTTAGAAATGCGTTTTCCTTGGATTTTAAGAAAGGTAAAGGTGATTAAAATGTTGACAAGAGAAGAATTGAAAGCAGCTCACAATAACATTATAACTATAATGGAAAACAGGGTTATACAAATGACAGGATGCAATAGGCAGACTGCAAATTTAATTGCAAACGAAATCTTGGATTTGGATAGAGATGCAGATAAGTTATTAAATGAAAAAGAAGCAGATTAAATGGATATTTCTTCGGAAAGGTAAATGGTAATAATATGAGAGCTTTTGGAACAGAAGAATATGGAAATAGTAATGGATTTAAAATTATTTGTAATAAATGTGGGAGAGAAGCACGAATTATTCCAACACATCATTATAAGGAGGTTGGAAAGCTTGAAAAAATAACCCTTGAATTTAGATGTGTTTGTGGAAACAAATACGGGGCAACTATTCATGAGTAAATGCGTGTTTCATTAGAATTAATAAGAAGGAGTGATAAGTATGGAATTTTTAGTACAGTATGTTATTGAAGGAAGTGAAAGAATTATAAACAAGATTGTAAATTCTTGTTGGATTATTAAAGCAACAAATGAAAGAGATTTTAATGGAATTGAAGAAATGCATGTGTTTGATGTAACAGATCTTGGAAAAATCAAACCGTTGCATTACAGAGGGTGGCAACCAGGATGCTTAATTGAATATGTAGACGATGAAAATAATGTAGTCATTCATGGATATGGAACAGACCATTAAATTCGCATTTCATTAGAAGATTGGAGATTAATATTATGAAAATATATTGCGGTAAAAATAGAAAAGGCGTGTGGAAAGCATCATTAGATGAAACGAAGTTGAGCAAATTTGATAGAGTATTTGAATCAGAAGTCGAGACTATTCATAATGACAAAGTGTATATGATTCAGACATATTATGGATTTGACTACAACTACGGTTCATCCTTTAATCCGATTTACGATGTAGTTAGACATGTTCCAGAATTATTCCATTCTATATCAGCAGCAAAGAAAAATAAAATATGGGAAGAAAGAGAAAATCTTGCGAAGGCAGAACCTGAAAAATATCATATTACTCCTTTTTCAATTGCATCAGATGATTTTGGTGAACCGTTTGTATATGGGGATGTAATGCAAGATAAATTCAATATGAAAATAATCGGAATTAAAATAATTTAAGTAATGAAACTAAGATTTCTTAGGAAGGAGTGAAGAGAAATGACAAAAACAGGATGGTGGAGTGTTGATTTTGATATAACACTTGAAGGTGAAACAGTTAGATTTGATGATTTAGACGAGTGTTCACAGGAGCATATTTTACGGAAAATATCAGAAGGATATACAAATGGAGAAGTTGTTGAGGAAGATGATGATTAAATTTAGCAACTAAACAGAATAACGCAAACGCAAAGGCAGTTAGGAGAATAATCTACTAGCTGCCTATTTTATTACAAGAAAGCGAGGAAACGAATTATTATGGCACAGAGAAGAAAATTAACAGAAGAAATGGTAAAAGAAATTCGTGATATGTACGCAACAAGAGAATTTACAATGACAGACTTATCACGGAAATTTGGCGTATCTACAAGTGTAATTAGTAATGCAATCAATAAAGGTTATTGTCCTAAACCAAAAGGAATAACAGAAACAAAACAGAGAACAGAATTAATTGAAAGTCATATTATGGAGTTTTTTGAAACAACAGAAGAACTGATTGAAACAATCAATGCAAACATATTTGGTAATAGAAATGTAAATAAGGCTTGTTATGAAGTGGTTCAGGGTGGATGTTTGCTTGTGTATTACAGTCAAGTAAATGATTTTCTAAAGGAACTCAATTGTCAGATTAGTGACAATGATGAAACTAATTGGTCAATGTATAAGAAACTTGTAGTGAATAGAATGGAAAAGATGTATGAGAAATATTCAAAATAAGGAGGAAACGATTATGAGTAGATTTAAAACAATTAAAGAAGCAACTGAAGCATGGGTACATGAAATGAATGCAATTCCACAGGGAATGATTTCACAGTTATTTCAGGATCACCCCGATGATTGGACAGAAGTTACAAAGCCAAGTAAATATGACAGAGTATATATATTCGACAATGGAGACTGTGGAGAGATCACAGATATTGACGAAGAAACGTACATTATCTCACTTGACAACGGAGAAGAAATCAGATGTGAAAATGGCGATTTTGAAGTTAATCATGATGATTATCTTCCAATGTGGGGAACAATGTGGAGCTTTGGAGATAGTTGTGATGATTGGTGGTTAGAAGAAGATAACGGAATTGAGCTGATGTCACAGTGCGGATTTAGAATTTATGAAAGTGAAGAGTTTGGTTACTTCTTCGGAATTGATGGAGCTGGTTATGATTTTTATGAAAGTCATTGGATTCCATTATATAAAGCAAGAGGATTGCAGTGGCACGAAACAGAAACGGAGGATTACGATAATGGCATATAAAAGAAAAACAAAGGATTGTTATGCAATTGAAGGAAATTGTGGTTATGGATGGGATATTGAATGTAATTGTGAAGACAGAGCAGATGCAAAAGCACAGTTAAAAACATATGAAGAAAATGTAAACTATCCTGTACGAATTAAGATGTGGAGAGAAAGGATTGGTGACTGATATGAGTAAATGCAAACTATATACAGCTTATTTAGCCGGAACTTCATATGACGGAAACAAGAAATATGAAATGGTTATTATCACAAAATGGAAAGATACAACGGAGGATTCTCCAGAAGAAGGACATAAGGCATATTATTTTACACCTGATAACAAGTATTTGAGTGAATGGATTAAGGATGAAAATTGGTGTAGATTGATTTATGAGATACATCCAGAAAATACGAGATTTGGAATTGAAAGGAAGGTCGAGTGCTATGTTAAAAATTGAAATTAAAACAGGTGGAGCAGCTTATAGAGATGAAGATGGCGAGCTTGATAGAAGTGCATATGAGTTAAGACGAAATTTAAAAGAAATTGAAGAAAAACTTGAATACGGGTGTCAAGCTGGTTACATAATGGACATCAATGGAAATAAAGTTGGTAATTGGTCGATAGAATAGGAGCGTGATTATATGGCAAAACAGTTTATAAGAGAAATAAAACCACATGTAAATCTATATAGAGATACATTAAATGGAATTGCGTGGATTGAAGATGGTTCAACTGGATTTGGAATTAGTGTTCATTCAAACATAGATAAAAGCGGCTCTGTTACAGGAATGAAAAATCTTGGTTATTGGGACAGATCAGACAGAATAGTACAGAGTCATGGATGGAAATATAATATTGACAGATTCGTATGTGATAAAGACAACAAATTAGAAATGATCGTGGCTGATGAGTGTATGTGTCAAGGTTGTATTGAAAGGAGACAAAAATATGGCAAAACAAATATATTACCTGCATAGCTGCAATGAATGGAAAGAGTATTCCAGCATGAGACTTTTATTCATTGGCACATCTCAACAGAAATTAAAAATGAAAATTTCCAAGGAGATTGAAGAAGGCAATATGGAATATAAACCTGTTACTACAAGATACGATTATGTTGATGGAGAATTTAAGCTAGTTGACAAAGAAAATACTCCAAAAGAACAGGCAAAACTATTCAGACAAGATTGGAAAACAGAAACAAGAGATACTATTAAGTCTGAATTAAAATATGGAGATTTTGATTATACATATAATAATGAAGAAATGTAAGCAAAGGAAATTGTAATTTCAACTACTACAAAGGCAAGTAAAATCTAATGGAAAGTAACGTGCTTTTGTAGTATAATATAAAAAATGCAGATTAAAATTTGAAAAAGGATGTGATAATATGTATTATTTAGCAGCTTGTGATAATGACGGTAGATGTTTTGGATATTTACGAACAGATAATACAGTTTCTAAAGATCCAGATAATGAAATTGACAAGCTTATATGTTTCAAAAAGAAATCCGAAGCGAGTGAAAAGGTAATGCAAATTAACTTAGGTCACTTATTATTACCGAACGGATCACCTTTTAGAGTAACAGTTATTAAGGGATAGTAAAGAATATATAAAAATAAACAGAGAATAAAAAAGCAGATATCACAATGGTATCTGCTTTTTTAATGAAAAAATATAATAAAAAGGAGATTAAGATTATGAGAGTAAACGAAGTAAAGGAAACAAGGGAAGTAGTAGTAAGAACAGAATACATTGCAGAGGATGGAACTGTATTTAGAAGTGAAGAAGAGTGTAAGAAATATGAGGAATCAGCACTGTTTGCAATTAATAAAGAGTTAAAGAGATTAACAAAAGATAATACATCTCAAAATGAAATCAATGATGATTTGTCATATGATGATATGGTTGAAATCTTTAATGTACAGACAGAAAGGGATTTAGAAAATCTTAGAAGATATTTATATCTAAAAATGAGAAAAAATGGAGCAAGTGAAGATAGTGTAAAAGAATGCTTCACATCAAAAGATGGAACGAGAAACAAGCACGTATTTGACAGTGTTACAGTAGGTCATGAAGTAATGATTTTCTGGAATTATGACGAGGATTGGTTCTGGGTTTACAATGACGGAAGTATTAACGGATATTGTGAATTTTTCAGAGAGAAGATTACAAAGCTTATTACACCAAAGGAAAATAACGAACAGTAATACAGAGAATAATAAGGCAGACGCAAACGTGTCTGTCTTATTTATTAGGAAGGAGAATGTGAAATGCAGTTGATGAAATTTGTAACAAAAGACACCAAAGACAAAAATAAAATTCTTGTATGGTGTACAACAAACAGACTAATTACATTCAGAGATTTCATGCAGTATGTATTGGACAATGTGAAAAATTCCAAAGATTTTATGATTATTGATACGGAAAAGGATCTTGTTTATGACATGTATAAAGTTGCAACAGAAATGTATGGAATGAGAAAGAGAACCTTTGAAGAAAGAATGAATGGTGTTTATATAGGCAAATGGGCAAAATATACAAATTCAGATTTGAATTGTAGGAGGTAAGCGAAATGGGATTTTTAGGACAAATAGAATCAGAAAAAGAATTATATTCAGCATATGGAATGACCGTATATGGAGAAACGGAGCTTTACGGTTGGACAATTTATGATAATAAACCAAATGAAAGGGTAATTATTTCATTACGGATTGTTAGAAATAAAAAAGATTTTTACAAACAGTATCTTGGTAACAGATGTATCTTTGAAGAGAATTTCAACAGAACGATTGATAATTTCTTATGGTGGATTGATAAAGATAATCCCGATGCATATGACATTGACAATGCAGTTATTAAGGATTTGTGTGAAACAAACTCATTATTCAATCATCTGATTGGAAACAGAAAGCGAAAAGAACAGGCAGAAGCCAATGAGAAGGCAAGAGTTGAAGCAATCAGAGAAGAGGAACAGAGACAGATTGATTTGATTAAGCAGTATTGCGAAAAGAAAAATCTGTTATTCAAACAGTATTATGAGAAGGTTTATCTGATTAAGCTGCACAATAAAGATGTAAGACAGATGATTGAAAATGCAGACAATAAGAAGTTTGAAGGATTAAGAGATTTTATGAATGAACATCCTGATAACAAAGATGCTGTGATTGTAATGAATGGAAACATTGAAGATATAGTAAGGCAGATAGCATAGAAAGCGAGGTTGATTGATATGGCAGATAAAGAATACAGATACTATAAAGATAACGGAAAGCTTATGAGACTACATATTGAACAGGATGATGAACCACTTGATCCACGGTATGATTGGGATGGTCAAATAGGCAAAATGATGTGTTGGCATAGAGATTATAGACTGGGAGATTATAAGGATAATGATTACAACGACAATGAGGACTTTTTAAATAATCTTATAAGGGAAAATGTAGAAGATAAATCAATCATCAATTATATCAAGGCAAAGAAAGCGTCTAATGGACTTGAGTTGAGATATGACAGACATGAACAGATGTGGCAGTTATGGGGAACATATTATTGGTTTCCACTTGGCACAAGCAGAGAAGCAAAATTTGATGTAATAGAAGAATATGAATCGCTTGATTGGTTAGTTGATGATATGATTGAAGCTTTACCACAGAAAGATAAATGGTATTTGTTAGAGAAACACGCAAACATTGTATATCTTCCACTTTATCTGTATGACCATAGCGGAATCACAATGAGCACTGGAAGTTTTGGTGACAGATGGGACTCTGGACAGGTTGGATATATATACACTGACAAGAAAACAATTATTGATTGCGGTGGAAAAATTAGGAATGAAAAAGGGAATTACGTAAAAACCACAAATAAAAATTGGAAGAAGGCTGCATACCAGTGGATGCAAAGCGAAGTTGAAGAGTATGACATGTATTTAACTGGTGAAGTATATGGAGTTATCACGGAAGAATACAATGCAGAAGATGATGACTGGGAAGAGAAAGACAGTTGTTGGGGATTCTTCAATGATAAGTGGGGAGATGAGTTGATTAAAGAAGTCGCACTTGATTTTGGTGTAAATGAAACATTGTATGAGAAGATGGATGAAGTAGCATAAACCAAATGAAAGAACTGTTTGATTAGAAATGGAGGTAGTGGATTATGGTAACAAACGAAATGAAAGAACTATTAAAGAAAATAGCAGATTTAGCTTACCAGGCATCAGACGAAGTTTATGATGATGATAATGAAAATGGAACAGCCGGGATATTAAATCTTTGTGATAAATTATATGAAAAAATTGATGAGTATTTAGAGAATGAGAATCGTGAAGATCCTGATGACAATGACAACGAAAATCACTTATCAGCAGAAAATGGAGATTATTCCCCATCATGTCCTTGGAATGCACCAGGAATGAGCGTAAAGGATTTCATATAGGAGGTGTTAAATATGGAAGATTACAGAGATGAACAGATAAAGGATTTAAAAGAAACATTAGCAGGAACTAAAAGAGAGATAGGTTATTTCGATCCATTAGAAGGTAAATGGAAAATAAATTATTCTTCGATTTTAACAAAGTTGATCCAGGAAGCTGGTCGTTGGTGTGAACACTATGCAAGTGACTTGTTTATCATATGGAAATATAACATTGATAAAAAGTTGGATGACGGAACTATGGATACGGATCAGCTTGTATTCGGATTTAGAAAAGATGGAGTAGATCATAAAGAATGGTATGAATTACACAAGAACGATATAGGTAGATACAGAGCAGTGTGGTATTTAGATGTAACTGTTGATAATGGAAGAATGGAAATGGTGTTACACAAATAGGAGATAATGCAAATGTATAGAAGTGCGATAGTAAATGAGCTTGGACATATAATGTTTTGGTGCGATGAATTACAGGGAGATGAACAGATTGAATGTATTTTAAATGGTCATCCTGAGTGGTCTGTCAAATGTGTGGAAATTTAAGGGAGTGATTAAGATGAATAAAATCGCAGGAATTGTAATAGAACATGGAGATAATGATTTCGGTTATTGGGAAGGATTTTATCTTACAGAAGATGAAGAAAATGAAATCTGGAACATTCTGAGTAATCATGATACAGAAGGTTGTTCTTTAAGAGGAACACGAAAAGAAATTGCAGAAGAGATTGGAGAGTGATTAGAATGTACAGAGTATATCAATTAACGGATGAAGAGAAAGATAAAATTGTGCGATGTCGTTGGGATGGAGATACACATTACTATGATGTATTTGAATCACAAGAAGAGTGCGATGAAGAACAGAAAAGATTGGACGAAATTGAAGCAGAATATAGGGAAAATAAAGCTGATTATTTGAAAAATTGAAAGGAGAGTGATTAAAATGGTAGATCAGTGGACAAGAAAATGGACAGAGGAAAAAGATTATAGCACATATCCAAAAGAAAAATGGTGCGATTACGATTACATAGCTGCATGGATCAGAGAACAGGAATACGAGCCAAAAACATCAATGAAAAATTTAATAGAAATGATTTTGGGTTATTACTTTGAAGATGATGATGTAAAAGAAAGAGGATATTTTGCAATTAAGGATGAAAGAAAATATCCTGATAATCTTATGATATTTGTTCCAGATGTAGCAGAATATGTATTTGGAAGTGGTGGATTAAGCGAATTTGATTATGAAGTATAGATTGGAGTGATGGAAATGAATAATATTTTTGTGATTGATAAAACAACAAAATGCAATTTAGGAATTCTTGATTTTACACCACGGAAAGATGACAGGGTTTCTATGAAAGCATCTGAATGGAAAGAAATAGAAGTAGTAGTTGAGTGTGTGTTATATGAACCGTTAGAACATGCGACATTGGTTTTTGTTAGCATTGTTGAACCATACTACACAGCTATGGTAAAAGAAATTAAGTGGTAAGAAATAGCAATTTCTTTTTAAGATTGGAGGACAAGACTATGGATAATATCACAGTAATTACATTAAATGCAAACGATGAAGAAATAGAAACAGTCTTGACGGTGGATGAATTAATCTATGCTTGGCAGCACGATATAGATATTCCAACCAATGATGATACTGTTGTTAGTTGCGTGTTAAGTGAAACACAGTTGTATTTTGAAACATTTGGTGAGTTAATGGAAGCTTTGACTGGAAGCGATAGAAAGGATAGTTGATGGAAATGAAAAATACAAATGCAGAAGAAGTTGCTTGTAATTTTAAAGATTGGTTAGTTGATCTTGGATATATGACATTAGAAGATGGAATTCAGGACGAACAGGAAATTGTAAATGATTTCTATGTATTGGAAGAGAAATGTCCGAAATTATTTAATTTGTTTAGGGATATATGTGATCGCTAATGAAATGAAACAAGAGTTTCAATGGAAGAACGGAGGTAGAGATGATTAAAACTGTTGGAGAATTACGAAAAATTTTAAACGACTTAGATGACGATTATAAACTTGACATCAGAATTATGAAAGAAATTCCTGAAAAAGAGCTTATAGGTAGAAGTTATCCTTATCCATGGGAAATGATTGATGGATATTTGGAATTTCAGGATATTGGATATTCTGACAAAGAGCTTTGCATTGGCGTTTATGAAAAATAAGCTATTATAAGTAGAATGGAGAAAATAATATGACCGTATATCAATTAAATAGACCAAGTATTGATACAATTATTGATTATTGCAATGACCTATCTGCAAATGAAAAATTAGAAGTGTTTGGGTTTGGCAAGAATAATGATTTAGTTCTTCATGTGTACAAAGACGAGGAATACGATGCGTCAAAAGACAGAGATTATTCTAATTTAGTCAGAATTAGCACAGCAAAAGATGGAAAATGGGTAGACGACACAGAAGACATCTATGTAACAGACGGCTCTCTATATAGAGAATTAGAAAGAATCAATAGTTATAAAAAATTTTCGACATTATAGACTGATGAAACGATGATTTAGTTAGGAGTGATAATATGAATGAAACGCAAGAAAAGATATATGGCTTGCTGGAAAGTTATTTAGAATACTGTAAGACAAACGGATATACAGAGTTTGAGGTATGGTGTGAAGATAATATTGATACTATTAATGAGGATGCATTAGTACAAGATATATGTCAGGAAGTGAACCATATAGCTGATAAATTATTTGAATAGAAAGTGAGGTAGTTTTTATGATTGTTTATGAAGATTTTGATTATAAGTGCAACCAGCTTGGTCTTTATGAAGTTTACAAAACTAAAAGTAAATCGAAATATGAATGGTTTTTAAGGTTATTACAAAGTAAACAAGTGCCGTGTCGAGGATATGGAGATGATTGGAACTGTAGTTTTGAAGTAAGATTTCAATAACCCAACGAATCGGAAATTTCAAAAACAAATCAGGGGGATTATGATTTGTTTTTTTGTAAGAAGAAAGGAGACTAACTATGAGTGATCAGTTATTAGAAATTCTAAAAAATGGATGGATAGAAACTAAAGAACAGGCAGAATTATTTGGAGATATGTCAAATGATTGCAATATTTCTGAAGGTAATTATGGTGATGCTAGAGTTAATCTAGTAAATGGAAGTGCAGAAGTATACTATAAAGAGACAATTAACAAAGATGAATCAGTAGCGAAAATAGATTATCCACAAAAAATTAGGTTTTACAATATTAATGGGAATGAAGTAAAAGGATTTGATTATCTGAACTTTTGATGGTATAATCGTTACATAATATAACCAAATTGGATAGTAGAAAGCTACTAAATAAAATTTGGAGGTATTAATATGAAAGAGGAATTAGAAAAGATCAAGAATGAAGCAAGAGATGGGAGTGTGTTGTTTACCGACTCAGACAAGAGGTCTGTCGAGAAGATAAGACAAAATATAACAACTCACATCACGCAAAGAGACAGAAACGCAGTGCTGACTGACATATTGTCAATTGAAATGATTAAAGATCCTGGTCATGTATGTGTTATTGATGCTATCTTAGATAGTGAAGGCGATGCATGGATTGAAAAAGCGATTGTGTTTACAAATGCAATTGGAGAATAATTAATTAATAGAAAGCGACTTTTATGGTCGCTTTTTCTATATAATATAATAAATAAAAATGGAGGTTAATGAATATGGCAGGATATAATGGATTTAGTATGAGTAATAATGCAGTTGCAGCTTATGAAGATGGCGAAAAACCATTAAGTAAGTGGACAAAGGCAGACATTTTTGGGATAATAGAAGATGAAGACAGGGAAATTAACTTAAAATGTTCGATAAGTAAACTACGGAAATTGCCAGTCAAGATATTAAAAGATGTTTGCTTGACATATTCTTCATGGCATCATACAAGTAGTCATTATAATAAGACAGATTTTTATTCGTTGGATGTTAAAGCGGTTGAAAATCTGACAGATGAAAGAATTGATGAGCTAATTGCAGAATGTAAAGCAGACAAAGATACAGAAGATAAGCCTTCTGAAGAAAAATGGGAATGTGCTTTCCTAGAATGGTCTGGTAGTAGAAAACATCCAGTAGCAACAGAAGTTATTGAAGAAGGTATTGTGAAAGGTGATTGGTTCTATCGTAAAGACGGATCTAAGAAGAAAACTACAGCAAATGGGTTTAGGTTTATAAAACGAATTCAGTAGCTAAAAGGAATTTAATTCGTTTTTCGATAGTATCAATAACCTTATTAGATAAACCATGCCACTGTGGTTTCAGTGAGAAGAAATCAGTCATCACAATAGAAGCGAAAGCATTTGCATCTACTTCGGCAATTTGAAGATTGTATTCTTCTATAGATGAACATTTGTCAGATGATTTATATTCTGATAAGTAAAAATGCTCATCAGTCTGATATTGATATATATGTCGGAGTTCATGAGTAATTGAAAATACATAATCTGGATTTGGTTTATCTACTTTATTAAGGTAAATCACGTTTTCAGCCGGCTCACATTGAGCCAATGTTGTAGCAGTCAAAAAATGTGAAGTGTCATATGAAATTTTTGGTGCTTCTATTTTAAGCAGCTCACAAACATCTGTTATAAATTTTTCTATCATAGTCAATCCTCCGATAGAGAATAGTATAACAGAAATAAAAAAGAAAGAAAAGAGGTAATTATTATGGCACAAGCAATTGGAAGTATTGTAGCATTTATTATTGTATTTGGGATTCCTTATTTAATTAGTAAGAAGAATGAAAGAATAGAGGTAGAAAAAAATGCAGAAGAATTTATGAAAAAACATTTTGGTGAAGATTATAAGGATAGAATAAACAGATAATATACATATAGAAAGGTGGTTGATTATATGAGTTTATTTGGATTGTTTTACACAATTTTTGGAGTGGGTTGTAACGGTATTAATGATATAAGAAATATAATGGAAGATAATGATCATAAAACAAGATATAGAAATAGTGAAACGAATACTTATTATGATCATAATATGAATAAAAGAGATTTATCTAATAATCACATTATGGTAACTGAAAAAGATTGTAATGGTGATGTTTGGTTGAAAGATGCACAAACTGGCAGATATACTCAAAATATTACAGCCGGTAGAGTCGAACAAAAATATCAAGAAGAAAAGGCAAAAGCATTCCGTGGCGAAAGTGATAGAACGCACATTAAATATGGTGATAATGAACATAGAAAAGATGAATTTCCAGGAATTAGATATAAGGATTTTAAAACAGGAAAATTATATGTTGAGAGATCTATGATTTTTACTGAAGAACATTATAAAATGCTACATTTGTGGTCTAGTTATGGTATTTGTCAAAGAGATTTTTCGGTATTATTTAGTCCTGAGACAAAGAAAATTGTTCGACTAACAGATGGTACAATTGAACAAATGTTAGGTCAAGGTGCTTTGATGAAAGATATTAATGCGTTTTTTTCTAAGTATGTAGAAGAATATTATGAATATATGGCTGAACCATATAGTACATGGTATAAACAAAAATTATATTATGAAACAACTTTACGTCCATGTGCTGACTCTTTAAAAGATAAATTTATAGAAGAGGGGGAGGCAAGAGTAAGATATAGAAGATGTGAAAAATAAAGGAGATAAAATAATGAAAGAATGGTATTATATTGCAAGCGATAAACCAAATGAAAAAAATTATTTCGACAGTTATGATGATACGCAATTTGCTATTTTATGTATATTTAGATTTAAAGCACCAATAAATGAAGTACCTGATTATGCAGTTTATCATAATGGAAAATTATTTGAAACAGTTCCAGGTGATATGTTATTTAATATGTATGTTGAAAATGGTGGTCACGTCTATGAAGACTGCTTAAATAAGGAAATTAATAAAAAAGAAGATGAAGATGTAGAAGATTTGTCTAAAACAATTGAAGATGCCACTAACAGTTTAAAAAACTTATTAAATAGCATTGAAAAATTAAATAATATGTTATAAAGGACGGTGATAAATATGAAAGGTCGATTAGAACATTCGTTACAAATCGAAAAAAATATAAAAGAAATATTATCTACATTGCCACAATATGTAACTGAATATTATTATGAATTCAAATCAGGAAGACAACCAACAGCATGTAGAGAATATATAAGAAAAATAGCAAAATTTTTATATTTTATTGATTCGAGTAATGTAAAACAAATTAATCCTAGACAGATTACTAAGTTTGATGTTACTCGTTTTTTAGATTCAATAGAATATATAATAGATAATAATGGAAATAAAAAACAATCATCATTATCTTATAGGAAATGTTATCATAGTGTATTAAAAAGTTTTTTTGATTTTTTAACAGAGAATGATTATATAACTGAAAATCCCATGAATAAAATAAAAAGGGTTCGTGGAGAAGATTTTGTTAATAGAAAATTCTTAGATGAAGATGATTTAAAAGAAGTATTATTGGCTGTAGAATGTGGAGCAGGAAATAGAAGGTCAGTTGCTATGCAATATAAATGGAAATCAAGAGATAGAGCAATTATGATGCTATTTATGCAAACTGGAATACGTGAAACAGCATTAAGTGAAATAAATATTGAAGATATTGATTTTGAAAATCATATTATTAAAAGTGTAATTGAGAAGGGGCATAAAGACAGGACTTTTACTATGAGTCCTCAATTAGAAAAGGCTATTTTAGATTGGATGTGTGATCGAGAAAAAATAATAGATAAAAATGAAGATGCGTTATTCATTTCAAAATCAAAAACTCGTATGACACAAAGATCATTATCTGATATTGTAATAAAATACACAAAGGAAGCCCTTGGATATTCAGTAACACCTCATAAGTTAAGGGCTTCATTTGCAAATATTATGTTGGGAAAGACAGATGAAAATATATATGTGGTTCAGCAGCTATTAGGACATGCTAGAACAGAGACTACAAAAATATATTTAAAGAATAATTTGAATCAGTATAATGACATGGCTGCCAATATAATTGCAAAATCTATATTTTAAAGGAGAATTATATAATGGAAATTAAAAGATATATTACATTTAGAAATAAAGAGAATAATTTGCCTATATTAAAAGAAAAGGAAAAAATTCAATGGGATTTAGATTTTTCTACATATGATAAAATAGTAAATTTTTTAAACCAAGTGTTTGAAATGGAATTTCTTGAAGAGGAATATGTTTATGTTATTTCGTTTAATTGTCAAATGATTCCGCAAGGAGTATTTGAACTATCACATGGAAGTGCGGACACTTCTATAATAAAAATGAGAGAACTTGCGATATTCTTATTATTATCTGGTGCAAATAAGTTTATTGTGGCTCATAATCATCCAAATGGTTCAAAAGATGTAAGTGTAAATGATATTAATATTACAAGGAAAATTCAAGAAATGGCAAACTTTATTGAAGTTGATTTTCTTCAACATTTTACAATAGGAAATGATGGATATGATATTTGTATTGATAATGGTGAAGATGATGATTATTATGAAGAAAATGATGGAGAGGATAATGATTATATGCCATTCGCTTAAATTTGACGAAGCGATTGAGTTATTAGGTAATATTGTGTAAAATAGAGAATATATAATAAGAAGGTATTCTGAAAGAGTAATCAATCAGATAGAGGCTACAGGTTCATAGCTAGTGTACACGCAAGTCTATACGAGGAGAAGTAGTTCTCATGAATTAATAGTTTCATTGGAAGATTGGAGGCGAAAATATATGAAGTATGGAGATATTGTTGTATACAAAAATCAGATTGGAACAGTAGTAAAAAGCGAAAATGATTTTAAGTTCCATCCGTGTAATTATGGAAGTTGTTATTTTAGCGAGTTGGATACGATCACAGATGCTGATGTAAGAGAAGCGACACCTGATGAAAAACTGGAATTAATAAGGGAAGAATTTACATGGGGCAAAGTGATTGATATACATTGTATTGGAGAATATCAGATTATAGAATACGAAAGCAAAACTGCACCTAAACATTTATGGCATACATATATTAATTATGCTGATACAAATACTTCTTATATGTCTTTAGACTCGGCATTAATTGGTTGTATTGGACGTAAATACGAAGGCGCAAATGGAAAGGCTGCAATGTATTTTGAGAAGATGATTGGATTAATATAGCTCTATTGGAAGATTGGAGGCGATTACTCAATGACTATTAAAGAAATAAAGGAGAAATACAGGGATTACAAACGGAAAGAAAATGAGAAAAACATGTTTACTACATATGATTACAATGATGGTAATGGGAAAGTAGTCATTGTGGTTAATGATTGTAAGGGTTTTGGTAAAACAGTTATGCAGGTCGTCAGAGTGTTAGATGGTAAAGAATTACTTCCAGAAGGATCTTGTAGACCATGTGATAATCTTGATGATGCAATTGATGTTGCCAGTGAGATGGAGTGGATTGGAGAATAAAATGAATGGAATAGATAAAGAAACATACATAGGTATTGTAAAATTTACATTAGAATCAATGGTTGATCTTGCAAAGTCTGATAAGAATTATAATCTTGCGGCAGATACAATTCATTATTATGAGACAACTATTAAAACAGAAATGCAAATTAGCCAGGATGAGTTTTTGGAATTGTGTAAGGAAGCTGGAATTAAATAGATTGGAGTGAGAGTTACATGGCAGAAATGATAAGCATTGGAAATAAAATTTGTTCAAAAGAATATGGTTATCCATATGCGGTATTAGATGAAGATGAGACTTGGTATTTATATGATCATATAAAAAATAGTACGATTTATGTTAAAGTAAAAGAAATATGGCGTGGAACAACAGAACAAGATTTAGAAAATGTAAAAAAGGCGTTAATAAAATGGGGTTGGAATAACGCAGGTTTTGAACCAGATAGCGAATAGTTAAGTTGTTGATGAAACCAAGTTTTCTTGTGGAAAGGAAAGGAGAATAATAGTGTATGAAAATAAAAGATTTTCTTGAAAATTTTAATGGAGATAATCATATTAAAATTTACGATAGTTATGATTTTAGTACACATAGATATAATCATGTACAGGAAGCAATTTCTTCCTATGGATATTTCACAGTTAAGAGCTGGGATATTGTAGATGGTGTATTAAAGATAACAATTCGGTCGCAGTTTTAATACTAAGAAATCTAAGTTTACTATGGAAGGAGAATGAAATATATGGAAAATGAATATAAAGTAGAAGAAACAAAATTTGGAACAAAAACAAGCCATCCCAGTTATGGTACTTTGTTATTTAACAGAGCTCATGGTGGAAAGACACCATTATTCGGAAGCAGCATTGAACATAGTAATGTAATTACAATGGAACTTAGACATGCTGATATTACAAGAGGATTAAATCAGGATAATATTTTTGGCAACAAGCTCATTGTAAAAGTTGAAATGAGTTATTCACAATTTGCTGAAGCAATTACATCTTTTGGATGTGGTTCTGGTGTGCCATGTACCATCCGTTATACTGAAAAGGATGGAAGAATTCCCGAATGTGATTTTGTTAGTAAAAGAGAACAGTTTACTGATGAATTCAAAGGTAAAACAAAAGATGCAATGAATGAGTCACAGCAGTTAATTCAGGATGTAACCGATTTGTTTTCACAGAAGAAAGCACTAACAAAGGCAGATAAAGAGACTGTAATATCTAAACTTAGAAAATTAAGCATGGATATTGGATGTAACTTGGATTTTATTGCAGACCAGTTCAATGAACAGATGGACAAAACGGTTATGGAAGCAAAAGGAGAAATTGAGTCATTCTGCCAAAACAAAATAAATGCTATTGCAAGTGCTGCGTTGGCAGAGCATAGAGATGAGATATTAAAATTGGAAAATCCAGTTGATATTGAATCAGAATAAGGCAAGCAAATTTAACTTTCTTAGGAGGTGATTATATGAACGAAGGAGATGTACTTATTTGTATCGATCCAAAAGATGAACATTATTTGCAAGTTGGATATGTAAATTTAATTGATATAGAAGGATTTGAAACCAATATGGCTTATGTTGAATATCAAGATAAAAGTACAGTAAAGTATGAAGTTTGGAGAATGGAAGGATGTTTTAGGAGATTTATTACTGAAGGACTAAGGATATAATGAAAGAATGATTTATTGGGAAGATTAGACGAGGTGATATATATGTCAAAAACAATGGATAAACCAAATAAGGTAAAAGCAAAACTTATTGTAGAAGTTGAAGGAGAATTCTATGATGATGAGTCATCAGAAGAAACATTGAGATATTGTGTTGAACAGGATTTAGAAGATGCTGGATTAAATGTTATTAATGTATCAGTAGATAATACAAGAGAAATGATTGACCGTTTTAAACGCAATAAAGCAGAAATTGCAATGAATATATCAGAAAGTACAGATTATTATTCATTTCTTCAAGGATTTGATTATGTGATTGATAACTTATCACAGGTAATGAATTGACGATTTCTTGGTAAATAGAAGGAGATGATTAAATGACGAGAAAGAAAGTAAATAAAGAATTAACCATAGAAGAACAGTTACAGCAAGAAAGAGAAAATGAATTAAATTTTATTAAAGATGAAGTGCCACATCTGAATGAACCAACTTATAGATTTGAAGTAGGAGAAAAGGTAAAATATGGTGCATTAAAAGACTGTACAGTAAAAGAAGTGTTATATGATGGGAAGGTGTACGGATTACATTGTATTTCTACTGAAGAAAATTATGGAAATCCTTATGATAGAGAAGTATATAGAGTCGTTGGATGGACTAGCGTTAGACCGCTTACTAATGGTGATTCAAGGTTTAGTAAAAATCAGGATGTAAAAATCAATTTTGTCGATTCAATGATTAAGTCTCTTGTCTATAAATATTATGCATTTGGAGTAGATATGAGTCCTGAATATCAGAGAGGATATGTTTGGGAATTAGAAGACAAACAGTTGCTTATAGATAGTATTTTTAATAATATTGATATAGGTAAGTTTGCTTTTATTCATTTAGATGATAAGAAATGGACTGAGACAGGTAATGGATATGAAATACTTGATGGTAAGCAGAGGTTAAGTACAATTATTGATTTTTATGAGAATAGATTTCCATATAACGGAGTATATTATAATGACTTATCGGCTAAAGATAAAAATGTTTTCTTAAATCATCGTGTTGTACAAGGAGAAGTAAGAGAAGCAGATAGAAAGACAGTATTAAAATATTTCTTAATGCTTAATAGAACTGGAAAGTCAATGGATCAGTCACAGCTTGATAAGGTTGAGAAGATGTTGGAAGAATAACCCAAAGAAAAATTGCTTTCATATTAAAGTAAATTAAAATAAACATAACTGGCATTTATGTCAATAGTAGCAAACATTAGAAGCAGAAATCAACTGCTTCTTTTTTAATACAAAAAACGAGGTGATTAAAATGTGTAAAAGAAACGGAAATCCAAAAAAGTCAAGTAAATTTATATGTTTATCATGTGGCAAAATTATTATGGAAGGAATTCAAAGACCGAATCAGAGAAAGTACCTGCATGTCAAAGATCTGTTTTGCCCATATGAAGGAATTGATACAAAAACAGTAGAAGTCAGATGGTGTGATGATATTGAAGAAGTTAGATCTAAAATCCCAGAAATAAAAGAGAATATAGATATGTAAGAAAGAGAGGTTGATTAGTATGGCACAGTCAAGAGATTACGCAACTAAGAAAAAAGGAAAAACAGAGGTGCAGCCATTCTGGAATATGTCAGATATCAAGAATGTTGTAGAATGGTTTGAAAAGAATAATGAATGGGATGGTTATCTAATTACACTACTTGAATTATTACTTGGTAGACGAATTGGAGATACAGTAATGATGAAATGGTCGGATCTGTATTATGAGAATGGAAATCGAAAGAGTGAAATTGATACCATTGAGGAACAGAAAACAGGGAAAATCACTAATCTTCCGATTAGTAATATGGTATGGGAAGCAGTAGATAATTATTTATCATATGTCAAGATTGATCCGATGAATCATTACAATGAATATATTTTTGAATATCAACCAAAAACAACCTGGTTAAAGAGGGATGTTAATTCTATTATATATGGAAATGTAGAGATTTGGTGTGATGCGTTACAAAAGGATTTTTCTGATAAAAGAAAAGAAAATATTATATCAGATTACAAAAAACAGAAACAGTATGAGACGATTGGTGAATATCTTCATTATGTTGTTGAGTATAACGATGTTGTAAAGTGGCAGACAGATGATTATCGAAAGAAACTAAAGAAGGCGGTAGAAGCAGCTAACATCCAATATGCCGTGAGCTCTCATAGCTTGCGTAAATCTTTCGGTTATTGGATACATAAGACTCATCCATTCGATCCTGATTGTCTGTTGTCATTACAGAAGTTATTCAATCATAGTGATCTTCAAACTACAATGAATTATATTGGCTTAACAGAAGAGAAAAACAGACAGTTAATCAATGATCATGGGGAGTTCATTCATAATGTACTTGCAGGCAAGGGAGACGAGATAGTTAAGAATATGCCAGTTATTTCATTAAAGTCTGATGATTTTGGAAAAATCATTCGTATGCTTACTGATGATGTTGATAAATATCAGAAGGCAATTGATATGGCAAATGAATTAAGAATAATGTAATTATGTAAGGACGATGATTATTTTTCATCGTCCTTCATTTCAGATACTAATTTATAATACCTAGCTAATCTTTCTTTTTGCTTGTACAAATTAGAATAATCAGTTAAAAGAGAAACTATGAGATTACTCATTGAACGATTTTCTTTCTGAGCGATTATACCTATTTCATTTTTTAATTCTTTTGGAATAGCAAAAGACATGGTTGTGTTTTTCTCTGATAGCTGTCCTCTTGGCATTTTAAGTACCTCCTTTATAATGGTTATTATAAGGTATATATGAACCTAATGTCAACTTTTAATAAAAAGTTATATAAACCTATTGACAAGGTTATATAAACCATATATAATTCGGAATATAAAGAACAGAAGAGAAAGGAAGGAGGGATAAAAAATGGAAATTAATACATTTGATATTGTAAGAGTGGATTTTGGAGAAGTGGAGTTCGCTGGTGAACAGGGTGGTATTCGTCCAGCAGTTGTTATTCAAAATGCATTAGGTAATATACATTCATCAACTACAATCGTAATTCCGTTTACCACAAAAATTAAACATCTACAGCAACCTACTCACTCCCTCTTTTATGAGGACAAAGTTAAGGGATTATCTCAAAATTCAATGTTACTTGGTGAATGTGTTCGTCAGGTTTCAAAAGAGAGAATAATTAAGAAGCTTGGATCTATAACAAAGATTCAAGAAAAGAAAAAGGTAAAAGCAGTTTATGATGCCAATTTTGGCTTGATAGATTAGGAGGTATATGAATATGGAGTATGTAGTAATGAGTCTTGAAGAAGCTAAAAAGGTAGCGAAGAAAGATGCCATTGTTCTGGTCGCAAAACAAGATCTTGAAAACACAGATTGTAATATTGGTTTTAATTCAAAAAAATTTGGAGAATGTATCAATATACTTGAGGAGGGATCAACAATTGCAAAAGTTTGTGATGATTTTGTTAACCAGTTAAGAGTTTTCTCTGAATACCAGAAAGATGTAATAAATTACGAACCGAGAGGATCATTAAATATCATACTGGTAGGGAAAAATTAATACGAACATTTGTTCACAAATATATTGACAAGAACAAACGTTTGTATTATTATAATAAAAGTAACCGAGAGGAGCGATTCAAACGGTGTTGGGGCACCTTTCTACTCCACTCGGCTGGGAATGATAGATCGAAATCTATCTTGACTATTCTATGTTATTTTCATATAAAAATCAAGAAATTTTTCAATCTATTACCAAATTTTACCAATTAAATAAGGAGATGATCTAATGGCGCAGTATGTCATAACTGATGGCACTCGATGGATTATGCGAGATAGAAAGGGTAAGTATATTCCTACATCTTGTGAAGCTCTTGCTGACGTTTATAGTAATAAACAAGCGAATTCTATCTTCCAAAATCAACTATCGAAGGCTTTGAAATCGTGCTTTCATTTGCAGAAAATTGATGAGCCACCAACACTTGTTAAACAGATTACACAAAAAGAAGTTCAAGAGAACACTGAAAATGTGTTAGTTGCTGAAAATATTCAGTATTGGGTTAATAAGGTAAATGGACTTAATGGATTGGCATCAGAAGCATTACATAGAAAGGATGAGCTTTTAAGTCAATTGAGTAAAGTTGACCAGGAACTATCAGACATAAACCACTACATAGAGTTTTGTAATCTTAATGCTGCCCAAGGTTATAAAGCGTACAAAATGATTAAAGAACGGAGAATAAAAAGAAGAAGTATTAAAAATGAACTAGAGGTATTAAGCATTATTCTTGGCAAGAAAATATCAGATACTGCATCTGATGAAATTCAAAAAGCAATTGCTGGTATGGATAAACGTACATATGAGCCAAGAGTAATGACTGAATTATTTGATTTTTAACGGAGGTGTTTAAATGGTATTTTGCAAAGTATGTAATGTTCCAATGATATCTGTTATGTCTTTTTCAAAGGACAAGCATGAAAAATTCACTAGATGTCCTAAGTGTTACGGAGAGACAAAACATAATTCATTAAGAAATGATGAGTTAAATTTTAGAGAAATATTGGATGAAAAATATATAGAGGGGAGAACAAAAAATGGAAGTGATTTTGGAAGAGTATTGTGCTAATGAGATGAGAAAATTAAAGCAACTTTGTTATCCTATTTTAATTAAGATTGGTGGCATATCTGAAAAGGATTATGATGATTTTTATTCAATAGCATTAGATGCTTTAGCCGACAGTGTATTGAGATATGATGAATCAAAGAATTGCCAGTTTAAGACATTTCTTGTTGGAAACATTAAAAGAAAATTTAATACAGAAATTCGTGATCGGAATCGTGCAAAACGTATTCCAGCAAAGCAGATTGACAGCTTTAGTAATTTAGTAACTGAGGATGGACTAGAACTAAGTGAGTTAATTGCATCCGATTTTGATACATATGAAGAAGCATTTGGCGATGATTTTAATGGAACGAAAATAGAAAGATATCTTGACAAGCTTTCTGTTATTCAGAGAAAAATAGTTTCATTGCTTAGTGAAGGATATAAGTCAAATGAAATTAAAGAATTATTACATATGAGCAGCAAAGATTACGCTCAGAATTTAGCAGCAATACAGGCATATGAAAATGTAAGAATCTTAATGTAAAAGTATAGGAGGAAGAACTATGAATAAGGTAAGAGAAGAAAATATTCCAGTAATCAATTATACAGGTGAGGTAAAAGACGGTGACGTAAGCGATAATCAGGATGTACAAAGATATTTCTGTAGTGATAAGCCATTTGTTAATGGGATTGGAGTTACCGTATTAACAGGTGATTATCTTCCTCCATTAATTATAGCAGAAGTACCATTAGGTGATGGTATTGTTCAGAAATATATTGTTGATGGTCTTCAGAGAACAACAGCACTTATGATGATTCGTTATGGAAATCACAAGTTTACCGGCAATTTCGAAGATAATTTAATTGAGTATCAAGCCAAGAAGTTAGATGAAAATGGTAAGGTAATTAAAGATGAAGATGGTAACTTTGTTTGGGAAAAGAAAACTTTTGACCTAAAAAATAAGACATATGATGACTTCCCGAACGAATTGAAGAAGAGATTCGATAATTACCAGCTTCGTATTGCAACTTATCAGAATTGTACAATGGAAAAGGTTAGCAAGTTGGTTAGAAAGCTTAACCAGCACAAATCCATGAATGTATCGCAGCAGAGCATCACATGGATTCCTACATATGCAAGAAAGATTAAGCAGATTGCAGACGGAAAGTTCTTTAAGAATTCAATTGCTTACAATGATAATCATAGAAAGAACGGAGAATATTTGCAGGTAGTGTGTAGAAGCACTATGAATATTTTCCACTTTAATGATTATAAGAAGGAAGCAAAGAAGATCGCTAACTATCTTGAAGATAATTCTTCAATGAGTGAATTTAATACCGTTCAGGAATATTTCGAGAGACTGGAAGTAGTTTGTAAGGATTCATTTAAGAATGTTTTTGTAAAGAAGGATATTCCAGTATGGTTAGCTGTATTCCATAATTTCACCAAGCTTGCTTTGCCTGATTCAAAGTTTGGTGAGTTTATGAAGTATCTTGTAAATGAAGGACACAGTAAGGTTGTTGGCGGAAATAGTTATGATTCTTTAAATAAGGCAACTGGAACAAGTGACAAGAAAGTAGTACAGGATAAGATTGATACATATACAACATTAATGAACGAGTATTTACATAATGACAAAACAGAAAGTGAAGCAGAGAATGATGTAATAGTTGAGTCTAAGAAGGATGATGTTTTGGATTTTATTAACGCAACCGCACATGTAAATGTTAATGGAGACGATGTGATGGAATACATGGATTATATTGACAATATTGTTCGTGTATCTTCACCTGTATATCATCAGTGCTATAATGCATTACTTGCATTAACTGCATATGTATATAAGAATGATCAGGATCAGGAATTCGCCGATTTTATGGCTGATTATGCTGATAATACATATGACTTTGGTGACAATCAGGTTGCTAATTATAACCAGATGAAATCCCAGTTTAATCAGTATTTAAAAAGGATGGAGGCGAATGCATAATGCCAGATATTTCAATGTGTTTTGGAAAGTATTGTCCAAGAAAAGATAAGTGTTATAGGGCAATGGCTAAACCAGATAGAGTACAAACATATGGTGATTTTGAGACAGATTGTGAGTTACATGAGTATCGTAATCAGATGAAATTAGAAAATGATAGTACATATGTAGATCACATGGCAGATACATTAGTGAGGTGCTAACATGAGTGTGTTTAAGAATTTTGATGGCAACGAATTGATTATAAGCTGTAAATGTGGTTGTGATGAAGGATTGCAGGTTGACCATATCAATCATGATCCTTTTGATAATAGAAAAAGTAATTTGCGAATTGTTACAGTTTCTCAAAATAATATGAATAAAGATGTTAGAGTAGACAATACAAGTGGATACACAGGCGTAGCTTTATCAAAAACGCCAGGGAAATATATCGCCAATATTAAAGTTAATCAAAAAAGAATACATTTAGGAACATTTTCATGTATTGAGGATGCTATAGCAGCTAGATTAAATGCTGAGAAAAAATATTTTAAAGAATATAGTTTTAAAAATTCAAAGAATTTAAGTAATAAAAAAAATAATTAAGGTGGTTGCAAACACTTTAATAATATAAAAATGAAAGGATAAAACAGTAACTCCTAGGTATAAATGATTGCGCAATCTCTGTAGATTAAAGGATTTTGACAGAGAATAAAGAAAAAAATAATTATTGTGAGAAGAACTGGAAGTTAGTGAACTTCTGTGAGTTTGATAAATATGCGACAAGTTCTTATTGTGCTATTCACAATGAGAACGAAAGTAAAAATCTTGGTGATATTACTAAGGTTGATGAAACAAAACTTGAACCATTTAACATGATTTGCGGAGGATCGCCCTGTCAGGATTTTTCTGTTGCAGGTAAGCAGAAAGGTTCTGTATGGACTTGTAAAGATTGTGGACATGAGTATAATCCACTGACAGTTCATTGGTTAGAAAGAGATAAGTGTCCATGCTGCGGAAGTAATAACATTGAGAAGACTCGTTCATCTCTTTTGGTAGAGTATCTGAGAGTTATCAGAGCAAATAAACCGAATTTCGGTATGTACGAGAATGTAAAGAATATTGTGGGAAAGCAGTTTAAAGATACATTCAAGATGTTTATAGATGAGTTGGACGAGTATGGATACAATGTGTACTGGAAAGTCCTTAATGCAAAAGATTATGGTATTCCTCAGAATCGAGAGCGTGTCTATCTGATTTTTATTAAGAAAGAATTGGATAACGGCAAATTTACATATCCTGAACCATTTGATAATGGAATGAGATTAAAAGATGTTCTTGAAGAGAATGTTGATGAGAAGTTCTATATTTCAGAAGATAAGGTTCAGAAGTTTATTCAGACATTACATATTGATAAATCAGATGAGGGATCTAATACACCAAAGTTTGTTGGAAATGTAAATAGACCTGATTTCGGAACTGGTTATGCAGGTGGAGTGTGGGATACCAATAATATTTCACCAACATTGACTACTATGCAAGGTGGTGGCAGACAACCTCATATTATGCAGGGTATTGACAAATCATATAACAATACAAAACAGATTGAAATCGCAAATTGTCTTACTACGAGAGAAGATAGAGGAATCTCAAATAGAAAGTCTGAAGGAACTGCTGTTCTTGAAGTTGGAAGAACAGATAATCATCAAAAAGGTGGCGTATATTCTACAGATGGCATAAGTCCAACATTATTAGCAACATCATATAAGCAGCCAGTACAAATTAAAGTAGATAATATTGGAAATGTAAATCCATCTGGTAAAGGTATGAATGGTAATGTGTTTGACGAAAATGGATTAGCACCAACTCTTACCACAAATAAAGGCGAGGGTAATAAGATTGCGATTCGCCAGGTTCACAAAATTGAACCACCTATTAGGATCAGAAAGCTTACTCCGAAGGAGTGTTTCAGACTTATGGGGTTCTCAGATGAGAATTTTGAAGCTGCTGAGAAGATGGTAAGTAATAGTCAGTTGTACAAGCAAGCAGGGAATTCCATTGTAGTAGATGTTTTATATTACATATTGGTTGAATTGTATAAGGCTATGCCATATCTTTTTGATGATTTGAGATTAAGTAGTTTTTTCTCTGGCATTGGTGCATTTGAGATAGCCTTGAACAGATTATATGAAGGAATCAACTCTGGAAATTTTATAAATCCGCAAGCAGATTAAGTTCTGCTTGTGGTGATAAACTGCACAATACAACGAATGAGTTGATTTTTGTTGGTGGTATAGATAGTAACTTATGGTTGGATAACGGCAAACAGTTATCTAGGAACTTCAAACAAGGATATAGAGTTTACAGTAGTGAAGGGATTGCCTGTTCTATTACGACAAATGGTGGAGGTCTAGGCGGTTGCACTGGACTCTATCTTATAGAAACGGAGAATAATGAATAAAGACATACAATAAGAAGGCGGAATTTCTTGCAATGAAAGGAGAGAATATACATATGAATTCTAAAGGAATTGTAGCAATTAAAGATGAAACAATTTGTATGAAATGCTTAAAAAATAAATCAACTCATACATATTACATTACATATAGAGGTTATGGTAGTTCTTTTGATGATATGGACACAAAATTCCAGTGTTGCGATGAATGCGATAGACCAGAATATGACGAATGGTTCAATGAAAATGAAGTAATGGATGATTATGTAGAGACTTATCAATATGAAGATAAAATCTGGGACTTAATTAGGAGTCTTCCGTTAGAAAGTCAGGAATTATTTGAGAATAAATTTGATAATAGAGGTTGGAAAATGGATTCACAAGATTGGATAGATTATGAATTAGATGAACTTCCACATGAAAAATGCAAAGAATATGGTTTGTATTCGCCAAAAGATATAGAAGCCTACAATAGTAAATTTACGACTTGCGAGTATGTTACAAATATTGCTTGGGATGATAATTCAAAAAGTTCTTGGTGTCCTTTTGGTGCAAGTGGAGATTATGATCAAAAAATTGACGAGTTTGGAAATTTATCTGATGAGTGTACAGATTGCAGATTCTATAAAAAGCGAGAAACACCGATTAAAGAAATCAAAGGTGAAGATCTTGGTCAATGGAAACATTATATGAGTGTAAAATTACAAGAGGAAGATTATAAAAAGAAGTTTGGTTAGGAGAATAAGTAAATGAGTAAAGCTGTTTTAGTAATGGATATGCCAAATAGTTGTGATAAATGTCCATGTTTTTGTGGTCATTATTCTGATATGTGTTGTATGGCTTTAAATAGCCGTACAATTAATTATCCTTATCCGAAAGATTTTAGACAAAGATGGTGTCCATTAAAAGAATTACCAGATGAGACACACAATGATGAATATATGGATGAATATTGCGATGGCTATGATGATGGTTGGAACTCATTAAGAAAGAAAATTTTAGGCGAAGATGAGGAGAATAAGTAAATGATAGATATTCAATGTAAAGACGGAAAATATATTATTGACGCAAGGATTCATAGTGAAATTGATACAAATGATATTGCAAAAGTGCAGGAAAGATTTACTTCTGATTGTGCTTATGAGTTTGCAGAAGCTATGAGAGAAGCAGTAAACGTTAGTCATTTGGTAATGAAAGAACAGAGAGGGGCAAAATTAGATGAATAATCCATTAAAAAAGATAAAATTTAAAATATTAAAAGATTATATAACTGATGATGTTTTTAGAGAAACACAAAAAAACTATGATGAAAAGATTAGAGGGTTATCAGATAGGATTGATCAGTTATCAAGAATAATTGAGCATACTTCTGGGAACACCGTGAATTTTTATCTCGATTGGAGTTGGGTAAATACATTTTATATGTTCCCAGATAAAAAAGTATACACATTATATATTTATAAAGGAACAAGTGAGTTTCCAATTATTCTAAAAGAATTATCCGATGAACATGTTGATGAGGAATCATGTATGTTTACATTAGAAGATAATATCGCACGTTTTGAAGTAACAGTTAAACGTGTAAGTCTGGATGTAAGATATGTATTCTTAATTGATTATGAAAATAAAACATATATTGTTAAATCCAAAACTGAAATTGATCTTTCTAAGAGCAAGGAAAAAGAAGCGCAATAAACATAGATTTCATAGGGAGAAAAGGAGATAGTAATGGCGGTTGAATTAAAAGTAAACGTTATCAATCAATTAAAATTATTAAGACAAAGCACGTTTAAAGACATATATTGCTTTCTTGACGAAGATGTGCAAAATGCCCAAAGAGCAAAAGCAACAGAAGTTAAAGTTACAATTGATAGATATGAAAATAAAGTGATTATAGAGAACAACGGAAATATTTTAACAAATCCACAAGCATTATTTTCTATTGCAGAAAGTGGTTGGGATGAGAATGTAAGAAGTTCTGAAAATCCTTTTGGCATGGGGTTCTTTAGTAATATTACAGTCAGTAATTTAATCAATGTTCATTCTGGAAACACATATATTACATTTGATGTAGAAAAAATGATTGCAACCAGTAACACAGAAATTGAAGTTGAAGAACTGGATGATTATTATGATGGTTTTAAACTTGTTTTAAACAACTTTGATTTTGAAACAGCGAATAGTTGGAATATTGAAGAAAGAGTAAAAATACTTGGAAAATATGTTCATGAATTAGATGTTTATTATAATGGAGAATTAGTTGAAAAGAAAGATTTAACTGAGGGAGACGATAGTGAATATCAATTTTCAATAGAAGACAATGATTGCAGTGGATGGATTGCTCTTGCAGGTAACTATAATTGGGGAGATAATGTAAATATTTTCTATAAGGGTAGATTAGTATCAAAATTAGAAAACTTACCTTATCTAAAGGGAGACTTGCATGTAAGTGATAAAACATTAAATCTTACTTCACCTGATAGAAAAGATATTATAAAAGATGAAAAATTGAATGCGTTTCGAGATTCGGTTAAATTGTATGTAGAAGAATATTGTAACTCCTTGTTAACGAAAGGAATTGAAGATATAAATAACTATTCATCTTGCATTGGATATTATGTGAATAAAAAGAATGTGAAAAATCTTATAAAATTTATGACTTTTAAAAGTAATAATGAGGAAGATATAAAATATTTAAAAGGGGTAGCGATTGCAAGAAGAAAGGATAAAAATATTGATAGCTTCAAAGGATATGAATTGTTTTTAAGAAAAGAAGCAGCCTCACAAAATGAACAGCTTGTGCAAGAAGTAACAATAATCCCTGAATTGCAGAATAGACCTAGCGAGGCTAGAGGACGTATATATCATGAAAGATCTTATTCAAGTAGAGATGGATATGTAGAAATTCCAGAAATTAAAGAACAAGATTTGATTGAGCAGAGAGGTTCAGCAATTTTAAAAGAAAAAGAACCAGTATTTTTTATAGCCTTTAATGAAGTGGAACAGTATGAATACAAATTGAATATAGCAAAACATTATGATTTAAAAATTATTGTTAGCAGGAACGATGTTGAAACTTCAATCTTAAAAACAATGAAGGAATCAGATAATGTTTTACATATTTCTGAATTAAAAGAAGATGTCCTAGTAAAAGGTTGTTTATCTAATACGGAACTCTCCAATCAGGAAAGTAGAGCAATGATGTTATTTGATATGATTAGTAGGATACTTGGATTTGATCATAATGTGTTTTCCATTGGAGATTTAATGGTAACAAAATCCATAACAATTGAAGCACTTAATGTAGACGAGGAATTAATTGAGTCGAATATTGTAGTTCTAAAAGATAGTTTAAATAAAAAGGTATATATTGATAGAAGTATTCTTAATAAGAATAACTTGAGAGAAGATATAAATGAAAATTTAGATGTTAAAGATTATCAATTTATTATGGCAAATTTTAAACAATTAATGAAAGAAGTATCTTTGATTGCAGATATGAACGAAGATGAATGCGAAGAAAAGGTACTTAATATTTTGGGTAACTGCGCATAAGAAATTGGATTCCCTTTTGATGTGAAATGAGGTGAATTATGGCTTATATAGAGAATATTGTAATAGGAAAACCAATAGTAGAACCACAACAGATGTTTGCATTAGATGAAAATGATTGGAACAGAATTGAGCAGGAAAAGACTTATTATACAAACGAGAGGTTTCTTCCTAGAATTCTTGTGGAATTAGGCATTTATCCGTCAATCAGTGAGATTAGACGAAATAAGCCTAATTTTATGGTAAGTTTAGATAATGTTGATTTTATTGATAACTTGAAAGTTAGTAGAAAAAGAAGACTGTGGATTTTAGTAGGAGAATAATATGGCAGGATTTGTATCAAAACAGCCAAATGGATTATATTGTAGATTTTCGAGTGTCACGGATTGTCCTACGGTATGGAATATGACGAGAGAAGATTATATCAATATGAAAATGCAGGAAGCAAAAGAAGATGCTGAAGATGTATTAGATAATTATTTAAAGCCGTTTGATATGGTGGTGAACATGTATTATCCAAACAATATGACAAAAGAGGAATTTGATGAGTTCCTTGAAGAGACTGGATATAGTAAAGGAGAATAAATCATATGAAGAAGAAAATTTTAGCAGTTGTATTAGGATTGACATTGTGTTTTGGAATGACTGGATGTGCGTCATGGGACAGAGCTGTAACAGATATAAAGAGTGATGTAAATGGCGGTATGCAGAGAACAATTACTGTATATACAGCAGATGGTAAAGAACTTGCAACATATGAAGGAAAAATTGATATTGATACAAACGAAGGTGGATATGTTAAGTTTGATTTCAACGGCAAGAGGTATATGTATTATAACTGTTTTGTAGAAAGTATTGCGGATATTGATTGATATTATTCATTATTGTAGGGCTGTTCAATTCAGATTGACAACGGCATAAATGTGAATACTAGTTGGTGATTTATGTGTCAGTGGGGCTGTACTAGGTTCGAACCCTTTATATGGTGTAAGTGGGCATAACAATAATGAATATTTGGAGAATAAAGATCGGAAGAGCGTCGTGTAGGGAAAGAGT